CGGGTCTTACGGCGACGGCGACCGCCTTGTGATTTCTGCTTGGTGCTACCCTTCTTCATCTCAGACTCAATAAATGAATAGTAATTATACCATGCCTGTCCCTGTCCCTGATACATTGAATTTAATCCCCCCATGCTTCCGGGTTCTTGAAATTTCTGAGCAGCTTCATCATACTTGGCAGGAGCATACGCTTCTTCAAGCATTGGCTTGAGTTTTTCCCGCGCCCCAGGAGCAAGTCCGTCGGCACGTATAAACACATCTTTTAAGGAAAAAGGCTGACCTGAGGCTGTCATTGCATTTCGCGCCTCTGCATACTTGGGATCTTTCTGGATAAAGGCGTCCAATACACTCGGCATTTATCTAAACGCTGCGAATAAACTGCCATTGCAAGTATTCGCAGATCTTTGCCCATATATGGTCGTGTGCGATCAAACGATCGCGCGACTTCAGCAGTGGAAAGTACACCTTATATTCATCGAGATCCAGCAGCTCGAAGAACTTATACAAAATATACGAGTACGACAAGAAGTTCGTGCGGTCGTTCGGGCAGTAGAGCAGGAAGGGCGCTTGGATCTCCTGGAACATGGCACGTATCTTCTCCTCAATCTCGGGCGTGATGGTGGGCGGCGGGTTGCCGTTCAGTCGACTCAGAATGTGGGCAGCATGTTCATAATACTTTGAGCGCCCCAGCTTCTTCAGAATTTCACGAATCTCCTTCTCCGTCAGATCAGCAATATTGTTGATGCGACGCTTACGGATCTCGAGCACGACCTCGTTCATCACCTCCTCGGGAATCATAGTGGACTCCTTGGCTTGAAACTGGTTCAGGATCTCATTGAGGTGGTTGATCTTCTTGTACGCATAGTTATTGCGCTCCTTGGGTGGATCACGAAACGATGGAAAGTCGGACACCACCAGCGAATACTCCTCTGATCCACACTTCGGGCAGACAAGAATGCCCTCTGAGCTAATCTCCTCACGAGCCACGTTGCATCCAACACAATGCTCGGTCATCTGCTGCGTCACCTCCGGGGCATTTCCGAGCTTCATTCGCGCAACGTATTCATCGAACATTTGTTTCTTCGACTCTACGGGGGCAGCTGCAGTGAAGAACTTGAGAAACGTGGACGTATCCCGGGAATTCTGCGCGACCTGTACCGGTCGATTGTAGTAATCCATAAGGATGTCCATGTTTTTCATATAATAATCTTCAACTGGGTTTGCCCTCGACAGCTCGGCTTCGATCTCGCGGATTCGGGCTTCCCATGTAGAGCACATGACAACGTCCCCGATTTCGTTTGACGAACGAAGGTTCTCCAAACGAACTCTAAGTCCCACTGCTTCCTCGGTTAGCTCCTCCGAATGAGTTTTCGAGTCTCGAAGCTCGGTCACAATGTTCTGGTGAACAGAGTCGAGCGTCCCCATCGATGCGGCCTCCGTGTCACGTGTTTTCCTGACTCGGAACACGTCCATATAGTTCGTCCTTCACCTGTTTCATGAAAGCAGAATTATCACATACAATCGGTCTCTGCTTACGCACAGCCGACAACAATGTGTCGAAATCAATGCCGGAGTTCTTGCATACGAACGTCAAAACCAAGTAGGCAGATCGATTGATTCCTGCCTTGCAGTGAACAAATACAGTTCCATTCGTTGACCTCAAGAATAGACGCATCCAGTTTTCGAACTCTGGGTACCAATCGAGGATTCGCACGGCAAGTGAATCGATGGCATGGAGTTCAGCGTACTGGCCTGGATGGCGCGTCCGCCACCACATTGGACAATCGTCGGCAAATGCGCAATTGACCACGTGGGTAATGTTATATTTGGCGACAAACGTTGGAGTCAATTGGTTTCCGGCACCAAGTAGAATCCGAGGATACACCCAAGCAGGGGGTACTTGCATTACGTATCTAGGCATCAACCAAGAAAGCTTGTAATTAAGATGTTAACAAAGTGGGCGAGAACAACCGAGGCGGCACCGAGTGCCGCGGCACCCTGGTAGCTGACGACGCCATTGCCAGTGTAGGCCGAGGGGATATACTGGAGCATCAGGTTCCGAGGTGTAGCCAGTGACAGCACAAAGGTTGCAACAAAGAATGCAAAATACAGCTGGAGATTCCGAAACATGAACCCCATTGCCGGGAGCGACGGCTTGAACGACGGAGCAGGCATCTGCACGGACGGAGGGCCACTGGCTTCGGGATACACGGGGGGCGCTGACTGCGGACCCTGGGGGCTCGGAAGAAGGGCATCAAGAGACGTGGCACCTTCCATTGTTTATGAGGAAGACGGGATTTCACATTCCGCATCTTCCACGCGGTAACGGTAGCATTTTCCATCTGCCTTCACCACGCGATTTGTCACATCGTGAACAGGGACACCGAGGGTTTTGACCACATCATAGTTGCGGTGAAAGACGAGGACAGTCAGCCCCAGTCCAATGATGAAAGAGAAGAAGGGTGTCCCTCGACTCAATACATGTGTAATGGGAAGTGAGAACTTCATTACTTCTGAGATGCGAGGAGATTCATTGAGTCGGGTTCTGCTGTGCATGGAACTTCAGTTGAGTCAAATCGGACACAGCCTGTGTCAGTATGAAAGACTTCCTTGCTTCCTGGGCTAGGAACACCGATGGACTTGCGGGTCGGTGGAACAAACACGCACCCAATCACCAATCCCGTTAGAATGCCAATGATGACCCACTTAACCTCCAGCATTGTTATTCATATCGACAAGAGTTTGAACAAGTGTAAACCAAATCAGGAACTGAAAGAGGAATGAGCTGACAGGCGTCAGTGCCGCAAGAAGTGCAAAAATGAACTTAACAATCCACCCACTCTTCACATCCGCTCCACCTAAGAGCATCTCAAACGGCTTCCCGATCAGCGAACCATATTTGAAGACAAAGTACACAAACAGACCCACATATTTCCCGAGGACGCCTAACCGGTCATCTGTCGTGGGACCAATGTTCTGGTTGAGATATGCATCCTGGAGAAAACCCCACTGCTTATACGACCATACAACCACCAATGCCCACACCAAGACGAATATGAAAAGGAACTGCCCCTTGGCTGCAGTTAACCCAATGCTCCAGAGAACATCGCCCGGTTTCTGAACAAACTTTCCGAATGCAGATCGTTCACCAATGTCAACCGTTTCTGTAATTGTATAGCTAACCGTGTGATATGCCCCGCTGGAATCCGTATAGTTCACAGTTAACCGCGGTGGGTTCAACGCGATCGCTGCGGCATCAGCAGGTGGCGGGGCGGAGATTCTGTGCGCGGCACGGAGGTCATCGTCCATCTTTTGAACGGGGAAGTTGATAGCACCATAGTTTGCCCCCTGCTGAGTTGTCACATAGTCAGATACATCGATCTCCTGGTTTCCGACCACATAGTCGGCGTTCAGGATTAGGACGGCACCCCCTGGAGCTGCGCTAACGTCACCCATTGTTAATTGGCGAACACGAGATTTGCAACCCCGCTCACGATTCGCAGATAGTTGATCGCCTCAACGTAGACACCGACCGAGTAGGTGTAGGAGAAAATGATGTTGTTGTTCGCAACTGTGCGTACAACCGAAAGAAGCTGATCTTGCGGGTAAATGTACGAACCCAGTGGATCCGAGGGTGTCGGTGGATTCCTGGCCTGGGGATTCGAGATTACCACGGGATTCTGACTCAGTGCCGTCGATTTCAGTACGCAGACAATTGACTGGGAACTTGCGCCCGTAGCGATTGGAAGAGGCTGCTGAAGAGACAGGCGAAGAACGACCTTGTTAAACATACTTGCGTTCATTGCGCCGCTCGGTTGATACTGATCATTGTCGAGTGCGAAGGAGTACATATAAATACCCGGCAAGGAGGATGGCTGGTCACCCTTCGTGTGCCTGTACTGCTGCAAGAGAGAGAAGTACTGTGTGGGCTTCGTAGAAAAGCGTTCATTTCCGTCTAACAACAGAACTCCATTCGCAATAACATCACGTGGAGAAATCGAAGAAAGCTGATACTGTCCCGACGAATACAGGATATCACCCGCATTGGCACTAATACCAGAAAAGGGCGCACGGTTCGGAGATGACCAGTTCGTGTAATTGTCCCAGTCGTTGGTTATGATCTTATCCGATCGGTGAGCAGCAAACACGATGCGAGTGACCATGTTGAACATGGGAACCGGGATATCCGAGTTTGCACCATACTGGCCTTCAGTGACCTTGTATGTGACCTGTTTCAGGAGAAATGTCTGATCGGCAGTTGCAAGTTGGTTCATCTCCATGTCTGTAAGGTAAATGAAGTTGCCTTCCAGGTACGGGTTCGCGTAAAATGTGGTAACGTTTGGAGACGAAGAAATACCCGCAGTTGTCGGGGGTGTTAAGAACATGCCAATCGGATAGGATCCTGTTGGCTGAATTCGCATACCATAGGTGGGGTTCGTCGAGCCAGTCACCGACGCCCTCGTCTGAACCTGGTCAGCTGAACCGACAGTGATGCCGGATGCAATGGTGAATGTAGTCGTCGAAGGCGCAGATGCGACAGTAAATGTGGTATTCAGCTGAGCAGCTGATCCAGATAGCCCCTGTAGTGTAACCGAACCCCCCGTGACCAGCCCATGGGAAGTTGAGGTTGTGAATGTCACTGCACCGGACGACGATACAACCAGAACAACTGCAGTTGTCGAAAGAGCCGGGTTCACATCGATCACCGTATACAGCTGATTGAGTGGACGCAGCGTTACATTGATATAGGCCTCCGAGTTCTGGAGGGACACAAGCGGAAGGACTGTGCCCGGGTTCTCACAGAACCAGAAATGAAGCGGGATAACGAGCTGACGGCTACGGATCGAGGGTTCCGGTGTCGCCGTAAAGGGCATGGTTGCCGGAAGGACTGCGGGTGTCACGGCATGGGGGTACTGGTTCGTGCGGTCATATGCATTGGCTGGGTCATAGACTTCGCGAACATTCCCCACCATCTGATCTACAACCCTCCGCTTTGCGGTATCATGTGTAAAGTAGGAATACATCTTCAGCCACTCGCCAGTCAGTGTCTGGATCGTCACATTGTTCAGAACAATGTCGACGTGATCAATCAGATTGTACCCAATGTTCTTGATCCACTGAAACTCATATCCAATGGCACTGCAGTAGGGGTCGTATCCGTTAGGCGGAACCGTGACTTGAGCCATAGGCGACCAAATATCCGGAAGTGTGATCATCAAATAGGTATCGCTCAAGAGCTGGGCATACCGATCAATGCGACAGCTCAGCGTTCGAGTCTGTGTTACATTGAAATCGAGGTTCGAGGATGTAAAGTCCATGCGAATGGACTCCATGGCAAAGTTCGTATACCTGCGATAGACAGCCCTGAAATGGGTCATCGACGGATTCCCATTTAAGAGTTGGTTTTGGGCGCCGACCTGGGTCAATTGAATGAGGCCACCCGGCATTTGTATTAACGCACATTCATTGTTTAGATTAAAGAACCAGGGAGTGGGTTGCCAACCGCAGTTGGGCATGTAGCACAACTGCTAATGGTGGGGCGGCTCGTTTGGCTCTGAGCAGACAGCTGAGCGCCGATTCCTGTGTAAACACCGTTTACCACTGTTCCTCCACTGTAGACACCTCCGGGCACAGATCCACCCACAAATACACCCGTTGAGCTCGTCTGACCACCCGGTGCCAGACTGAGTGTCTGTGGATACGGTACCTTGTTGTACTGTGTGGCCTTGTTCGCCAGAACAGAGAGATAGGTGAAATTATACTTGCGCTGTGGAGCCGGAGGTGTTTGGGCAAATGTCGATGCGATGATACGACGTTTCTGGGCAGTCAAATAATCCTGTGCAGAGTTGACCTGCATCCTATTTATACACATCGGAGAGAATACACCCAAATGAGGTTCGTTCTCGTCAGCACTCACGTCGATCAGACAACGGGGTATTCAAAGGTGGTCTCCAATCTCCTGGCGCAGGTCGCAACTCTTGCTCCGAAGGTCAAGACGTTTCACTTTGGATTCCAGCGCCATCCCGAGAAGAAGAACATCCGCAAGGTGCCGGAGGGCATTGTGGCCTATGACGCGGCAGCCAATGAGGATCCGAAGGAGGAGGGCTTTGGTTTCAACAAGATTCACGAGTACATCGAGATGGTCGGTCCCGACGTGGTCATGATTTACAATGATCCGATGATCATCGCGCGGTTCATTCAGGCCATGAAGTACAAGAAGGGTGAAACACCGTACAAGCTGTGGCTCTATGTGGATCAGGTGTATCAGGGAATTAACCCCCAGCTCATGGACGAGCTGAACAAGTCGGCCGATAAGGTGTATTGCTTCACGGACTCGTGGGCGCAGACCTACACGGAGTACGGAAAGGACATTCCTCTTCCGAAGGTGATTGAGCATGCCGTGGATTCGACGATCTTCTCGAACATGCCCCCGGTTCAGCGTACAGCCCTGCGCAAGAATGTGGGTCTTCCTCCGGAGGGCATTGTGTTCTTGAATGCGAACCGCAACAGTCAGCGGAAGCGTCAGGATCTGACGATCATGGGATTTGTTGAGCTTCTGCGTCGTCATCCCGGGAAGCCGCTGTGGCTTCTCATGGTGACTTCGGTTGATCCTCAGAAGGGTGCATACTACGACATTCAGCGCATCTTCGCAGACCAGCTTCAACGTGCAGGTCTCGATGTCAATGTGTACGGGAAGCGCATGGCCGTTGTCGACACGGCTCCGCCGAACACATTGAATGATGAGGGGATGAATCAGATCTACAATATGTGCGATATTGGCATCAATACGTCAGATGGCGAGGGGTTCGGGCTCTGTCAGCTCGAGCACCTGTACACGGGCGCCCCCCAGGTTGTCACGGATGTGGGATCGTACCGCTCCTTCCTGCCCACGACGGTGGCAGCGTACGTGCGTCCGGGTCCACTGGTCTACCAGGCCGCCGGTATGCCCCTGGGTCTGAGTTCCCCGTCCTTCAATCCCGATGATGTCGCATCTGCAATGGAGTCGACGATCGAGAAGTATGTCACCATGCAGTCAGCTGCCCGGGAGATGAAGTTCAAGACCTGGAGCGACGTGTGTGCTTCTTGGCTGTCTGACCTCAAGACAGCCAGTACTTAATCTGCGTATCGGAGATCTTCGTTCCGATGCGCAGTAACCGCTGATTGTCTTCAAAGGCCTGACCGTCAAAAATCTCCTTCGAGTCTGGATCCATGAAGTATACAATGTCCTTGATTTTCAGTTTCTGCAACCGGCGCTTCTTCCGTGTCATGTTTCGCAAGTACGTATCGTCTAGGTCGTCTGTCTTGATGTTCGGCTTGAACGCCAGATCTTCACCTGTTGCTGTCGTATCGAATCGCATACAAGAGATCTGCGGCTTCTCGCGAGAGTGGAGTTTGCGGTGAATCTCGCAGTCCACCGCTGACTGCTTCAGTAACACACTGATGCGCTGGTTGACCTTGTCCTTCTCATACACCTTCTCATACAGGTACTCATCTGTGGACATGAACGTCTCCACAGGTGGTTCGCCTTCATAACGCTTCAGCTCCAGGTCTGCCTTGCGAACGGCGACAACGTTGGGACCTTCGGCTGACTTGGACTGTGCAGCAGAAATCACCGACAGGTAGAAACTCACACGAACCGTGCGCTGATCCATGGGCAGCGTCGCATGAGAACAGATACGGATCGCACGTCCAATGACTTGATCGTGACGCGCAGGAGTCCAGTGCGGCTCCATGATATGCACGTGACGAACGTTTGCTAACGTGATACCTTCAGCACCTGATGATGTAGCCATCAGCATACAGAGCAGTTTCTTTCCACGTTTTTCGATGCTCGTCTTCAGACTGGGTGGAAAGTTGGATTCGTACCTCGCATTGATGATCTGGCGCATCATCTCGCGCTGCTCTTCCTTCTCTTCGCCGGAGAAGAAGGCATATGCAGGTTTGTCTGCCATCTCGTCCTCTTGCCACTGGCCGTTCTTGTTCGTGATTTTATACGGCTGCCATCCATTCGCGTCGAGAATGGCCGCAAACACTCCCAGGCCTTCCAGCTGACGGTACTGCGAATACACGAACTGGTTCGGCCATTCGTTGCCACCTGTCTTCCGTGTTTCCTCAATGTTCGTCAGCATCCTCAGCAGTTTAGGGCTGAACGCTTCCAACGCCTTGGCCGAGAGATACCTTGCCGGTTGTGCCTTCAGTGCCGCCAAAATTTCTGGCTTGTCGGGAACATCGGTCTCCTTGACCACATCCTTGTACTCCTTCTCCACTGTCTTTGTGATGGCTTTGAGTTCAGGGGGCACAGCAAAGTTACAGGCCAGCCGAGAAATCACACGGTAGGATCCACCATCATCGTTCATACTCAGTGCCTTCTTCGCATCAGCCTTGATCTCTTGGAAACGAACATCGAGGTACTGGGCGAATTGCTCGGAACTCATGTTCACCTTTTCCAGCATCTTGTCATCGTCAACTCGCTTGGGAATGAGTCGCTCGTCTGCTCCCTTGAAATACGAGACCAACCCCTGAATGCGCTTCGCAAACAGGAGGGGATTCTTGATATTCAGGCCGTCAAGGAACATATTGGCAAAGTCCTCGAATTTAGTGGGCAGACACTCCAGATCCTCAGTCGTGACGCGGTCAACTGCGATGTCCGCACCAACATCTGCTTGAAACTTCTTCTCCCAGGACTTGACCCAGTCCATACCAACAGGAATGAAGGGGATATCCTTCTTGTACTGCACGGCAATGCGATCACCCGCTTCATTGTACACCGACCTGAAGTGAGGGGGGTTGCGGGTCAGCAGAGCATATTTCTTGACGGCATTGAATTCGATGGTATCCACGTCTGGAATGGCCTTGAAGGCTGTCTTCATCTTTTCCTCGTCCCAGCTGGTCGACTTGCCAAAGGGAATGGTGATCCTCTCAATGGGTCCACGCAGAAGATTCATCAAATAGGCGATCTCGTTGGGACGGTTGATCACTGGGGTGCCGGACAAGCCGACGATCTTGCAGTTCGTTGCATGGTAGATGGAATCGTACAGGCGACGTGCGATATCCGAAGAGTTGACAATACGCGAGATCAAGTTGTGAACTTCGTCGATAATCACTACGCAGTCATTGAACGGACTGGGCGGCGGCTCGGCTCCCTCGGCGGCCTTGGGGACGAATGTATCAATGTTCTTGGAGTTCAGGCCGTTGTAGTTGATGAACTTGAAGCGCTGAGCAATGATGTCCTCAACCTGTGCATTGATAATATCCTGGGCTGTCTTTGGCAGATCCCTGTAATTCGGGTTTTCACCGGCGACGGTTACGAAGTACTTGCCAGTGCGGTCAATGAATCCATCGGAGATGCCCAGCGACTTGGCTTCGGCGCGAGACTGGTCATTCAGCGCCTTCTCCCGCCAATGCTGCTCCAGAACGTACACAGGGGCGCCGCACTTGCGCAGCTCAGACTTGTAATTCTCACGCAGCGACGCCGGGGTTAGAACCCATATCGTCTTGGTGTCCATCAGACTCTGTCCAACTGCGATGGATGTGCAGGTCTTGCCCGAACCCAATCCGTGATACAAGAGAATTCCGCGATACGGCGTCTCGATCATGAGATAATCGCGAATCAGCTTCTGGTAGGGGAACAACTCTCTCGAGTTCGACTGCTTCGTACACAAATCCACACCCTTGTCTTCGGCGTCTAGTGGGTCGCGGTCATCCTTGCGGTATTTGAGAAAAATACGGGTAATGTAGTCGGCGAACGCTTTCCGATTCGGAAGGACGAAGCTCATTATCTTGTGGTGCGTTGAAAGTTTCGGAGTAGTTAACAAGATGTCCTTGACACTACGGAGTCATCGTGTGTGGAAAGCGTCTCAAACACCAAGTCCTCCAACATCGGCTCCCGTAACACCATCAGTGTCACCTCCTGCGACACTGCCAACTGCCACACGACTGGCAAATGGTGTTCAAGCTCGAGTGGGCGTTGTGCCAGTTACAATCAGTAAAGCAGACGTAGCGACAGCCAAAGCATATGGCCTTGGCCGTCGTCGCAAGACCCGTCGCCGTTCTCGCAAAACTCGTCGCTCCCGTAAGTAATGGAGCCGCTGACACGCAAAAACCATCGCATCTGGATGGTATCCATCTATCTGTTCCTTATGGCGGCCTTCCTCTATCTGAAGCCGTCCGTCGCCTTTGGGCGTGAAGGGCGGATTCGTCCGTTTGGAGTAGAGGATCGCGAGTCGACTGTGTTCCCGGTGTGGTGGTGGGTGTTTATTCTGAGTGTCGTTGCCTACTGCATCACAGTGTATCTCGCACGTTTTAGGTTTGCGTAGATACAATGAGCTGTCCATACAAGGATCTGAACGGTGTACCGGGTAAGGGATTTCACTCTACGCGGTTTCTTGGTCTTTCGCTTAGCGATACTCTCGTAACCTTCACCGCCTTTGCGATTCCAAGTGCACTGTTCTTCAATGGAAATGTGTGGGTGCACTTTGCCATCTGGTTGGTCATCGCCGAGATATTCCATTACGCCTTCGGTGTTCAGACAGCGGTCATGGACATGCTAGGCATCACGGCATGCTCTCGTACGTCTTGACAATGTTCTCCAACACCTCCACCATTTCCTCGCGCTGTACATGGTGTGGGCGGATATATCCACGACACTCCTTGAATGTCTTCCACCCAATCCCCGAAATCTCTCGGCGCTGCATGTACGTCATCTTCTGACTGACATTCACAAGCTCGGGCGAGGTCAGTAGCGCAACAAAGTACACGTGGCGATACCGAATTCCATTGAGACCCATGAAGGTTTCGTCGAGGCGAATGTCTTTCATAATCGTGTAGGCATCACGGGGGATGTTGGTCTCCTCGTTGAATTCGCGAATCGCACATTCAATGTCAGTTTCCGTGCGAATGCGTCGACCCTTTGGAAATCCCCATTCGGGTTCCTTGTAGGGCGACATGTTGTTTCGCATCATTTCGGCATGGTCTATCCGCGAAAACCTCTCTTTTGAATACATGTACTCAGGCGATGAATGGTCATCTCCCCATAGCTGTCGCCACAAGGTGTCAAAGGGTTCACAGACAATTGCTGTCTGCTCCTGAAGAGTCATGTTCGCAAAGAGGAGACTGACATACTCCGTATTGGTCGGGTCATACTTTCCTCGCATGAACTCCGCGAAGCTCATGCTATCCTTTCGGCGAATCATCAGTAGCTGCACGTCCTCGGGGTTCACTGGAACATTGGGTTGGTTAATCAGAACCAATCCACACGATAGCACGGGCTCAGCACATGCCTTGAACACGTGTCCTTTCTCCCCACAGTTGTTACAAAACATTGCGACTGATGATCTTGGTATGGGTGGGGTTCGTTTTTCCATTATTACTTGAATACCTTTCCTTTGTAAACATAAAGATGGGTTCATCTGTCTCCAAGCCGCCGCAGCCTATGATTTTAGTGCCACAGTCATCCGCTCCAAAGTCGTCGTTTCTTCCGATCGCAGGAACGATCGTAGTCCTGGGACTGTTTATGGCTATTCTTTACATGGCTTCAAAGACAATCGGAAGTGGAGCGTCTCTCTCTTCTAACCTGGTTTCGACCCAGGTCGATGGCAAGACCGGATCCACCGTTGCATCTACAATGTCAGGATCCAATACAAGTCTTCAGTTCTGGATGTACATTAAAGACTGGGATTACAAATTTGGAGAAACGAAGAGAGTTATCGCTCAAACCAGCGCAATGACTCCGGGTGTCAGTGTTCCGGCCGTGACCCTGCACCCGACAGATAACGCACTCGACATCACAGTCAGTGTGTACCCCGGAGACGATGCGAGTCTTCAGACATCGAACAATGGCGCAGGAGCCGCCTTCACCGTCACGCTAGAGAACGTCCCCCTGCAGTCGTGGTTTTCAGTGTCAATCTCGATTCACGGACGCAACATTGATGTGTACCAGAACGGCAGCCTTGTTCTCTCGTCGCTTCTGCCTGGCGTCCCCATGCCTGCCAGTGGAAATCTTGTCATTGGCGGGGGCGGCGGGTTCTCGGGGTCTGTCTGCACGGTTAAGACCGGATCCATCCAGCTCCAACCCGCAGATGCGTCTGGCTTCTATGCGGCGGGTACGGAGTGTTCGTCGTCCACACCGAGCTCATCCAGCTCCCAGCTGAACAATCTTAACCTCTTCGGCTACAACTTTGTATTCGGTGTCACAGACAGCACCGGAAAACAGGTGACTGGTCTTTCGAGCTCGGATGTATCGGGCATGTTCTCTTCTACGTCCCAGTAATAATGCGTATTCTCCTCAAATGTCCAAGTCGATCGAGACCCCAGCAGCTCGTTGCTACACTGAGCCGATACGTAACAATGGCAGCGCGTCTCGATTTGATGGGCATCGCTGTTTCGTGCGATGTCGACGACACAACAATGACTGGAAGCGATGTTCAACAACAACTCTTCCGGGTTATGAGCCAATTTGCGTGGAATGGATTGTATTACAGCGCAAACACATCGAAGATCGAGGCGTGTAATGCAGATCTCGAAAAGGTGGACTATCCTTGGGATATTGTCGTCTTGGTGTCAGATGACATGATCCCGGAGATTCGTGGATACGACCAACTCATCCGAAACGCAGCCACACCTGATCTCGACTGTATTCTTTGGTTTAATGATGGGTTCCAGGGTGATAGGCTGAACACGCTGTCGATCTACGGGCGTCAGATGTACAATCGTTTTGGATCGATGTACTGTCCGGAGTACAAGAGTCTCTTTTGTGACACAGAACTCACAGACTTGTGCAAGGGGGCATTGAGGGACAAGACGATTTATAACCCATTGTGTATCATCCGTCATCGCCATCCCCTCTTGGGTCACGCGGTTGCATATGATGGACTTTACCTCCGGAATCAGAGGTTTTACGAGGCTGATATGCGAACGTATATCTCTCGTAAGCAGTACGCATATGATCTGTCCATTCTCATCCCAACGTTATTTGAGCGAAGGGGGCAATGTGAACGACTGAAAGAGTCCATTCTCGAAAAGTTCGGTCGGCTCTGCCCGGGGTTGCGTCTTGACATCAATGAAGCAGTGGACAACCGGGAAACGAGCGTTGGGTTGAAGAGGAAGTCTCTTCTCGAGAATGCAAAGGGCAAATACTCTGCGTTCATAGATGACGATGACGATGTTACGGATGCATATTTTGAAGATTTCTATACATGCTTTCAATCCGGGCATGATGTGATGCGGATTCGTGGACAGATGGGTCCTCATACATTCACGCACAGTGTTGAGTTCCCCCTTAGCGGCAAGATGTACGTTGACGGTGTTTTTGTTCGTCCGCCCAATCACCTGAACCCCATGCTGAATGACATTGCGCGTACCATCTCATTCGAGAATGCGACTCGAGGGGAAGACTTGAAATGGGCGATCGGATTAGCAAGGACTGGGCTTCTCAAGACAGAGACCCGCAGCGACCCGGTGCGAGTTCATTACATCTACAATTTGGGCGGACGATTCGTCGACCCCCGCACAATCGACTATCAATCCAAACATACATACGAAGAAAGCCTCCCACTTGTGTACATTGCTGCGAAACTCCCGACTCCCGTTGTTCCGTCGCCTCCTGAAGTGAAGCGTCCAGCCCTGCGTCTGACGGCCAGAGGGTTTGTTTCTAAGTAATGAACAATGGATCCGCTCACAATCGGCGTCGGTGTTCTCGTATTGGGTGGAACTGCTGCCTGGGCATTCTCGAAATCGACGGATGCATCTGCTGTACAGATTCAGACAGCCACGCAAAGCGGTACGGTTCCGTATACATCCACATCATCCCTCCCGAGGTCAAACAACCAAGAAGGAGGTGCAGTGTTCTCATTTGAAGGCTGGGTGGACATCAATGATTTCACGACCGTTGGATATGGTCAACAGCGTATGCTCTTCTCCCGAGCTGACTGCCCTGGTCTGTATATTGACAGCACATCGAACTCATTCCTAGTCAAGGTCTCGACATACGGTGCAATGGAGTCCGTTCTCATTTCGAACATCCCCTCTCAGAAGTGGATTCACTTTGCTATCGTGGTCTCCCAGTACTCCGTGGATATCTACATCAATGGTATCCTGCGTCAGCACCACACTCTCAACCAGCTTCCAAAACAGGAAGATGCGCCCGTTCAGGTTGCCGGGAATGCGTTTGACGGCCAGATTGGTGGGCTGACATATTACTCTCGAGCCTTGTCGGCAGCTGAGATTGGACTTCACGCAGCAGCTGCGCCGCCTCCGTCATTGATCGCCTCTCCGCCGTCCGGACAGTATCTGGACATCACCTGGTTCACAGGGCGATAAAATATGACAGCTAAGTAAATGAGTTCCGGTGGTCAAAATGGACAGACTATATCCGGTCTTCAGGGAATGCGCATTCGCGATGCGTCGGATTTTGTGACACAGAGCCGACTGAAGCTCATGTTCACAACAAACAATCCGGACAACTCAAAGTATGTCGGTGTGAATGCCTATCGTTCGAAGGGCGTTCAAAACAGCTATAACTTCCTTTTTCAGGTACAGCAGGGGCTGCGCGAATTCAACGGCGGAAACAACAATCCCGGAAGCAGCAACGTGGGCATGGGCAACGGAATCGCCTGGACTTCAACTCCGTCTTCGACTCCGGCCACACTTACAACGAACCCGCCACAGTACCCGCTCCCGCAGTTATCCGCCGTTACAATCAATCTCTCCAATACGATTCCGGTTACTCAGATGTTCCCGTGAGCCTAGCTTTGCGCGTCTTTTTCAAAAGTCGGCGAGTTTTTGCCCGTTCTGTCTTGTCAGACTTTGGATTGTACGTGAAAAAATACTGGACAAAGTCGGACGACGTCTTGTTCTTCTTCATCTTATCGTAGAGCTCCACGCGCTCACGACGCAAATCTAACAGTTCCTTCTGTGTACCAAGGCATGTCTTGGGGGTCAAAAGCGCATATCTGCGCTGCGGCTTATCATCTGCCAATTCCACCAAGCGCTGTGCCACGCAGATAAGGCGTGATACATCGTCCTTGGATTCATCTGAATACATCATCGCCATGAAGAATGTCAGCAGGGTGGGGATGCTGCCGATCTTGATGCCATCTCCTGTCGTATGGTAGCTGTGACAGGCCTGGGTCTCATAGAATGTATATACGACTTCGCCTTCGCTGTCAAGGACATTGGTTCGAGCGGGGAGGATTTCAGTGGCCTCATGCGTGTCTGTCTTCTCCCCCTTTGTCAGCTTCTCAATCGTCTCCTTCTCTGCCAGGAGAGTGACTGGGGTGTACCATACCGCCTTCTTCTCGTGGCGAGATACAGCCGAGAACCCCAGCAGAACAACCGGGTTATCCTTGAGCATCTTGATTGTATCCGCCTTCCGCTGCGCGTCAAGTTTGGCGATTTCGGATGGAACCTTCCTACACACGATTGGATAGTGCTTGTTCAGCAGGGTCAGACGAGTATAGACCTTCTCCCATCGTGACACGTCTCCTTCGGGACGCGACAGTTCTAAGTACATGGACATGCGTAAAAAGTCAGGAGGTACATAGTGGATTCCATGGCGTGTGATCTTTTCACCCCACAGATGGTTGAAAATCTTCGGGTCAATGAATGTCAGGTCTGCAACACCGTGATAGTCTGCGAAAACCTTGTATGTTCCAAGATGGACACCCGGCTTGACTTCAACACTCTCAATCCCCGCGGCTGATAGCTGGTCGGCCAACAGAACTCCGTGCTCCTGGGGTGTCTCAGTAAAAAAGTCGTAATCGGGAACCTCATCCGAACCATAGAACTGGTCGGCCTTGGGGAGTAAGTTGTTGATGGCCGTTCCACCGTAACACATGACACGATGCGCTTTCAAAAAGGCTTCAACGATGCGGGTACTGGCCAGGACGGAGGGTAACTTGGCATCCCGTGCAGCCAACATTTGAAGCTGCTCATCTGCAACAGCCTTGATGCTCTCAAGTTCACTCATTACTCTAAGCCCCCAAAAAACGAATGTATTTCGTTTTTTTCCTTGTGAGGCAGCAAGATGCCCCCTCGTTACAATCTTCGTAAGCGCAAGAACTCGACGACATGGGTGAAGGACGAGACGCTAATCCCCGAGCCCGAGGACGACAGCAGCAGCAGCGAGGAGGAGTACATGCCCGAGGAGGACGAAGACGAAGACGAGGACGAGACTGAAGAGGAGGAGGAAGAGGAAGAGGCACCTGTCATTTCTCTCCCTCGAGGATCCAAGGTATCCGTTAAGCTCCACCTTCACACGATCGTTAGTGGAAATGGGAAGCTTGTTGTCGGTGCTGACGAATCCGAGTCCGAGGAGGAGACGGAGTCTGAGTCAGAGGATGAGTTTCTCAGCCACCTGAAGAAGAAGTATGTCGGTAAGAAGGTCAACAACCGTGAGCAGGATGGACCCAGTATCGAGCTCAATGAGGACGAAGAGGAGTATTACATGGATCAGTCCAAGTCCAAGCGTCGGCGACTCAATGAGCTGATGAAGCGTATTTCTGGCCTGGTGAATGAAGGTGATGTCCCTTACAAGTTCCGTGTTCTGGATATGGAGATCCCCGATTCGCTCAAGGCGTCTGTCATCAAGAAGATTGACATTCTGAATGAGATGGATGGTTCGGAGGGATACAAGCTTCGCACGTGGGTCGATTCATTCCTTCGGATCCCCTTTGGGAAGATGGTGCCCCTGCCTGTGAAGCTGACGGATGGAGCGGAGCCGTGTGCCAAGTTCCTGGCCAATACTCGGGAGACACTGGACAAGGCCGTATATGGGATGCCGTCGGCCAAGACTCAGATCATGCAGACCTTGGCTCAGTGGATTTCGAATCCGGGCTCGGTCGGCAATGTGATTGCTCTCAAGGGTCCCATGGGTGTGGGCAAGACATCGTTTGCCAAGAACGGAGTTGCACAGGTGCTCGGGCGCCCCTTTGAGTTCTTCTCGCTGGGTGGCGCATCTGATTCGGCTAACTTTGTGGGTCACTCCTTCACCTACGAGGGATCCATGTGCGGACGCATCGCCGACTCACTGATGAATGCACGATGCATGAACCCGGTTCTCTACTTTGACGAGCTGGACAAGGTCTCAACCACGTCCCACGGCGATGAGATTGTCTCGATGCTCATTCACCTGACGGATCGGTCACAGAACAGCCAGTTTCACGACCGGTACTTTGCCGGTGTGGACTTTGACTTGAGCCAGTGTCTCTTTGTCTTCTCGTTTAACGACGAGTCTAAGGTGCACCCGATTCTCAAGGATCGTATGCAGGTCATTAACTGCTCGGGGTACAATTGTGAGGACAAGAAGAACATTCTCACCAAGTATGTGTGGCCTCAGATTCTAGACCGTATTCAGCTGACTGGCCAGTTGACCCTGACAGATGATGCGGTTCGGTACTTGATTGAGGAGTTCAGCAAGGAGGAAGAGGGTGTTCGCAACCTGATTCGGTCAGTTGAGTCTCTGGTGACGCGAATCAATCTTCTTCGCATCGCCGACGAGAAGACCGCGAAGGAGTATGTGTTCTATAAGAAGGTCACTCTCCCCTGTACCATTGATGTGGACACGGCTCGTCACATCTTGAAGGACACTGCGTCTACTGTGAATGAGTCCTGGCGCCACATCTACACTTGAATCCACTCCAGACTTGAGACTGGAATCTCCATGATTCGAGGATTGTCATCCATTGTCGAAAAGATACAGGATAGCGTCGTGAAGGCCAGATCCGGCATACACCCAATGCAATACTCGATCGTTTTTCCTTTGAAGACAAAGGGGCGACTGATGTATTTGGGTGCGTAGTTCTCACCTAGCCGCACAAAGAGGTGGAAGTACTTCCGCGGCTGCGTGTATTCGACCGTATGTACCAATGCCCATGTCTCTCCGGGGTATTGCACGGGCTTGAATGCAACAGCTGACCCGCGAATGTGACTAAAGTAATACGGAGTCTTGTGCTCAGTGTGAACAATCAGCTCATTGTCCTTCAACACGCCAACACGGAGGGGATTCCAGCCATAGAGAATGTCGTTTGTTCCATTGACAGCCAACCAGTTCTTTTCGCAGTTCTGATCCCCAGGCGACTTGATGATTCGGCAGTCAGAATACACGGCCTGTGTGGGATTGTACTCGGAATAGAAGATGCGAATCTTATCCGTGTACTCCCATGTCGTTGCGGTGCAACAGAGTGTTCCGGCAGCGTTGGTATAGACTCGCACATCCTCTAGTCCCACGATGTGTGCAGTATCCCGACGCTTCAGCAGCACCGAATCGTCTCGCATCTTTGTAATTTCCCCCGTCGTGGGATTGTAGACGGCATTCTGGGTGCGCACAGTTCCGTTCTCACTGACACCGCCATTGTTCTTCATGAGGTAGCTTCCGGTCTGGGGGTTGATAGTATAATTCACAAAGCGAACATTGTGCATCAGTTTGCCATCCAAATAAAACATGGACACGGATGTCGGGTGAAAGTCTTCGCCAAATACATCACGATCAATCGGATGCGCCTTGGCCGCGTACGAGAGTGGCTCTATGTAAAACGGCATATTGCCGTACACACTATCGTGGTGGGGGCGATCCTTGAGGAGATATTGCGCGGACAGCTCAAGTCCGCGGCGGCATTGACCGATGTAATACATCAGGATGGTGGCCTCGTACTCAAAAAGCCCAGTGTATACATCAGTCTCCACAAAGAGCGCATCCGATGTCATTTCGATCGACAGTCCAACCTGGGTATAGTGGTAGGCCTTGTGGTGCTGAGATGTCTCCCTGAAATGCCTGGCAAGTTGGTAGATTGGCTCAGCCCGTGACGGGCGGCGCTCGTGTGCCATGAGCATCCACTGTTCGAACTTTGGAATGTTCTTCAGCTCCTTCCACGACTTCCCGATCATATAGTGACTATACCACAGCTCCTCTTCCCATCCACCAATGGCGATTCTCTTTTTGTACATTGCGATGCACTCCTTCAGTCGACCCAGACCATTGTAGGTCTGCGCCAGATAGAACATGTATCGACCATTCTCAGGCTCATCCTTGAGCCCCTGCTCCAGAAGCCTCGCATCACGCTCAAACTTGTCTGCCTTGCATCCACCGTCATTGTGATCATCGATGTGGCAGACGCGGATACCTAGGTGCTTCGTGGGACCATCCCAGTACTCATGGGTCACGCCACGACAAGACCAGTCATAGTCCATCCTAACCAGTCGAGTATTTGGATACTCAAGGTTTCCAGCCTTTTGCACGATCGTATACCCCTCATGGTCAAGGGGGGTCGTCTTGAGAGTCCCGGGGACGAACACCATGTCTGCATCCAAAAGAAGACCATATGTATCGCCAAGATCCCATCCAGTCTTCTTCAGGTACGACTGTGCATTTCGAAAACTAACCGTGCGATTGTGGCCAAAGTCCTTCCATGCTTCGCTCGTCAGACATCCATCGTGTGTCTTGAGAAATTCCGCTGCGATCTCACGCGATGCATCCGTTGAGCCCGTGTCGCAGATACAGTATGCATCGACTACATCCTTTACAGCTTCGAGACATCGAAGGAGGATTTTCTCTTCATTGCGAATCATTAGAATGAGAACAAACTTCGGCATGTGCGTCGGTTTAGTGAAACTCCTAGACTCGTCTGTAAACAAATGAGCACTGAGTTTGTAAAGTCCAGTCTCCGCGAGAATCTTACGCGGGTACTTGTTCCCCATGTCGCAGATGGTCTATGGAGTATCTACGACAGTGGAAAACTTGCGTGTGAGCGTAACGGTCAGCCTGACCAGATCCTCAAGACGTTCCAGAATCTTCTTACGCAGATCCCCAAGTGGAGCCCGGAGACCCTGAAGAAGGAAGTGACTCGTATTACTCTCGCGTCAAAGTGCGAGTACCTCGAGGATCTCCTGCTCGGCGTGTTTGTCAGCTACATCCGCGCATTTGCTGCTCTCCAGCAGACGGAGAAGGCTCACGTAGACATTGACTTCAAGCGCCCGTCGGTTGAAACGTTTGTGCATGACCTGTACAAGCAGTCTGCGCGTCTTTCCTGGTCGTCCGCTTACCTGTTCAAGACAGTGGGTGTGACGTCCGAACAACAGGCTCGTAACCGCCGCGATATCGAGACGATGATTGGAGGTGCGATGAATGAGGTCATCGACAGCTTCATTCCGTGGAAGGATATCAGCAAGGCATATTTCAAGACCGACGCACCTCCCGCCGAGGAGGCACCGAAGGAGGAGGCACCGCCTCCGGCTCCGGTTCCGGCTGCACCTCTTCCTGCGCTCGTGGAGATGCCCCCCGAGCCTCCCAAGGCTGTCCAGTTTGACGAAGAGTCCGATGACGACTCGGATGCGCCTCCGGCCATCTCCCTGGGCGAGGAGGTTAAGCTCGACGACGCTGAGTTCGAAACGGACGACGACGAGTCCGTCAAGGTGACAGCCGAGGGTACAGTCTCCCTGAACCTATGATTCGTTTGACACTGAGTATAAAAAAATAGAGTCCCAATAAATGTCGGAGGTTTACACGTATGGATTGATTATTGGCGCGGTTGTCGTTGTCGTCTTAGTCATGTATGTCATGGATCGCCGCGGAAAGGATCAGCCGATCGAGCCCGTGGATGCGGCCAAGGTCGTCGGTGGCGCGGGTGTTCTCACGGCAGGTGTTTTATATGCACTGGGTGGCGCGGATGCTGCGGAGCCGATGGTGACGGCAGTCCAGGACATGTTTACAGGGAAGCCCAGTTTCTGAGAAACTTTCTCAACTTCATAATAAACATAAAATGTGGATGGCTCTGTATGCTGCTGTTCTCTTCTTTCTGCTGACGCCGGGTGTTCTTCTGTCCCTTCCCCCGGGTGGTAGCCGCACGACGGTTGCCCTGACCCACGCGGCTGTCTTCGGTGTCGTCTGGGCTCTGACGCACAAGATGGTGTGGCGCATGGTGGGTAAGTAATCTTACTCGCTAATCACTAACACCTTCGCCGCAACCGGAGCGGTTGTAATGTACTGACTGAATTTTGCCAACTCCTTCCTCGGGACTGCACTCTCCTTCAAGTAGCGGGTAATCGCCTTGTAGAGATCAAAACCATGGTAGCGGTCGTGGTTATCTCCCTTCTTCCTGAAAATCACCGACGACCCATCCGGAAGCGTCGTCCAGTGTTTGAACATCTCAAACAGTGGATGCTCCGTCTTTTGCGCAGGTCCCTCCGGAAACAGATCCCAGAACATAGACGATGCAAACCGCGCCAGATCGAACGACGGATTTAACGGAATACGCGGCGACTTGTGGTCATAGTGCGGCTCGAGATTGTACTGTCCACCCGCCTCTTCGTCAGGCTTGAACTGTGAACTCATGAAAAACCGCGGCTCCTTCATGCCTGTCAGCTTCACGGAAAAGGTTGCGCGGTCGAAATCAATGAGCTTGATCAAAATTCCGTATGTTGGCACACGGTACGTTGCGCCATGGTGACGATAGAACAAGAACTCCTCTCCGGTCTGTACGTACATCACATTGTTTCCGTGCAGGTCATTGTGAATGAACCCAAAGTTGCGCTGGGCATACGCCAGAGCAAATACAATCTGTGCAACCCACGCAGTATGCTTTTGGGGATCCTCGGTCGTCTTTATCAGATCGTAGAACGTCCCGCTGCACTTCTCCATCACAGTTGTCACAACCGGTACGTCGGTGAAGGTAGCCCACGCAAACTCATCATCTTCCATGCTTTCGTCATCGGCGTCTTCTTCGGATTTCTCAGTGCAGTCACACGAAAGAATATCATACACATCTTCGTCATCCGATTCGGAGTCTTCACTGTGCTCAGAATCCGAAGGCAGCTCATACTCTTCCACAACGTCCTCCACGACCGGCTCAGCGACTGTCTCGACTACAACATCTTCTGTATCGAGATCAATTTCCTCTCCCACCTGTACAGCCACGCGCTGACCACGGGTATGCGTGAACCCATCCCCACCCTCTCCGCGGAGACGCAATTCAAACGTCTTTCCGATATTGTCAACAAACCACTTGCGGTCGCACAGCTCCTCGTAGTCATCGGAGATATTGACTTCGTGCTTGGTCGCCATCGCAGCATAGACGCCATATACGCGCGGAAAATGAGAACAGTCCGAACTCGACAGAATCGACGATGCCAGTGCACCTACATACGCCGCTGTATGGGGGCTCTGCATCTGCTCCGAATAGCTCCTTGCCGTCTCTGCAGGTTTAGGAAGTCCAGGTGCAGAATATTCACCCTTCATGGTCTTGAACGGGCTCAGGATCATCGTAGTCTTGCGATGAATATCGAGTGTCTGTCCCTTTGTTGTCTTGATGTGTGTTGCATCCACAACAGACTCGACTTCCTCCGGCATTTTGATACCATAATCACCCATGGACGTCAGTGTCTCTGTCTTGAACAACTGCTCGAGCGACGGAAAAAAGGGCTGAGCATGTGTAAGGTTCCACTGTGCAGCCTGAAGCTTCGGAAGCCGGTGGAGCTTCATGTCTACAGCCTGTGTCCTTAAATCCTTCACCATTGTGTTCAGGGCGGGGGAATGAAACATCGTAAGCAGACGCGGAACACTTTCTACCGGTCAGTGTAATGAACTTCCAGCTGCGAAAGTTCGACATTGGCATGTTGAAAGACCGTTGCGAGATCGATTCTCGCAAGAGTCCGATGATTGTGGTGATCGGAAAGAAGGACACTGGAAAGTCGTTCTTGGTTCGCGATATTCTCTACAATACACAGCATGACTTTCCGGTTGGAACTGTCATCTCGGGTACTGAGGTTGCCAACGAGTTTTTTCAGCATATGGTTCCATCGAAATTCATTCACGATAAGTACAGCCCAGACATTGTGACAAACGTCATTAAGCGCCAGATGGTTATGAAGCAGAAACGCAACAATTCCAAGTCTGGGGGACAGTCAAATGTCGATCCCCGTGCGTTCCTCATTCTCGACGACTGCCTCTACGATGCATCGTGGATCAAGGAAGAGTCCACGCGCTATGTATTCATGAACGGTCGTCACATTGATATGATGACTATCATCACCATGCAGTACCCACTGGGCATCACGCCGAACTTGCGCACGAACGTAGATTTCGTCTTCATTCTCCGCGAGAATATCCTGGGGAATCGTCGTAGGATTTACGAGAATTACGCAGGTATGTTTCCGACCTTTGAGATGTTCTGCACGTTCATGGATCAATGTACGGAGAACTTCGAGTGTTTGGTGATTTGCAACAACGTGAACTCCAACAAGCTGGAGGATCAGGTGTTTTGGTACAAGGCTGCAGATCACCCGCCGTTCAAGATGTGCGACTCGACGCTATGGGTGAACAATCAGCCGTTCCATTCTGCAATCCTGGCAGCTAACGACTACCGCCCCGGATCCGTCCAGAAGAAGAACGCCGTTTCCGTGTGGGTACGGAAAGATGGCGCCGGTGGCGGTGACGCCTAGTGCGACGACGACGACCGCCTTCTGCTTCCGATCCCCCGCCCTCATATCCCGCTAAGTCCGCTGCCGCAGCAGCAGCTAACCGTGCCGCCGCCGCTGCTACCCTAGACATTCGCCGCCGTGCCCGGGCTGGAGCCGCAGCCGCCGGAGCCGCCGGAACAGCAGCCAACTGGTTTGGAGCTGCACCCGGAGCCACGTCAGCAGCCATTGCGACAATTGCGGCCATCGGGGCAGGAGCCGGAGCCGGAGCTGGAGCCGGAGGATCTGCAATAGCAGCCAATTGTGCTTCATGTAACGCCTCACGCTTTATGACCTTGGCTAACTTAACCAGATAGAATACACTAAAAACGACCAGGAATGTTTTAGAGACAGCCGATCCAACATCAAACGGTTCCTCTGCGTCTGGTTTGAACGCAGCTGCGATTCCAGGTTTGCTCTGTAGCTGATTGATCCACGCATGCAGGGGTTTGATCTCTGCAACTCCCGCAGGTTGGGGCTCATCTTCGGCTGCATATGCCGCATCTGCGTTGGCCTTGTCTTCGATCCATCCCATAGCTTGTGTGATACCGCCTACCTCCAACGGTGGGTTCAGCGGCACAAATTCGACGGGTCCCCCTCCTTCGTCTGCCGCTACCTCTGCCTCCGCAGCCGCAGCCGCCTCTATCGTCAGGCTGTTTTTCTTGGTGAGGGTTCTATACAGATTCATGATTAGCCCCATTGTCGCCGCCCCAGCTCCAGCCGCTCCCACGGCACCGAGATGGGTTCCGACGGCTGCTATGATGACGGCTGCGGATGCACTTCCTGCGAATACTAGCTGCGGGGTTACAGCCAAACCGTCTGAAATGACCTCTATCAGCGCAAAGAACGCACATTTCGCATAAAACTTGCTGTCGTAATTCACCCCGCCGCGTGTTTTTCTATGACCACCCACTGGCGTGGCTCCCAACTGTTTAATTTCGTCGATAAGCGTTTGTACAGCCGTTTGGTGGTCGGCAGGAAGCTTCCCTAGTACAAAGCTTTGGAGTTCTTCGAAGTTCTTGTCGCTTCCGGACTCGGGGACAGACCAAGGTTGATTCAAGAGCTCACCAAGATTCTTTGTTGTTCCCACCAGCTTGGTGACCGCATCTTCCAGCGTGGGTTCCCTCGAAGTCGGGACAAGACCTCCCCTTTTCAAACTACGACGGACCATTACTCCTTCTCAACAATTTACTGTGTCACTCGCGAATCACACCCTCCGAGGGGTGGACAGGTGCAGACGCAGTCGCAATAACGTCCTCAAGCTGAGCCGCACCCCCCGTGTTGGCACGGTTCACACCCGCCGCCTCCAGAGCATTCGCCTTACGACGACGGTCGTTCTCCTCCTTCTGCTTCTTGATGGCCTCGTCGCGCTGCTCGGCGAAGAACATCTCCTTGTTCAGCTCGTTCTCCTTGTACTTCCGCATGAGCTCATTCAGCTCCTTCTCAGCGTACTCGACCTCGGGCATGAGGTGCTCCGAGGGATCCCACGGCAGCCATGCGCCCACCTTACCGATGAACAGATTGTCCTTCGGGTAGCGGCGCTGAAGCACCTTGGCAAACATCTGCGTCTCCTCGACCGACGCAAAGCAACGACGCACCTTGACGCCACGCATATTGGTCTGGAACTCGACCTTGTTGTCGTACATCTCCTGCAGATCCTTCTCGTTCTTGAGCTGGAAGACCGCGAACTGCTCCTTGATGTCCGTCTTCTTCACATCCTCATTGTGAACCTTCGTGAACTCCTGGGCATCCTTGAAAAGGTCGTCCACCTTGAGGTCGTACTTCTTCGACAGGAATGCCATGAACTTCTCCATGCCCTTGATCTTCCACTCGTAGTCCATCCACTCAACGAACTTCTCAAACATAAACTCATTCTTCTGCTTGATCACCTTCTCCGGACTGAGAAAGGAGATGATGCAGTACTTCTGTGTCGGGATCTCGGGATCCTCATCAAGATAGTCTACGTGGACGCCATCGTCCTCAGTCTTCGGGAGTGTCTGGAGCTCACGAGGCATTTTATTGTCTGTGTCGCTTAGTTTGAAAGTCCTTTCTACGCAGTGAATAATGTACGATCTCTTCACCACTGCGCTCCTGTTTGTTTTGCTGACGCCGGGTGTCCTTCTGTCTCTCCCGAACGGTGGACACGGCGACATTACCACCGCTCTGGTTCACGCCCTTGTGTTCTGGATTATCCTGCGCTTCATCTCCGGTTACATCTCATGGTGGGTCATCTGGGTCGCCGCCCTCGTGGTGATTGGATACAGGTTTTCTGTGCCGTCTTCGGGCACATAAAAAATACTCGCACGTTCTTAACAAACAAATGGAGTCTAAGCCCAAGCCCACGTCGTCTGGAGTTGACATGAGTGATCTCTTAATGCGCCTTGTAAAGTATGCACTGGAGGGTCTGGCGGTGGCCATCGCCGCCTATGTGCTGCCCGGCAAGACGCTCAAGGCGTCGGAGGTTGGTATGATCGCCCTGGTTGCAACGGCTACATTCGCGATCCTTGATGTCTATGCGCCCAGTGTTGGCTCGTCGGCGCGGACGGGTGCGGGTTTCGGCATCGGCGCCGGACTGGTTGGTTTCCCGAGTGGTGGGCTGGTCTAAGCTGACGACTTCAACACGTCAATAATTAAAGCTGTGACGCCTGTCGTCACGGCCGCCGCATAGGCATTCTGTGTATGCTGTCCCACCACGAGAAGCGTAGAACATGCTGGACTTGCTGTTGTAAAGAGCGTCTTCGCAACCTCTCCGAGCGTATGAGGAATGCACATCCAATTGTGAGCTGTCATGGATACATAATGAACTCCATAATTGAGTGCCATTGCAAGTGCGACCTTGCCCAGCACTTCCATTTACCCTTTAACCAAGACTCTAACTTAATATGAAGGCAGTTCGGTTTCATGGACGTTGGTTTACCATTTCCCCGCGTCCATATGAACCAGAGCGTATGACCACGGATGTTGCGTGGATACAGATCAAGGAGAAGGTAAGTCCACAAGAGGCCTATCGGATCTGGCATGAAAAACAGCGTACAATTTCTCGCTTCCTTCAACAATGTGGATCGAAGCCGCAGTCCTCCTCTTGATTCTGGCACTCGCGTACCGCTTCTGGTGGACAGCCGGACCTAAGCAACAGGTTCCCGCGAACACGGCAAGGCTGTACTTTTTCTACACGACCTGGTGTGGTCATTCAAAGAAGGCCATGCCCGAGTGGGAGAAGGTCAAGGCTGCTCTCGCGTCTAATCCGAAGTTTGGATCCACCACAGTCGAGCCTGTGGAAGTAGATGGAGATAAGGATCGGAAGACGACATCGCTCTACGAAGTCAATGGATACCCGACGATCAAGCTCGAGACCTCAAGTGGCGTCTACGACTTCGATCGCATGGTCACCGCCGACAATGTTCTGGCCTTCCTGCGAAAGACGCTTGGTGAGGAATCGTGAAGCCTGTGCATATCCAGCATCAATCATACGTTTCTTATCGTCGTCCTTCAACTCGTCCAACAGGTAGATTCCATCAATATTCAAGTTGATGGCATCCGCATGAACACGTATCGACCGCAGACCTGCCCACAGTGTCCTCACCATGTCAAACACAGAGATTGTGTCCAGTGTCGACGGAAAGATAGACTGTTTAATATGCGCAATGTCGAGAACAAGAGTACCCTTTGGCACAGCGTCATACATGTTCTCCGCGTACACCCCGCCATCGATATACAGCTGATTGTGAATCACCTGTGGGTGGTAGATGAATGGAAGACAACAGGACGCCTTCATGGCCGCAAGAATGGGAATGTTGCCGGTCAGGAATGTCGGGCGCTGCGTGGTGATGTTGGAGGCTAACAGATAGAGTTTCTGGGGAGCGTCTGCGATCATCTTTCCTCGCAGATCAATGCCCACGGAATCGAAGATCCGCAGAAACAGTTCCTCCGTCAAGTCCATTGTGAACAGACCCTTCTTCTGAGTGAAGGCGAGGATCGTTGCATGACGATACGACGGAAGAAATGCCGATGTGTTTACAAACTTGTATCCGATCTCCTCCATCTGCTCATATGTCAAGCCAAATGCAAGTCCAGTGGCAATGACCGAACCCACAGAGCAGCCGTAGATTCCATCTGGGAACTTTAATTCTTGATGTTCGCGCAGTGCCTTGAGTGCACCAAACAATAGAAATCCTCGAATGCCCCCTCCCCCGAGTGCCAATGCCTTGAACATTCTACCTGTCAAGAGCAAGGATGCTGAAAGCCCGAGACGTCATCCAAGAACAGGAAAATCAACGCGAACGCCGCATGTCCGCGATGCGCCCTGTTTTGTCGCAGATCTACGCACAGATCAAGAAACAGGCCATTCATTCGACGGATGTGCCGTACACGATTTTCGAGGTTCCGAAGTTTGTTTTTGGGTACCCATTGTTCAAGATCGCAGAGGCGCGAGAGTACCTGATCAACGTGTTATCGGAATCCGGCTTTGCCGTGTGGCCTGTGAACAATGACTATCTGTTGATCTCTTGGACGAAGCAGCAGATGAATCGTGGTCGTCCGAGTTTGCTCACGAACTACCGTCCCATGCCATATGATCCGTTGACATTGGCAAGCATGAACATGAACATGAACAACTGAAAACGAAAAGGTATCTACACACTCAACTTCAACAGCATGAACTGTGACCATGTCAATTCTACGTGCGCTGATGGCGAACATGTGTGCACAGATTGTGGAACGGTTATCGGCAGCATTGTCGACGAGGGTGCCGAGTGGCGAATCTACGCAAACACGGAGGACGACCCCTCTCGTACCGGGGGTGTCACCAACGAGCTTCTTCCCGACTCGTCCTATGGTTCCATGATGATGCGGCGGAGGATTCCCGGACAATCAGAGGAGGCCAAGACCATTGCCAAGCTGTCAGCATGGTCTTTCTCGAGCCACGGAGAACGTTCATGGATGGGAATCTTCGAGTCGATCCAGGCATCCTGTTCCCGGATCGGACTCCCCAAGGCGATCAGTCATGATGCATGTGCGCTCTTTAAGCACATTGAAGATGCCCGGAAGTCTCGGGGCGAGACTCGTCGCGCATTGATGGCCGGAGCCGTCTTCACCGCCTGTCGCCAACATAATGCAACTCGCACCCACGAGGAAATTTCGAATCTGTTCCATGTTTCGATTCGAGCCATGTGCAAGGGGCTCAGTCGATTTGACGGCGAGGTCTCGTCCGTCCTGAACACCCAGCTGGGGATCGCCGAACGGATCTGTGCAGATCTTGGGGTTGGCGACAAGGAGCGTGACGCGATTCTTCTTCTGTTGAATACGCTTCCCGAAATGGAACATACACCCAAGACCATCGTGGCCGGGGTGATCGCACATGTACTGGGTGGGCGGTTGAGTGAAGTTTCGGCAGTGTCGGGTGTGTCCTCCGTATCGATTCGCAAGATGACAGAGAAACTTAAGATGTAGGGAAGGCTGTGATGTTATACGAAAGAACTCGTGATCCACCCGTGACGTCCGTCAAAATAATCACCGATGATGCAATATTGAGCGTTAGGTTACCACCGCTGCTATTCGAGAATACCTGAAACACACTCGACGATAGGTTTGCAGGTAAAATTGTCGCAGTAAAGCTCGACGTTATATAGAAATTAGCGGTTTTGGTGTCGATGACCGTGACCTGGAAATACCCGGGCGAGGTGATTGTATACAGGTTAAGAGTATTGTTCGCGGCACTTCCGCTCGTAACCGTGCCACGTACCGTATAGCATCCCGTCATCTGCACCACACCTGCAGTGACCGGACCACTTACGTTGAGAGCACCACCCGCGCCACCCGCGCCAATATTCACGGTCGTGCTACCACCTCCGACGTTCGAAAGCAGGAGCTGGGTGTTACTGGATACGCCGCCGTATGAATTCGAGTACGTAAGAGCACCGTAGCCATCTTGAATGCGCAGGTGTCCGTTGACATCCAACTCATATTTTGCATTTGACGACGCTGCATTGATGCCACCCGGGTTGTATGGATCTGTTGCGATCACCAGTCCAGAGCGAATGCGTGTCCATCCTGAAACATCTAGCGCCAGGAATCCATATCCACTTGTTGCATATTGCCCAACACCTGTGATCGTTCCACCCCACGCAGGTGTGTTGATTTGCCCGAACCCGTCGAGGGCGTAGGAACTCGTGTCCGTCGTTCCGATAGACAATAGTCCGTTCGAGAGGTTCCCGGAGATCAGCATGTTACTTGCTCCCAGACCGATGAACAGGTTACTCGACGAAGACGCAGTGTAGTTGCATGTTGCCGTCACAATTCCACCGCCTGACTGGGATGCTGCGTATGTGTACGACGGTATATTCGCCAAGGAAATGCCGTGCCCGACAAAGATATTTCCACTTCCCGTCATGTTCGATCCCGTTGTTGTGCCGAGGTAGAGGTTGGACGTACCGGTACCCCCTGCATTTCCTCCGATGCTGATTGTATTCGAAATTGAAGTGAGACCACTTGCCGAATTCGATGTTCCGATTAGGATTGAATTGCTAATGTTCGAACCTCCATATCCAGCATATCCCCCCACAAGCACTGAGTTCACCACGTTGGAGGCACTGCCGCCAGTGTAATATCCCACGAACTCAGAGAGCGTTGAGTTTGAGAGGCCGGTGGCGGCTAACAGTCCGAGAGTGGAGTTGCAGGACGCATTACAGGCTGTCGCGTACACTGTAGAATTTCCAGAATTGCTTCCGACGTATACATTGTTGCTACTGTCTCCAATGTACAGAACCTGATACGTAACCGTATTCGCGGTCAGACGGTTGATATTCGATAGATTCATCACTGTCGTGAATGCCCCATTCGAGTACGTGTACGATGGGCGTAATATATACGTTAACAGGGATTGCAGATTTGACGTACTGCTCATTGTGTTACATCCACAACTTTTCGTTTAGGCGCTTTCTCTGCATATACTACAATGGCGTCCTACACTCTCTTCCCGATCAAGGCGTCCGAGCAGCACCTGTATCGCAAGTACAAGCAGTCCGTTGCCGTGTTTTGGACGCCGGACGAGATTGACTTTACAAAGGACATTGCGGATTGGGCGAAGCTGACCTCGGATGAGAAGCATTTTGTTGGCCGCATTCTCGCATTCTTCGCAGGTTCAGATGGAATCGTTCAGGAGAACCTGGCGTCTCGGTTCCAGCGTGAGGTTTCGTCTCCGGTTATCAAGCTCTTCTACTCGTTTCAGAATGCGATGGAGGGAATTCACTCGGAGACATACTCCCTTCTCATCGATACGTATGTCAAGGACGAGGCCGAGAAGGCGAAGCTGTTTGATGGTATCAACACCATCCCCTGCATCGGGCGCAAGGCCGACTGGGCGAAGAAGTGGATTGAGTCTCAGGATGACTTTCAGACTCGATTGATCGCCTTTGCTTGTGTCGAGGGGATCTTCTTCTCTGGTGCATTCTGCTCCATCTACTGGCTGAAGAAGCGCGGCCTCATGCCGGGTCTGACCTTCTCGAATGAGCTCATCTCGCGGGACGAGGGGCTGCATACCGAGTTCGCCGTGGATGTCTACCACACGATGGAGTCACGTAGCGCCACCCGGATCCACACGATCATCAAGGAGGCCGTTGAACTAGAGAAGGAGTTCATCTGCGATGCGCTTCCGTGCTCTCTGATTGGCATGAACGCGAAGCTCATGTCTCAGTATATCGAGTTTGTTGCCGATCGTCTGGCTGTCCAGCTGGGCACACCGAAGATTTACAAGACTGTGAATCCGTTCGATTTCATGGATCTGATTTCACTGGAAGGCAAGACCAACTTTTTCGAGAAGAAGGTGTCGGATTATTCGCGTCCGATGGGAAGCAGTGAGCTGCGGTTCGACGAGGAGTTCTAAGAGTTCCCCATCGGCAGATCGTTTCCAATCTGGTCTGGTTCAGGTGTAACGTCGTCGCCTCCTTGTGTAAACATGGCGTAGCTAAAGGGAGGCAGGAGTGTCTCGGGCTTCTCGGGTTCTTCAGACGACGGATACATTGTAAACCTCTCACGACTGAAGAACGAGATCAGTAGAATTGTAGCTAAAAGTGCTAAGGCGTACTTGAACGACTTCTTCATTGTGTAGTGGGTGGAAGATTTCTAAGTGAGTGATAATGGAAGACCCCGGAATCATAGCATATTCTCAGATTCCAGCTGGATGCGAGTTCCTTGATAAGACTGAGCCAGACACTCGACCCCTGGGAACATTCGCACACGGTACAAGGGTATGCATGCGTGAAAAGGGGAAGTTCCTGAAGGGTACTATTCGGCAAGACGATATCGTCGCGAATGGCGGTTCAACCCCGTTCCTTTCGGTGAACATTGAGGAGGCGTATCGAGGGGACAGGCCTAGTCGAGAGTTCGCATTCTTCAGTCGTCGTGATATTGCAGTTATTCAGTCAGACGAACCTACCACTGCGGGTTCAGTAAAGAAGCGTGTTACCCGCCGGGGTCGTAAACTGGTGATCACCCGTCGCAGACGGACTCGTGGGCGGAAGCTTCACCGGTTTCGCAGCCGCCGCAGTCTGTGAAACGAGAAGAGCCAAAACAAGAAGAGCAGCCAGAACGTACAGAATGCGTGACATTTGTTAGTGAGTGATATTTACTTCGTTCCACTTACAGTATTCCTGTCGTGCGACAACATAAATGGATGCCCTTTCGTTTGATCCTATGATCGGCGCAGTCGCCCTGGTCGGCACTGCTGTCTTCGCACTGGCCGGTGTAGTTGCGTGGCTCTACTGGCAGCAGACCAAGCTTTTCACGAACATGAACAGTCTCGTAAGCGCATTCTCGGAGGTGGTGCAGCAGCTCCCCCAGCAGCGCCCCGTGGAACCCGCCCCTCCTCCGCCGGAAGCAGAGGATGACCGCGCATCTGTCGACGACGAAGAGGATGGACAGTCGGAGAAGGTTCCGGCGCCCGAGGTGGTCGATGGCCCCCCGGCGCCGCTTGATACGGATACGCTCGAGTCTAAGACGAAGAAGGAGCTGCAGGATATCCTGACGAAGCGGGGGATCCCGTTTGGAAAGGCAGACTCGAAGACGGTATTACTGTCGCTACTGAAGGCAACGGCGTAGGCCTTCGCAACCAGCTCAGTCTGAACGGCTGAACCGGTACATTGGAGACGCAATCACAGGGCATTTACAACTTACCTGGATAAACAAACAATGAAGGTCGTTTCGTTCGATATTGGTTTGCGAAACCTCGCCTATTGTGTCCTCGAAGGAACATCTCGAGCCGATGTTCGCATCGTAGACTGGAATATCATTGATATTCTTGGAGAGGCGGCGGGGGTCGGATCGATTCACTGTCACAAGTGCAAGACGGCCGCACGATATGAACATGCATCAGATGGAACGTTCGCGTGTGCACGTCACGTTCCAAAGAAACAAAAGAAGATCACCAAAGTTGAACTGAACAAGAAGACCGTGAACCAGCTCCATGAGCATATGAAGGAGCTCGGCATCACGTCAGATGCAGAGAAGAAAGTGGACTTGATTAAGCTGGTCTACAATCATCTCAAGCAGAATACATGGAAGAAGTGTGTATCTTCAGCCACACAGGGTTCGTGTCTCGATTTGGCTCCGGACATTATTCGTAGTCTTGACCGGCGATCAGAGTCTTGGAAGGGGGCGGACGTGGTGTGCGTAGAGAACCAGATGGATCGGCGGATGTTCGGAGTCCAGGCGATGATCCAGATGTATTTTTCGTGTCGGGGATTTCGGTGCGTGGGAGTGTCGGCAACGCACAAGCTGTCAAACATAGTGACTGTGGAAGATTCGACCGCATCGTATAAAGGTCGCAAAAAGACAGGCATAGCTCATGCATTCCAACTCGTTCCTGCAGGGAATCAAGCTCATTTCGCAGCACATCCGAAGAAGGACGATTTGGCGGATTCATTTCTTCAGGGTTTGTGGGTCTTGGAGCATACGAAGTAAATGCCTTGTCGCGTTCCAAGCTTACGAAACAGACCCGCAGGAGAAGTAAATGGAGACGGATCTCCTCGTGAACCCCCGACTCGTGGGAGGCGGAGTCACCAATCTTGAATCGATCGACCTCCCCACCCTGGATTTTGCTGACATTGGTGGCGGAACGGAAGCCCCTGCGCCGACACCCGGTCCTCGTCTTGTTCCGACATTTGAAGAGACGGGGCCGACCCAGATGGGGGGCATGGCCAACCTCAATGCTGAGCCCTACATGACACCATCTGCACCGATGCGCATGTCGGACGACCATGTTCTTCGTGAGAAGTACGACCTTCTCCGCAAGTTTGAGCGTCTTTCCAAGATGGGAGTCCCGATGCGGAAGCGCTTCACCATCGATTCGCCGCTCGACGAGATGAAGCTGGAGCTGGAGTTTATTCGTCGCGAGAAGTCCATGGATTCCACGATCAAGCAGTTTTCTGAGTGGTTTGTTACTGGCATGTCTGCCGCCGAGTGGGGGTCAAAGAATGTCCCCATGGTCAAGGCATTCGGTCTACAGCTCGACGGTCTGTCTGAGGCTGCTCAGATGAACGTTGTGGATCTTGAGGATGATTTCGAGGAGCTCTATGACCTGTATGGTGAGAATATGAAGATGCACCCGCTGGTTCGTATTCCGCTGCGTGTATGCATGATGGTCTACATGGTGCATCTGACAAATCAGATGGCACAGAAGGCACCCATCCCGAATATCCAGGACATCATGCGCCAGAACCCGGATATCGCGCGTCAGTTGGCGGGTGCGGCCATGCAGAATCAGGCACAACAGATGCGCGGAACCGCGAGTGTCCCGCCTCCCCAACAGGCTGCTAACCCTCTGGCCGGTCTGATGAGTTTCATGCAGCAGTCGGTACCTCCTGCGCCGCCGCCCAATCTGGTACCGAAGCAGCCGCCGCAGGATAAGCCTGTTCGCATCGGTGTCCAGCAGCGTCGCCCCCAGGCGCCTCCTCCCCCTGTTCAGCCATCGCCACCGCCTCCTCAGCAGCAGGTTCGTCCTCCCCCGGGCATTGATGAGCTTCTGAGGGATATCAAGACGAGTGTCGTCCAGCAACCGGCGAAGAAGGGGCGCGGATCCACAGGCAAGTCCGTGAAGATTAGCTTGTAAGGGAGTAATGTCCGATACCTCACCCAGTTCAGTTACAACTACAACCGAATCACCCGTGTTGGGTACAGTTACAGCTACGCGAAGTCAAAGACTGCCTATGACTCCAGCCGATATGGAATCATTAACAACTGCATTAACAAGAGTAATCACACTCACTAAACAGCAAAACGCTCTAACATCGCCGGGAGAGGCCTACACTCAGAAATCACTGCAATTCATAGTAGATGCAATCGCAGCTGCACAAAAAGAGCTTGACGCAGTCCAGACGAGATTGAAGAGTGAGAACAAGTTAGGCGGCCGAACCCGCCGACACCGCCACCGCCACCGGAAAACCCTGCGTAGGAAGTAAATGCCCACGCTGGAACAGAAGGCGGCGGCATTGCTAAAGAAAATCAAACAGGCCGAGGATGATTTGGGACGCACCAAACACGCACATGCATGGACCAGCGATCCCAGTCTGAAGCGCATCAAGCCGCAGGACCACGCTGCTCACGTAGAGAAGCTCAAGAAGAAGGTTGCGGATCTGAATGAGAAGTATCGCAAACTCGAAGAGGACTCTCGCACTCATGGCGGAACTCGTCGCCGTCGTCACAGCCGTCGCCACCACACACGTCGGCGTTAAGCTTTAACATAGTTCACAATCACTAACAATGATCCGAAACGTAACGGAATCACAAAAGAGACGGGTTGCGGGACGCCAACGGTTTAAGTGTGCCGCATCTATTCTGGACTACACATGTCCATTGAAAGGAGAACCTTTCGATGAATCTGGTTATGAGATCGACCATATCAAAGAACTCAGAGATGGAGGCAGTAACGACCTCGAGAATCTACAAGCACTGTGTATCATGTGCCACCGAGTCAAGACGGTTCGGATGACGAGTGCGATGTCTAAGAAGGAAACGTCGAAGATGGAGGTAAAAAAAGAAGCACCAATGCCCTTTTCCGAAATTCTTGACAGGTATCGCTATCAACCCAAAGTGCCACAGCCACGTCTATTGTGTCATCATTGCCACGATCAGCACAGAGGATCTGTTCGGAAAGATGATCGTGGGCTGCTTTTCTGCTCGCGGCATAATAGAGGATCGTGCGAATTCTTGGGATGTATCGGGAAGTCAGATGTCCATGCAAGAATAGTTGGTCCGATTATGATTTGGGATAAAAACGGAACTCGGGAAGTCAAGCGATAAATGAAGTAAAAATGCCGATTCTCGAAGCCCAACTCGCCAGGGCACAGAAGGATCTCGCAGCCTTTGGAGATGCGAAGCCTTCGATGTTCTACTTGTTTCGGCGGCGTCGTGCAGACCAATATCACGACAGGGATACACAACTTCGTGGTCTCAGGGAGCGGGTGAGCCACCTCCAGCAGCGGATTGCGGCGAGAAACGAGCAAGTCGAGCTTCACGCAGCTGCTGAGGCGTTAATGCAGCTGTCCCTTCATGACTTGACCCAACAGATTGCCCTTCCAACTCACACATCTGTACCCACTGCTCAGACGTGATCTTCTGGAACGTCTTCAAACAAATTGAGACATCCTTCGGTGTCTTCTTCCCCATGTGCCGACAGTAGTCACAGTTCGTCATGACAATGTACTGCCACCAGGGTCCCGTTCGCAGCACCAGAGCGTAGAAGGTGGACAGCTGCTTCCACGTCACTACATTTTTCTTGTGGCTCACATGCTTCTTGTACTTACACTGAATCGCATAGTACTTACCGTCACTCTCCGCCACGATATCGATTCCGACATCCGGGCGTTTGAGGCTTAGTTGAGTCAGCAGTTCGTCAGGTACGTCCTTCAGCAGCCAGACGTTCTTCAACTTACGGACATGCTTGAGATACTTGACGCAGAACTCCTCGAAGACATCACCGCGAACCTTCTTGTTGTCACGAGTCCGCATCTCAGTGAAAGTGTGGGCGGGTTGTTCATACCACTTTTGGCATTCAGTCAGGAACAGGTCGAAGAGGCTAGTGCCGTCGGGGCGTTCGCGAAGAAAGAGAGCGTGGAGATCCATGGTCGTGCGCTCTACTTGCGCTGCGTACCCGTGTTTCCGTTTTGTGTGAATAACTCTGGGTCATTTGTGTAGGGTCCCCACAACTTCCCTTTCGACCCCTCCCTGAATCCTTCGACAGGGTGTGACCGCGAGATACCCATGGACAGAACTACGAACCCTCCCGTGAGAAGCAGGGCGTGAACAAAATCGCGAGTTCCCATGTAACACACCGCGAAGATGGCAACGCGACGCACAAAGATGTTTCGCTGATACTCGTCTTCTTTGGAACTGAACTCATCGACAATGTACCTAGAACCTACATTCATAAGCATCATCATGATGCCTAGGAACAGGAGGTCGATTTTTATTACGGGTGGCGTAAGTTTCATTGTTTATGTGCGAGAGATTTACATTGCACCGGTCTTCGGCTTCGTGGAGTGATCGGTACCAGATCCCGGGGTCACCATCTTTCCATCCTTATCCTTCTCGGCATGCTCGTACGACGGGGCGGCCTTGAGGAGGGCGACGGCAAGGAGGAGAGCCGGGAGCTCATTGTGCTGCTTCCAGAGCCAGGCAACAAAGCCAAAGGCAACAGCCTTGCCGACCTGGGACTGAACCAGGAAACCCAGCATCTTGGGCATAAACGCAATGAGGGCAACGAGACCAACGACAACTACGAGTTCGGATGTGCCAGTGAGCTTCATTTGTAGTATCGGGAGCATATTTTTCTACGGGGGGAGAATAATGGCACTGGTGTGCACAGATTTAACCGAGGCTCATGGTTCGCCCTTCAAGGTTGTGAATCTCATGGCAACCCCCGCCGCAGCTCCTGGAAATTCAAAGAAGGGTGTTCAGGCAGTAGTCGAGCACATGCAGACGACCCTCCCGCTCGACACGAACCCCGCGACGTCGAACTTTTCCGCTCCTCCGGTGGTTGCGGCACAGGCGCAGATGACGAACCAACCCGACAAGCTCAATCGTATTCTTGCCCTCGTGGAACAGAATAAGACCGGGTATGAACCCTCATCGGGTAAGGATATGTTCTTGTATGTTTTAACAGGCGTCGTGTTTCTATTCACGTTTGACACATTCGTCACGCTCGGACGGGGGATGCGCTAAGCCGTATTACCTTGGAACTTCGGCGTGTAATCTGCATTATCCAGTCGAGTCTCGAAGGATGATACGTCCTCAAACACATTGTCAATATACTCGATCTCAAACGTGAATGTATTCTCGGCGGGACCGAATGTAATGGGAGCCGTCATAGGATTTGTAGCCGACACAGAACTCAGCGGGAGGTGGCGACGAAGAGTAATGTGCATACGATCCAGAGTTCCAATCGGTGGATTGTAGGTCGTGATGTTCGGTGCATACGACATGTCGTTGTAGTAGATGGCCTGAGACACCACTGCCTGTCCAGACGCGTTGTTGATCGTGATAGGTCCACTGTTCACGTTCAATGTTTCGAAAGCTCCTGTTGTACCGGTAGACGGAGATGCTTGAAGAATCTGTGTCGTCACATTTGCACCTGCGTTCGATAATCCTGAAATTGCCAGATACTGCCCAGTTACGAAACTGGTTGTAATGGTTGTTGAATAAGCATACTGAAGATTATTCACGATCATCGTTGAGTTTGATGTAGGTGTTATCGTCCCAGTGAATGAAGTTGTGACACCAAGAACCAACGATGTAGATGACGGCACTGATGTAACGACTCCTGTCAAGTTCGCAGGAGTTGTGCCAACATTCGAAAATGTCAGAGTTTCACCAATACTAATATAATGAGGAAACGTGAAGGTGAACGTTGGGGTGGTAGTAGTGGCGTTACTGACAGTAAGAGTAAACGCAGACGTCAAGTTGAAATTAACTGCGGTAGCCGATGTTCCCGATCCTCCGATCGTAGGATTGAAAACTGTGATCGTATTTGATGTAGAAGACAAGACGTTAAAGTTTCCGTTGTATCCTGCGGCGTTAGGATATCCGGAGTTACTTGTAAATCCTGCAAAGTTTACACTAGATCCAACTGGGATCGGGGTCACTGAATTAGTTGATGTATAGGTTGCTGTTACACCGTTTGCATTAGATGCAGCGACAGTAAAATTTCCAAGTCCGACTGATGTTGGAAAAATCGATGTTGGAGCATTCAACGCAGTAAATATGCGATTGCCTACATTGACGATCGTTGAAAAGGTGTAGGCTGCACCTGTTGCCACCACGGGGCGGTCGTTGAGAATCTTTGCAAACGCAGAATCCACGTACCCAGAGCGATCGGCACCTGATGCACACTCATCGATGCGATTCAGCCCCTCGATGCCCATCATGATATAGGTATCGGACGGCTGAACTCCAAGCAGGGCTGCGTTCATCAGGCGGATACGCGTCACCTTCTGAAATGGCCGCGGAAAGTAGACTACATAGTCTCCAGGATCCGATGATGCAGCACCACCATTGACACGCACATACTTGGTCGGGTCACGGTCACGAGAGTCCACCGTGATCGTGCGATAAGCCTTCCGCAGAACTGGCCGCGGCCGACTGGTCGTTACCAGAACTCCGTTGCGATCAAAGTTCATTGTCTCTTACGACGGAATGTTTTTCCCTTACGGGAACGGCGTCTCCTTCATTGTTCTTCTGCGTTAAAAACAAACCATGGGAGACTCTGGAGCAACAGATATCGGGAATAATGTGACATGGACGATTGTGCTTGAGGACTATTTTGCCCAGACGGGTGAGAAGGCGAACGGTCTCGCGATTATGCACAAACGTGCGGAGAGTATCTTTACTCGCCGCAAGACCTACATTGACCTGCCGGTGATCGTTGGTTCAGGCGCAGTTGCCTTTCTGAATGCCGGTTCGTCTTCGCTGTTCACAGATCATCAACTCGCCGCCACTGCGCTTGGCGTGGGATCCCTGGTTATTGGTATTCTTAACACAGTTGGTACGTACTTTGGATGGGCTAAACGGGCAGAGGGTCATCGCATGTCTAGTATTCACTATGCGAAACTCTACCGCTTCATCAATGTCGAACTGCGACTCCCTCGCGACCAGCGTATGCAGCCTGGTGATTTCCTCAAGTATGTAAAGGATCAGTATGATCGGTTAGCTGAGCTGAGTCCCTTGATCCCTGGATCGATTACGTCGACCTTTGCCAAGCAAATGGAAAAGTATAAGGACATCTCGAAGCCTGAGGAGACCAATGGTCTGAATAAGATCAATATCTTCGTGGACTCGGCTCATGAGCTTGAGGGTGCACTGAGCCCGTTACCGCCGCCGCCTGTGCTGCACACGCCGCCTACAAAGGCGGCAACGCCATCTTCGTAACGCGATATTGGCGCTTCTTGTATAGACCATTTCGCATGCCGAACTGTCGCCTGAACTGGGGGTCAACGATGTCCACAATGAGCGGGTGAACGACACGTCCCTTCTTCTCTACACGCAGGATACGGCCAACAATCTGATCAATGTCCGGACGAGGCGTGGCCATCACCAGTGTATTCAAGGTAGGGACATCGAATCCCTCCTTGCACATACTGTACGTCGCAATCAGAATGGCCTTCGTCTTACAGTACTCGGTTCTCAGCTCTGGCTTGACGGCTGTGCCCAGAATACACGCAGTCTCACGCAGCTCCGGACTCAGCCCCGCCAAGATGTCTTGGCAGTGCTGAACTCGATCGGACAAGACCAAGATCTGTCGACCGCCTTCGCTAATGTCTTCCAAGATTCCACACAGCCACTTCGTGCGGTCTTCGCAGCCTGTCAGCTTGTTGACCATGATCGGGACGGATACCATTCCCTGCGAGGACATGACAATCTCGTTGAATTCAGGGTCGTCGTTCTTGTACTCGTAGACCTCTACATTGACCTGGGTGTCCACTGAGTCACCGGTTTCTGACTTGTATAGTAGCGGACCAAGGAACCAGTGAATCGCATACATGAGCTTGTCCTTGCGGTCAGGGGTCGCAGACAGCCCAAGCATGTACTTCGATGTGACCTTGGGCAACGCCTGGACAAACACCTCAGAAGCAATGTGGTGACACTCATCAACGATAACCAGACCGATCGGTCGGAACTCGTCTGCATTTACTTTCTTTTGAACAATTCCCTGGATCATTCCAACCGTGATGTCGTGAATTGATGTGAAACTCGGGATAATGTCGACCAGACTATCAAGATTGGGTTCCGAACCGACTATCTTTGCAAGATCTATAAGTTCATCTGTCTTGATGTTCTTCAGTAGCTTGAAGTTGGGCGTAGTGTCGCCGCGTTTGTATTTCATTACCCCCTCGTCAACTCGGATTGTGAAATCTCTGATAAACGTATCACACGAGGTGTCCTCGTTTCGGAGTCCGATCCGAGCATTGGGCAGGAACGCCTTTACTCGATCAATCCACTGGTCGCGGAGGAAGGTATTGTGGACCACAACAAGGGCAGGAACTCGCAGACGAGATGCGATATACAATGCACAGACCGTCTTTCCTCCGCCGGTGTGCAACGAGATGATCCCATCATGGGGTTCAGGCAATAGGAAGGAGTTCACGACGGGAAGCTGGACAGGCCGTAGACTGCCAGTGAAGTCCCAGAACCGCCCAGATGTCTCCGGAACATCGCGAGTGGTCGTAGGTATGCCGAAGCGTTCGATACCAAAGTGCTTAGGCACGTAGAGGTGGGTTTTGGTTTCGTGATACACCGGATACTTCGGCTGAGCCATCGGGTTCACGAAGGAGAAGGGTCGGACAGTCAAAGCCTTTTTGAGTGCCAACTCCCGAGAGTCCTTGGGAAGTTGGTATCCATTGAGGGTTAACATTTGAATGTTACAATTCTAAGAAACTGTGCGTTCGTTTTACGACGAACGGTGGACAATGCAGTCGAAGGTCAGGTGGAGCACCTCATCGATCGACTCCATCACCCGAGAGCGAACGAGATCCTCGACATTGTACATCACAGCCGGGAACATCGCCGAGCTGATCTGGACACGGTCAAAAGGCTCGACGTCATCAACGAGCGCACGGACAATCGTCCGGGCATAGTGGCTGCAGCGGCTGCGCGGAAGAGTGTACTGGTAGCGAAGCTTCTTGGTACCGCTGAAGGTTGACGTGATCTCGACGACATCGGGATACGCGGGATCCGTCTGGAAGAGGATGATGTCGTCGGCGCTCTGCTCAGAGGTGCGAGTCACGTGGAGGGCGAGAAGGGTAGTCATTTGATAGTATCCCCTCCCTCCCGTCTAAATCGGTCCATCCCTGTCCATATCCGGAAGGTCGCGGTCGCGATCACGGTTGCCTTGTGCAGTGTGATCCCCATAATCACCTTCATCTACATTGCGATCATCGTCATCCGGTGCATCACGAGGGGCGCCGACGCCGACGTCTACATCGGGAATGATCTCCTCGAGTGGACCCAGTTCCCGTTCAATCTGAGCTGCAAATACATCACGGTCAGCATTGGTGATGATGAACGGAGCCATGCCTCGGTCAAGCAGATCCTTTGTAATCTGGCGCTGACTGTCCGTCATTTCACGTAGACGATCTGTGAAAAGGTGGCGTTCCTTGGCTCGGAGTGTATTGGTCTCTGTCCGTGCATCCTTGAGAGGTGCCATCAGTGCGAACAGTGCTAAATCCTTTTCGCGGAGTTCCTCGTATGCCTTTCGCTTGACTGGATCCTTCACGATGGTTCCAACAAGTTCCTTCAGGAACCCCTCCGTAATATCTCTCAACAAACTGGGTTTCTGCGTGGTGTCAATTGACGATACATCCACATTCATCTGGAATGCATCCTTCAGCCGCTGGATGATCATCAGGTTTGTTCTCCATGAATCGCCCTCAGCCTTTGGAATAGCTGGGAGACGAAGACGACGCTGAATGTCCTTGACATCGGGTACAGTGAGAGGAGGGAGCTGAACGTCAACTGGAGGAAGTGGTAGGGTTGACGGGCGTGGGCGTGTCTTGTCAAGGGGAACCACTGGTTGACGAATCACAGGAGGAACATCCGACGCCCAGACAGAGCGGGGGTTTCCGCAAGGTGGAAAGGATGTCACAGTGCCGAGCTTCTCAGGCGGCAGACGAACTGGGATTAGCCCAACCATTGGAGTTGGCGGTGGACGGATTTCAAATTCAGACTTGGCGCGAGTCAGTGGAGACTTGAACGCAGGAAGCAGCTTCTTGAGGATGGCGACCACACCCTTCCGGATCGCTGCCGGTTCGCTCAGTACGCCACGCATGACGGCAACGCTCGGTCCCTTGAAGGATGTCGGGTATGCCTCAAAGGTCTTGCGCAGAACTGTCATGAGACCATCGACAATGGTCGGTGCCTTGTCCGAGTCTGTATCGCGAGGGAATCCGTCCAGCTTCAGCGGCTGAGACCCGAAGGATCTGCGCGGAACGAGCTGGGGCAGGTGGGTCTGAAGCAGAAGCACTGTCGCTGCAAGTCCGATCATTCCCCGTGCTTTGCCATCACGGTCACGAGACTTTAGAGTGTCGGCCATGACTCGAGTCTCCTGCAGGACTGGAATCAACTGATCTTGAGAAGGGAGTAACTGGAGTAGTGAGATCAGGAGGAAGACTGTGGAATCAGAAGGATCGTTCACATCGAAAAATTCCTGAAGAGATCTCAACTTGGTCGTAAATGTCAGTGTAGAGTGCCCGTGAAACGTTTTCTCCTCCAACGCATCTGCATGTTTCAATAGACGCCCTTCCTCGGAAAAATCCTCCTGGTTCACCAGGACATCCTTATTGATTTCTTCGCCACACACCTTGCAGACTCGAGATCCGTCGACACGCACAGTCCACGTATCGTAGAAGGCCAGTCGGTCTGTTGCCATGTCCCCGTTCAGCATGGCAAGAGTGTGGTCGCATACCACAAACAGTCCTTCCGGATCCACGGTCACCTGCTTGGAGTGCGGTACATCGCGCGTGAGTAGCTTTACGGCCTTCAGCTTATCTTCGGGGAATCGCTGTTCATCCTTGAGAATGGCAACCACTTGTTCGCGAAGCTGCGAGATGCCTCGAGATACATACTTTTCGTACTTGACGCTCGATACAGTGGGTCGGCTCTTGTAGGCCGATGCCAGTGCCTTCCTGTACTCGATCAGCATGTCCTTCGACGTTGACTCTTTCCACTGTTCGCGATTCCGATATCCGATCTGATGGCGTTCCTGCTTGACAATGTCCAGTGGCAGACACTTCCGTTCATATCGCACGAACTTGCCCTTGTCATAGACCTCCCATTGCCGAATCACTCCATGGGTTACAAAGTCCTGAAAGGACAAGCCCAACAACTTGCATTGGTCTTCGTCTACATCGGGGAACCGAAGGTCGCCGAGCTCTGACACGGGTAACATCTCCACCGTTCCTGAATTCCCCGCCAATGACTGAATCATCTTCACCACAAGATGACCGCCATCCTCCTGACCCATGAGCCACCGCCGCGCAGCCAAGCCGGGAAAGTACTTGTTTCCGTATTCATCCGATATGTTCGAGGATGGAGGTGGGTTCGTCCCCTCTTTGAATGGAAGTTCAATGGGAGGAGGCATGACATCCACCACCTCCTTCTTAGGAAACCGCTGCTTCCACAAGTCCCACGGCACATCCTCCAGCTTTACATCGTAAATCTTGAGGTACTTGCGGCCTTCTCCATATGGATCCTGTGTGACGGGAACACCATGCTGCATGACTGCGTCCAGCTCCGGCACGACGTCACTCAGTGGCTCGGTTGTTTCGATGAACCGTGCATCGTTCGAAGCCAAAAAAGGGTGATCTGCCAGGGGATCCGGGATGGGAAGCGACCGTTTCTTAAGCCAGTATCCCTTGAAGGACACGAGATCTGCAGTTCCGTCCACAGGTACCTGCAAAATGTCGATACGTCCATCTTCGTGACGCCGTGTTCGGTTCATCTTGAAATTCGGAAGAACCCGAGTTCCGTTCTTTCCCTCTTCATCGACGAATGTGGTCGGAACATCAATCGGGTACGGGGTTCCTTCTGTTGCAAGATAGGGGAGAGGCAGGGCGGTTATCATGCGAGTATATCCGTTGGGCTGACGATAGGCTTCGTCTGTAAAGAGCGGAACCCACGTATCGTCAAACGCAAAGGTTGCATAGTCTAGTTCAGACATGAGGACAGGCTGAACCCATGGAAAAGAACGGAGGCTTTTCGGTACATTGACCTGATATCCCTCGGGTGCTTCGCTTACATATGTTTCATATAGGTCGCGCACCCGCTCGACTTCTTTGCTAATCTTTTCGATCTGTGCCTGAGTTGTCCGACCCTTGGGAACCATGTGTTCAAATGCATCCGTGACTTGTTCGTTTAACGTGTAAAATCGTACCTTTTCGTTTCGCTGAACTTCTTCGTCGAATTCAATCACATCTCCAATGAGTTCTACGTCTGTAGCCTCAAACGTCAGAAACTCGTTCTCCATTATACACCCCGAAGAACTGTTTCACACAGTGCCACCGCCTCCGTCTGAATGCGCTCCATCACTGCCTCGGGCTTGGCCTTGGTTCTGAACTGAAGAATCAGCTTGGCAGTCAGCGGGTGATCGATTCGGTAAGAGACATAGTCAACCAACCCTGCCGCATCATGCAGAATCGCCTGAGCCAGTGCACCGAGCGTATGTCCCTCTGTTGTGCTTTCCACCACATATGCCCCCGACTCATCCTTGGAAACGGGAAGCTTCACAAACTCCAGCACCTTCTTCTTGAGAACCTCGGTTGCCGTGTGCATCAGACTACGCGCCGACTGAACACCAATGCTCTCCACCGTGAAGTCGAAGTGCATCGGACGCTCGGTCTTTAGGTCGCGAACATACGACCGCTGAATAAGATGATTGTCAAAGATCCGCACATCCTCGCCCGGGCGACTCAGGATGAACGAGTCGCGGTCGGCCTTTGCCCGAATCTCATCAATGTGATTCCGGAACGTCGACACGCAAACCTGCGATGCACCCGTCATAGCCAGACCGAGGCCGCACTCGATGTGAAGTACCTCATTGGGCTTGAGGGTCAGGAAGTAGAGGGGCGTCTCCAGGTCTCGATCCTTGAGCAGGACGTTTCCGCGCGGACCCGCCACCACAAAGTCATCGGTCGTAACCTCGCGACTCTCGGGACTGGACATGAAGCGAACGGTTATCTTGGTGTCGCGAATCACATCGCCTTCCGATGCGGTTACACGGACGGGCAGCATCTCAACACGGTGCTTCAGCATCTCATTAATCATCTGCGATGTGTTCTCACGAATCACTACATCACGGATTACAACAGTCGGAATCTCAGCAAGGAGGATGCGGCGGAGTGCGTTGATGAAGGGGACACATGCATTCACAATCTCAAACGTCAGCCGGTAGCCGTTCAGCGACTCGCGAACGTTCTCAATCGAAGCCATACTTGTCTTACTGTTTCGTTCTTTTAGTTTCGTTTTTTTGACACGAACTCACAATGAGTCAGCAACCGATCTTATTTTACAGTAACCGTGATGGCAACAGTCGGCAGATCGTCGAGACACTGAAGGCCCTCAACAAGCAGAATCTCTGTCGCATGGTCGAGATTGAGAGTGTTCAACGGGCGCAGCTTCCATCGTTCCTCAAGAGCGTACCCACACTCTATCTTCCCGATACAAAGGATATCTATGTGGGTAAGGACATCTTCGGATACATCTCCAAGCCCGTGGCCGCTCGTCGCGAGGTACCGAACAATGCACCTGGGAAGCCGAACCCCCAGGGCGCACCTGCCACTGCAGCATCCGGTGAACTCGAGTCGTGGTCATTCGCAACTGCAAATGGTTTCTCGGACTCCTACTCGAGTTGGGATGGCAAGGCGAGTGCCGGGGATCAGCTGTTTTATACATATATCGGCGCCGAGCCTGTGGCGCCGGGACCTCCGGAGCCGCAGACGAAACAGAGTTATGATGGAGATAAGGGAGGACGCAATGAGGATGTTGCTTCCAAGATGAAGCGGCTCCAACAGGCGCGTGACAATGAATACAAAGGGATTACACGCCAGTAAATAATAGCATCCAATGTCGAGCAAGTCGAAGCTTCTGTCTCTATTCTTTGACCAATGGGAGTCCTTCTTTGATGAGCTTATTCGCGTCTTTCCCGACGACACTGACTTCCCCCGACTCAAGTCCTACCTCCGTATTGGCCGCACTGTCAATCCCAAGCGAGTCATTGCCGCAGTTCAGAATCACATGTTCCCCCACGAGGCACTTGTTCGTGCCAAGAATGCCGATTACTTCCTCAAGCACCCGTTCAACCAATACGAGGACAAGGAGGACATCTCCTATGTAATCCGTAAGGTGAAGAACCTGTGGTTTGAATTAAGTCCTCATAATCAGAATGCGCTGTTTGATTATATCATTCTACTCGTTGACCTTCTCCACAAACACCTCGAGACTGCGTAGTTCAGCAATACCTGCCTCTACATCATTGAAGTTCCGGAACAAGATCTGGTTCACCTCTGCGGGTGACCACTTATAATTCAGCGACTCGTCGGTCACAACGACCTCCGTGTCATAGAAAGAACACACCATCTCCTGGAGGACGGCTAGGCTGCACTTCTTGAAGTTGACAATCATGTCAATGCGCCCTGGACGGATCAGGGCTCGATCAATACGGTCGGGGAAATTCGTGGTAATCGCCAGAACACGCCCATTTGCCTCCAGGGTGCCATCGAGTAGATTGAGAATGAAAGAAAGGTCAATTACCTCCTTCTCCTCTTCCTTTCGATCAAAGAAATCATCCTCCTTCTTCTTGGTCTCTGGTTGGGGCTTCTTCCACTCTCGGCGCAGAACTGTGTCACCCATCGCATCAATGTCTTCAATCACATACAGTCGCTCCGATACAGGAATGACAAACTTCTCAGTCTGTACGCCATTGTAGACATGGATTTCATCGTTAAAGAACAGATGCTGTAACTGAGCCTTTGTCTTGATTTCAGAAAGCTGGACATTGACAATGTGGCGCTTCGCTTCATTTGCGATCGCCTTGATGCTCGATGTCTTCCCCGTTCCGGGCGGACCATGGAACATGAACCCAAGCGTGTATGGAATACCCTTCTGATCATACCAATCGCGGCGAGTGAGAAAGAAATTCACGCGGTCGCGAACCTGATCACGCTCCTCGAAAAAGACATTCTTGAATGTCCGATTCGTCGTGAACTTGGCCTTTGAGTAGACGAGATGCGTAGTGGGGAGAGGATTCTGAACACCCTTCGTCTTGGTCTGGATCATCTGATCAAAGTAATACCGGTGCGACCCCAGCTTGTTGGCCATGCGGCGCTCATAGTCCGTATTGCATGTGTCAACAAATGCCTGGAGGTGCTGTACATCATGCTCATAACAATACAGCTTGAACTTGATCATTTCAAGTTGACCGTCTGTGATCTTCATCTCCTGGAGCTCAAAATACACATCAGACTCCAGACAGACAGGCTCGTACTCGTTCGGGAGGTAATCGTGTTGAGACACCGCCATCAGGCTTCGCATGGCCGGAAGGGTCGTCACATACTGTACTACGGCATCCATGCGAGATGCGTAGATCCCCTGTACCGGCTGACCCCCGCGGTTCTGAGCCGTGACAACGCCGCGTTCACACGTAATTGAGGCGCGAGGTGTCTTGAGGATCGACTGGGGAACTGGCGGTCGGGAACCACTGCGGCGGGGACAACACCATGCAGATGCCCATGCCGACCATGTCGGATAGGTTCGCACGGCCAGATCAAACCCATTCAGTGCCATCAAGCTCATGAGGGGGCGTTTCCCTCCACCCATTTGCAGAGTCATCTGCGCCTTAATAAGATCGTTCACGGATTGCATAGTCATTCAACCAAAGGTTTGTGTAATACACTTATCGAGAGTGGCTCCCGTGGGATGAACGGGTTTCGTGCGACGAAGACGCAGCTCCTTCGATGCCTTCTCGACCGTATCCTGAGAGAGTGTAACATATCGCTTCACGTCGCGCACCGGGCCCTGCACATTCATGGTCGGCACATGGAGGCGAATCGGCGGAAGGGCAACGGATACAATGTCATCAGACGTTGCGAGGTACTCGCGAAACTGCTCAATGTCCAGTGGTCCACCAAACAGCCGAAGGGTGGAACGAGGCGGCGCAGGAGCCAACTCCTTCTTCGCATAGAGACTGCGGTACATGTCAGCCAACAAGCAGTGGCGAGTCCATCGAACTGTGTCCGAATGATGTGTATCCGCGTACAGATACGCCAGTCCACACTCGGGTGAGCAGAAGTGCCCTTCGCACGTATAGATATTCTCATATGCATCGTAGCTAATGGGGAGGACACAGGGCTTCCAACTGAAGCCGGAGCAGCACCAGAAACACGCAGCAGACCCGTAGGATGGCGACTTGACTCGCGTCAGAATCTCCTTCATAGTATCTGTGTTGAACCTCTCTCCGACCCGCGATGTCTCGACAGCGGAGAGAATGTCTGAATAGGATGTGGATCCCTGTTCCTGCGGAGCGGGTGAGCTTTCCTCCACCGGGAGCCGTAACGAAAAGACCACAGGGGCATCCTGAACTTGCTTACGCGGGGGCATTTACTTGTTGAAAGTCAAAGGTGTTTAAGTGCGATGGAGTTCCAGGTAGTTGGGGATGTACACTTTTCACCTTATTTTGAGAGCAAGGTTGATTTTTCTGATGTAATTAACCCGACCAAAAGACTTCTCTTAACAACAGGGGATATTATTCAACCATATTCGCAAACTGCTTACAATTTCTACATGTATTGTGCCAAAAACTGGGAGAGAACGTATGTCATGATGGGAAATCAGGAACATGAATCAACGAATAATGTGTTTCATTATTCTATGGACGAAATGGTTATTTTGATGAATAATTTGATTGATCGTATAAACCATGATATAGGATCAAAGAAACTCATTTTTATTCAGAATACCTTTTTTGATATCTCAGAAGAGTCGGTTCGTATCGTTGGATTAACATTATGGGCAGACGGTGCTATCAGAAATCAACTTCGCAGTACAACCCTAACCGATAGTATGGTTCAAACCATCTCATTTGATGATAAAACATTTCGTGCGCAAATTATGTCTGGTAACGGAAATGGTGCATCCGGAATGATGGGTCCTCTCCTTGTCTCTTCATGGCTTCCGTTTGAGTATCATAAGAATACGGAAAAGGCATATTCTACACTATCATACGAAGATCTTACCGTTCTTCAAAACAGAGAAATGAACTTTCTACGCGACATGTGTCAGGAAGCAAGTGCACTAGGGTATAAAGTTATTGTGTGCTCTCATTATGTTCCAACTGAATCGATTCGAAAGGAAAGTCCCATCATATCAGTTGAAAACGATTTTCCAATTAGTTTTTTCTGTAAGAATGTTGAGCACATGATTCGTAGCCCGATTGCTGCATGGGTTTGCGGGCATGTTCATCTTGAACAGACAGTGTATGTCAATGACATACCTGTGTATGTAAATTCGACTGGATTTACGCATACCCAAAAATAAACCCACTTCCTCCATTGTATGTGTATGATGACGAATACGCACTTGATATAAAAGAAGAACCTGCGCCACCACCGGCTCCTCCTCCACCACCAATAATATGGAGGCCGATAGACGATGCTCCCGATCCACCACCCCTGTATCCGCCTCCTCCGCCTCCGGAATATGCAGTGTAACCAGAATATGCCAGACCCACGCCTGCTCCTCCGCTATTGCCAGAACCTGCATTACCGTTCGCTAGCGAGTTATAATTACCGTTTTCACTCAATCCACCTAATCCTACGTTTGACCCTCCACCTCCACCACCATGGGAACTAAAATAAATGGCGCAAGAACAGGGTGGATTACAACAGATAAATTCGGTAACCGTGCCTCCGTCTGCTCCAAGATAAGCGGTTCCCCCGGTGACAGCCACAGTTCCACTTCCTCCGGCGGCTCCTCCGCCTCCGGCTAAATTATAGGCTCCTCCGCCTCCGGATGCAAAGCCTCCACCTCCGCCTCCTGCTGCTATTATGTTACCAACCTTTGCAGTGCCTGTATCGAAACTTGTATACCCTCCACCGCCGCCCGAATGTGTGTTTCCAGCACCACCGCCGTTTGCGCCTGCGGTCGGTGACCCTCCTGCACCACCTATCGTATAAGATATAGTCGTACTCGCCGGAACTGTGGCCGTTCCGTATATAAACGCACCCGAGCCACCTCCTGCGGTTGCACCCGAACCCGATGAAGCACCTCCTGCGCCTCCTGCAACTCCAAACGTAAATTGCAACGAGGACGCAGGCGAAGTCCATGATCCCGAACCAGTTGCTGTGGTCTTCCAAACGTACCTACTAGATGAATAAGGACTTGTATAGGTTCCGATGACAGATGCAACAGAACAAATGTAATTCGTTGCATCTGTAAGTGCGGAAAACGGTAATGTATACGTTGTTGTTGCAATTGAAGTAACAACAGTTGATCCATACTTGAACGAATAGGATCCACTTCCGATAGTTGCTGTCCAAGTGAACGTTACGTTACTCGATGTCGTTGCAGAAACTGCCAAGTTCGTAGGCGCAGTGGGTCCGGCCAATACACCACTGCTTGCTGCAAGTGTACTCTGTGATTCAGACCGAGTTGCGAGAACGAGCCCATAATAAGTAGTTCCACCTACCAATGGGGCTGTCTGCACACCCGTCGTTAAGATCGTCGTTGTACCTGACACAATTGCACCCGATGTCGAATTGTTAACAGTGTTTAGATACCACGAATATCCAGTGGGAGCTATACCGCTGGATGGAGCCGCCCAGGTGAAAGACCAACTGCTCAATCCTGGAATCCTAAGACTCACGCTGGTGGCTGCGTTGGCAATACCTACTGCACTTGACGTTTGTGTTGCACTATACGTACCCGTCGCCGTATTCGATGAAAGTGCACTGAGGTAATAACTGGTGCCAGGTGTTACTGTGAATGTTATTGCACCCGACGACCACAGGGTTGTCGGAACAGATCCTCCACTGCTTGTTCCCAAAATAACATAATACGACCCGGTTCCACCAGACACGTTTGGTGTGTACGCCGATGTTGTAATGGAACTCACTGTGTAGGTGGTTGGTGCAGCAGGGGCTGCGAGTTTCAATGTAGTAGATAATTTTCCAAGATATAGTCCCTCTGGGCGCTCGGCGTATATAACTGCGTGATAATTCGTATCCTGTGCTATCGCCGCTACACCAGTATACGGGGATGTGATATTTGCATTGCTCTCAAGCCACGATGCAGTGCCTTCATTCCAAAGCCCTCCCGAATAAAATGTAGGAGCAATTCCCGAACTAGGCGCAGTCCAGGATATTGACCACGACGATAAACTGGTCAATGTAAGAGTTGCAGATGCAGCTATATTAGCTATTCCGTATGCGGTTGAATTCTGAACTTGTAGGCTGCTAGTGTTACTCGTGGCATTAGATGAGTATGTAGATATATAATAGCTGTTTCCCTGAGTAAATGCTAATGACGTAGTGCCGTCTGCTTTCGTTGTAATCGCCGTCCCAGATGTCGCAGGTACCCAGCCTCCGGTTGTCGTTGTATCTCCTGCAGAAGTACCGACTGCAACTTGATACGATGTCCCGCCGCCGCTCGAAAGGGTAGGTGTTATTGCGTTCGTCGATAAGCTGATTTTTGCTACAGTTACAGTAGGCGTTGCGAGAAATGCCGATTTTCCTCCAAATGTAGTCATACTTAAGCTGCCGGATGCCGGAAAAGTCGAAGGCGTAACCGGAGGGGGGCGTGTTGTAGTGTTATACACCACTCCTCGGAGTCCATTCAGATTGTTGTTTGTAGGAGTTCCAAATACTTCAAATACACCATTGTTGGCACTGGCTGCCCCCGTTTTAAGGTGAATGTTTGTAGACGGGACGGTATTCCCCGACATTTACTTCACACCTTCATTTTTTCGGCAAGCTCTTTTACGGCTTCGATGAGCAGACCCACAATGTTACCATAGGACACACTCTTCGTGTCGTCTCCGTGCACGACCTCAGGTAACACTTCTTCCACTTCCTGTGCAATAACACCCACACTACGTTTTGTCTGACCAATACGTGTGAAGTATACGCCGCGCATGTTCTTGACAATATCCAGTGCATTCGAAAGAGTCACTATGTCGGTCTTCAGGCGACGGTCGGACGAGGCGGTAAAATCATAAGCATACATTGTTCCTGTCGTATAAATCGCATTACACGCGGCCGTCGCTGGCGCATTGACCGTCAGTGTATTTATATTCGTGCCTGTCGTGCCTGTCACCGTGACAGTGAGTGCACCGTTGGAAAGCCCTGCCGCACTTGTTGCGGTGGCCGCATTGCCTGTGCATGAACCCGAGCTACCCGAGCAGTTACCTGTCAACGAACCTGTAATCGCTCCGCCGTTGAGTGTCACACCACCAATGCTGCTTGAACCAGTTCCTGCGCTGATCGTTGTTACACCCGTAATCGAACTAGTTCCCATTGCCAATCCATTTGTGGCCGTGATCGCTCCGCCATTCAGTGTCACACCGCCAATGCTGCTTGAACCAGTTCCTGCACTGATGGTGGTTACACCCGTAATCGAACTAGTTCCCATTGCCAATCCATTTGTGGCCGTGATCGCTCCGCCATTCAGTGTCACGCCTCCGATCGAATTTGAGCCACCTGCACTGATTGTGTATCCCGAACCTCCCGATACACTTGGGGCATTCACCGTCAGCGTGGGTACGTTCACTCCGGTTGATTGACCTGTAATTGTCAGTCCAAATGCAGTCGTGGAGTTACACAGTGAGCCATTGCTCATCACCACACCACCAATCGTGCTATTGTTGATACTTGTGACGCCTGTAATATTACCACCGATGTTCAATGTGGATCCGTTCCATGTCAATCCGCTGTTTGCGTTCAGATGTGCAGTGTCCGTTGATGTAGTTGTGATCTGGTTTGCAACCGTGTAGTTGTTAATCTGCATGATTCCCTGGAGTCCCTGGAGTCCCTGTTGTCCAGTGGGTCCAGTTGCACCCTGGCCGCCCTGGATTCCCTGATATCCCTGAACACCCTGTGGTCCACCATAGGGGTTGTAGACAGATGCCTGGGTCGATGTAAACACCGAAGACGCACCTGTCTGTGAAGCACCAGCATATGCAACGACAACTAATTGATAGGATCCACCCGTCACGGTGTTCGTATAGGATGCAGGTGCGGGGGGGCTCGTGTAGTTTGTGGGTCCCACGACCGCTGCCGTTACTCCCCAGATGATCGAGTTTAGTGTGACTGTGTACGACTGAGCAGCAGGTGTGGTTGCCGCTGTCCAAGAGTAACTGATCGCATAGGAACCTGGTCCACCTGTTAGTATAGTTGTTGCGGTCACGCCACCGGGTGCACTCATCTTACTTTCTCAAAACGAAAAGAAGCCTGTCGAGTCCAACACAGTCTTACGCAAGATGACGGATCTCTCCTCAGCATACCAGCGCAAGACCCACCGTGAGCACATCCTCTCCCTCCCCGACACCTACGTTGGCAGTATCGAGACAACAAATGATGAGGTCTTTCTTCACACTGCAGATGCGTCCTTCAAGCCGGAGACCATTGCTGTCAATCCCGGGTTCTACAAGCTGATCGACGAGCTCCTGGTCAATGCCCACGACCATGCGATTCGTCTCCGTACCAAGAACTCTGCAGACCAGGTCAAGAAGATCAATGTTCTCTGTGATTCCCACGGCTTCACCATTGAGAATGATGGGGAGCCGATTGACGTCGCCGAGCATCCGGAGCACAAGGTCTGGATTCCCCAGATGATCTTCGGTGAGCTGCTGACCTCGACCAACTATAACAAGGACGAGAAGAAGCTGGTGGGTGGCAAGAACGGCTACGGTGTCAAGCTGGTCAATATCTTTGCAAAGGAGATGAAGGTGATTGTTCACGACAAGGCGCGGAAGCTCTTGTACGAGCAGACCTTTGAGGACAACATGACCAAGATTGGGAAGCCGAGCGTGACGACACCAAAGAAGAAGCCCGATGTCCTGAGCGTGGGTATCGGGTGGAAGCCGGACTTTGCGCGGTTTGGAATGACGGAGATCACGGACGGAATGAAGCGTCTGATCGAGCGTCGTGTCTGGGATCTCGCCATGACGCTGGGTAAGGATGTGAAGGTCACATTCAATGGTGAGCTGGTCAAGTGCCGAAGCCTGACAGAGTACGCCAAGGCGTTCTTGTCCGAGGGATCTGCAGTGGTGGCCGAGTCGCCCAATGACCGCTGGAACATCGTCATTGCCGACAGCCCAACGGACAAGCAGTTCAGCATGTCCTTTGTGAACGGTATCTGGACTTCAAAGGGCGGTACGCATGTAGATGCCATCTTCTCGCAGGTCGTGAACCATGTGGTCGAGTATCTCGAGACAAAGAAGAAGGTCAAGGTCAAGCCTGGTCTTGTGCGTGACAACCTGGCTGTGTTCGTGACTTCGATGATTGAGAACCCTAGCTTCACGAGCCAGACAAAGGAGTCATTGACGACGAAGCTCTCGGCATTCGGATCCAGTCCGAAGCTGAGTGACGACACCCTTAAGAAGGTGGTGTCCAAGCTGAGTCTGGTCACGACGATTCTCGAGGCACAGTCGGCAAGGGATGCAAAGGAGAACTCAAAGACCGATGGCAAGAAGCAGAGTCGCATTAACGGTATCCCCAAGCTGGACGATGCCGTTCTCGCGGGTACGAAGGATTCGGCCAAGTGTACGCTGATTCTCACCGAGGGAGATTCCGCAAAGGCCATGGCACTGAGCGGTCTCAGCCAAGAGCAGCGCAAGACCTTCGGTGTCTATCCACTCAAGGGCAAGGTGCTGAATGTCAAGGATACGTCGGACTCCAAGGTTGAACAGACCAAGGAAATCGCCGAGCTGAAGAAGATCATCGGACTAACATCGGGGAAGAAGTATACGAATGTCTCTGACCTGCGATACGGTTCGGTTATGATCATGACCGACCAGGATCTGGACGGTAGTCATATCCGTGGATTGCTGATCAATCTGTTTCACGAGCTGTGGCACGAGCTGATTGCCATTCCGGGGTTTCTGACCTACATGGCGACTCCGATTGTCAAGGCGACACGCAGCCGCGGGGCTGGGGGCGTGGAGACTCGTGTATTCTACTCGCAGTACGAGTACGAGCAGTGGCGGAAGGAGAATCCGTCATGGAAGGTGAAGTATTACAAGGGATTGGGAACGTCCACGCGCGACGAGGCCAAGGACTACTTTGCGAAGGTCAATGCAGTCAAGTTTGATTACACGGCGGAGTCGGATCCGGCGATTGATCTCGCGTTCAACAAGCAACGCGCAGATGACCGCAAGGAGTGGCTCAAGACCTATGACCACACGGCTCTGGTTCCTGCGGGGAACAAGGTAAAGTACGATGAGTTCGTTCACAAGGATCTGATTCACTTCAGCTATTACAATCTTGAGCGCTCGATTCCGAGTGTGATGGATGGACTGAAGACCTCGCAGCGGAAGATTCTGTATGCTGCCTTCAAGCGGAACCTTACCCAAGAGATTCGCGTTGCGCAGTTCGCAGGGTATGTTTCGGAGCATACCGGATACCACCACGGCGAGGCTTCGTTGAACGAGACCATCGTGGGGATGGCGCAGGATTTCATGGGAGGCAACAACATTCCATGGCTGGTGCCGCAGGGGCAGTTCGGTACTCGCATTCAGGGCGGTAAGGATGCGGCGTCTCCGAGGTACATCCACACCTACCTCCAACCTAAGGTTCGAATGCTAGTTCCGGCCGCAGACTTTGATGTCTTGACGTATCGTGATGACGATGGACTGGCCGTCGAACCGGAGTGGTATGCGCCGATTCTGCCGATGCTACTGGTGAATGGTGCTCGGGGCATTGGCACTGGGTACTCGACGTATATTCCTCCCTGCAACCCAACCACAATCAAGGAGATGTTGGTCAAGTATCTCCGTGGACAGGGTACACTGACAGACGTGCAGCTGACGCCATACTTTGAGGGATTCAAGGGAACCTACACGATGGACGGCGTGGTTGGAGTGTATCGGCACGAGAAGGAGGAGTTTGTTGTCACTGAGCTGCCTCCCGGTACATGGACAGCTGATTACCGCGAGTGGCTAGAGAAGGAGTTGGCAGAGGGGCGTATCAAGGATTTCAGTGATACGTCAACGGATCGCGACATTTGCATCCGGATCAAGGGGATCGAGGAGGCTGCGCTCGTCAAGTCGCTGACCACCAAGATCAAGACCACGAACATGCATGCCTTCAATGCAAAGGGTGTCATTGCCAAGTATGCGACTCTGAATGACATTCTGGTCGAGTATGCGCAGGTACGCGAGGCACTCTATGAGACGCGGCGTCTCCACCAGATTGATAAGCTAGAGAAGGAGGTTCCGTATCACGAGGATATCGTGCGCTTTATCGAAGGACAGTGTCTGGACAAGCCGGTTCCGGATCTGAGGAAGAAGACCAAGGCAGAATGCGAGGCACTCCTCACCGAGCACAAGTATTCGCATCACGCAGAGATCCTGCGGCTGCCTGTCTCCAGCTTTACGGCAGAGGTGATGGCGAAGCACCGTGCAGATCGGGAGAGTGTGCTGAGTCGTTTGGAGCTGTTGCGGGGAACGACTGCTCGTGCACTTTGGACGGTTGATTTAGAGTCGTTGTAAACAACAAGAAGTATGGATTACCAAGCGCTCTTACAGCAGATGGACAAGGCGTCGTCCGGAAACTATTCATATTCACCACCTACACCCGTTACAGCCCGTGCCGGAATTCAATTTCAGGGCGACATTCGATTTGCAGCAGATGATGGTGCGCGAAACGATGCACAGGCTGTACAGGCAACACCAAAGACAAAACCAATGAAACACTACGTTGTTGTTGATACGTCTCACCGTAATTGGATTCTTCAGCCGAATCCATACAGCAACCTCGTGTATAGCTTCGGCGTTCAGTCTGTCAATGGCTCGAATCCACCGGTCTATACAAACAATTCTTTTGTTCCTACCTTTGGGTTCGACTCAAGTGGAAACCCGAATACCTTGCCTGGGCGGCCGAATACGGTCGGGTGGTACCTGCCCGTTTCAAACGGCCAGTCCAACGTTTTTTATCCGGCATACAACAGCTCCCTTTCTCGTGGTAACTTCATTGCCTACGACACGGGATACACGGTGATTCCATCTGGTCTTGGGTTTGGTAGTGTCTTCTTGCCCTCGAACGTCCAGTCCATTCGCCTTGTTCGCGCACTTCTCCCCCAGAAGCAGTTCTTGAGCGTTCCGATTCTGGTTACGTCTGGAAATACCAACGACCCAGTGTTCGGCCCATCGGGTACACTCCAAGCATCTCTCGTCAACACCCCCCATTCCTCCTTCGCAACCTACCCGTATCTCCTCTTCAATTTGAACGAATATTACGGCAAGTACGTGGGCGGGAACGAATCAATGCGTCGTGCATTCTCTATCATGACGCAAAAGACACGCACACAGAACACATTCACATCCAATGCACTGGGTGTGCAGTACTATGACTATGAGCCGTGGAATGAGGAGGCACTTGTTCTGCAGAGTCCGATTACCTGCCTCAATCAGATCAAAATCACAGTTACGGATCCAATTGGAAATTCATTCTCACACAATGACGGCCTCAATATCATTCTTATTCAGACCGATTCGAACGGTCTGTTTCTAAAGTGCATCACGGGAACAAGTCAGTATTTCAGCAGTAACGATCTTCGTGTGGGAGACCGCATCGTGTTTGACCCGGCCACATTGTCCAATATTATCAAGTCGCCGCTATACGCCGCGAACCCAAACAAGGTTTCATTCGCAAATGCCCTCAGCAGCAACTCCTATCCCATTCTTCAGCTTCTCGATTACGTAAAGGATTCGACTGGACAGTATGTTGCGCGGTCAGCAGGAAACAACACGCTTCGGACAACGTCGTACGCTCAGTCATTCAACGGATTCATGATTCCAAACTTCCTCGCCACCTCGGCAGACGGGAGTGTGACCCAAGTATATCCAAATGCACCCGATCCGAACATCTATTCCATTTTCCAGTTTCCGGTTCAGTACAGTTTCAACCCGGCACAGTATGCATCGAATCTCCCGTTTATGAATGCATCTCTGCAGCCCACGTACACGTTAGAGTTGACGTGCCTTGAGCCAGACACTGGAACACTGGGGGGACAGATCACACAGTAATTTCCTTCCTCTACACAAATGTCGTCTCTCGTGCAATACTGGGTCAGCAGTTTGGCCGACTTCTACACGGGTACGGCCATTCCCAATGCCCCCAAGCACACGGGGCGTCTTCCACTGTCCGACAGCGAAGAGAAGCTCCCAATCCCCCGTGGAACACTCTATGCAATGAATGAGCCGATGATGCAGCCCCGTCTGATTCAGGAGCAGATTCAGTATCGCCACAACAACACGCCCCTGAACACGGTGTTCTTTGGTGAGGCGAATGTTCAGAATCTCCAGCAGAAAATCCACAGTGCTGTTCTCGAGATGAGCAATGGTGAATATGATCTCAGTCCGCAGAGCGAAGCGGATCTACTGATTATCATGCGCAGCTATTACCTGCAGTATGCCCAGAACAATCCCGACAATGTAGCTCAGGAACTCGATCAGCTGAACCAGCGCGTAGTGGCGTTTGCATCGAACCGTATCATGGTAGAAATTGTAGCCTACAAGCGCTACCGCAAGGACATTCTGGATTTCCCCGAGCCGATTGAGCACCCCAAGGACATGCATATCTTTGGTACGCGTACCGGAGAGCTGAAGAGCTTCTTTTGAAGGAAGTAATGATCCGCTACGGTGACCGAGTGTTTCTCCACGAAGGATCGAGATGGTTTATCTGGGAACCCTCCTGGAAACTATATCGCCCGGTTGATGGTCTGCAATGGACAGGCACTGAACTCCGACTAGATGACAAACTCTATTGCACTGATCCACTGGATGATCTCTACGGGTTCGGAACGGAGCGAATGTACACGCGCTGTTTCAATCTGAGCCAGAACTTTGCCGATGTGGAGAATGCGAAACCTGTTCCCTTTCTCACCATTGGGACACCTGAATGGTTTCGCGACCGCCCGGTGGCATTGACTGCATGTGCGCCGAGGGATGTCGAGTCTTGGAAGCGTCTCAAGCTCCGACGCCGTACCGTGCGGCGTCATCCGCGTCAGACATTTACGAAACGGAACACCAAGTAACATAATGCGAGTGAATTTTATCGGAACCTTCGGAAAGACTACAGGTGTCTCGCAAGACGTCTCTATTCTTCACGGACTCGTCGCGCACGTATTGGACAAGGATGCAAAGATCCGCCATGTACCTCACCGTTTCCCCCAGTGTCCACAGGCTGAGGTGAACTTTTTTATTGAGGTTATCAATCCAGCTCTCTTCATCTACGCCGGTCGCAATATTTGGATTCCGAACCCAGAGTGGACGTACAAGACATGGGAGCCCTATGCACGAATGGTCGATGAGATCTGGGTCAAGACTCAGGAGGCTGCGGATCTCTTTGAGAAGTGGGTACCGGCCGAGAAGGTCAAACTGGTAGGATGGACTTCGATCGACAAGGAGTACCCCACTCTGGGAAGTAAGGATCCGAACAAGGGGATTGTTCCTGTAGGTAAGAACGTTTGGCGTCACCCCAAGCCGGTTCTCCAGGCATATACGCGAATCCTTGAGCAGACACCTGATGTGTTTCCGAAGCTCCCCCATCTGACAATTGTCCACTCTCCCGACCATGTGCCTATCGGCGAAGTACCCGATGCTCTGAAGTCTAAAATTACAATTCGCGGAGAGGTCATTCCCGACGAGGAGTATACGCAGCTCCTGCACACATGTGGATTGGTCGTGTGTACATCTGCGGCCGAGGGGTTTGGTCACGCAGTGAATGAGGCTCTTTCGAGCGGATGCATTCCGATCCTGAGCCCTATTCAGCCATTCCGTGAAATGATCAAGAATGCCCTGTGGGTTTCAAATGCGAAAACGATGGATCATCCTCAGTGCATGGGAATTCTCGAGGATGTGGACGTAGACTCTGTGGTCGACGCATTGGTCGTGTATACGAAGCTAACTGCAGAGGAGCGTCGCACCATGACAATGGACAGTCGTGAGTGCTACGAAGACCGTCATGAGATGTTCGTGAAGGCCATGCTGTCTCGGCTTGACCGTCTCTTTGCGGGAATGCCGGAGTATTCGCTGGAGGAGAAGTTCCCGAAGGAGGCAGATCTTCCGCCGGTTTCTATCATTACCATTACTCGTGACCGCCGCCCGTTCATTCCTCTGGCTAAGTACGGGTTTTTAGCACAGACATACCCGGAGCATCTCCTCGAGTGGGTCATCGTAGACAGTGGTAAGGATCCGATCAAGAATTTGATCACGGATCTCCCCAATGTAACCTATGTATTGGTCGACGAACCTCTGACCATTGGTGAAATGCGGAATTTGGCTATTTCCAAGGCGAAGCACGATGTCTTGGTGATGATGGACGATGATGATGTATACCCAAACAATTCAGTCTTGACACGCGTTGCCCATTTGTTGGCTGCACCGAGCAAGGGCTGTATCTTTTCTACTGTACTCCCGTGTTACGAGATTCACGAGACCAAGTCGTTCATGAATGTGCCTCCGATTACTCTGCCGATGTCGCAGCGGGTATCGGAAGCCACAATGTGCATGACACGTAAGTTCTGGCTCGATCGGCCGTTTCCTAACGCCCAGATCGCAGAAGGTGACGCATTTCTCCACGGTCGTGAAGACATGTGCCGGGAGATGTCTCCCCAAGATGTCATTGTGAGTTTGAGCCACAAGAAGACCACGTCAAGCCGAAAGCCCCCGGCTGGGATGGATGTCAATGGCTCTCATTATGGCTTTTCTGATGAACTGTTTACGCTAATTTCCGAGATCGCATTGAGTCTTTAACGAGACCCGTATCCGGGGTCTGTACCGAACGGATAGTTTCCAACGCCTGTGAATGGGTTCCCTCCGGTTAGTCAATAAGACCGGTGGCTGCGACGGTGGTGGCGGCGGCTGCGGCGACCACCCGAAGTCGGCCGGGGATCCCAGGCGTTCGCGATCATGGCCGTTCCAGCCGCCGTGCCGCCGCGAAGGATGTGAGCCTTCTTCGCACGAGCACGAAGAGTCGACTTCTTACCACTTGTCTTCAGACCTGCCTTCTTCAGCATACGACGCAGAGTCTTTGTCTTGAGACCACGACGGCCACCCGCCATCTGCATGGCCGGAGAGCTTCCCGTCGTTGTGGTTGTGTCTCCGGGACCCGGGTAGATATTTGCAGTAGACGATTGCACATTTCCGCCGAGATCAGCACGACCGTTGGACATTTATTCATACGCGAGGAAATCCTACGCGTTAGGGGCATCCCACACACCGTCGGGGCGAACCAGACCAGCCTGTTCGTTGGATCCAGACGAGGACGTTGCCGAACCACCCAGAAGGTGAGCCGACTTGGCGCGTTTCGTCAGGGTCGACTTCTTGCCACTCGTCTTCAGACCCGCCTTCTTCAGGATCTTCTTGAGGGACTTGGTCTTGAGGCCATGGTGGCGGTGGCGACGACCACCCGTGGACAGCATGTACGTCTGGCCAACGAGACCCGGCCCCTCCATGGTCGGGAAGGACGCATTGCCATCACCCGCCCAGCCACCACCCGCCTGGGCGCCCGGCAGCGGCATGCTCTCCTCAGCCGAGCCGAGAGACATGCTGAACGGCCCCTGTCCACCGCGGAGGATGTGAGCCTTCTTCGCACGAGCGCGAAGAGTCGCCTTCTTTCCAGAGACTTTGAGTCCCGCCTTCTTCAGCATACGACGCAGAGTCTTGGTTTTGAGTCCAGTCATTTTACTTTTACGCAGAGAATTGTTTAGTAGATGGGATGTGAAATTAGACAGTCGCGGCCGTCGACGCCGCAGTCGGTACGTTGCCACCACGGATCAGGTGCGCCTTACGGGCACGGGCGCGGAGCGTCGCCTTCTTACCCGACACCTTCAGACCCTTCGACTTCAGGAGGCGACGAAGAGTCTTGGCCTTCACGTGGACACCCTTGGGGACACGCACCGTCTTGTGGCGACGGTGGTGGTGGTGGCGACGCGAGTGGTGGCGGTGGCGACGACCGCCCATGCCCTCCTTCTTCTCCTCCTCCAGCTGCGGCTGCTCCTCCGCCTCCTGCGACTCCACCTCGGCGGCCTCAGAAGCCTCCGTAGGGACACTGCCGTCAGCGCACTTCATTTCTCCGCCGCGACGATGACGACCTCCGTACTTTGTCATTTTTATTAATCACGCAACACATTTTCCACTACGCCGAGCAAGAAACGCACGATGACGGCTCGACAGTAAACTGCTGAGCCTTGGCCGCCGCCTTGGTGCGCAGGTAGTAACAGCCTGTCTTCAGCCCCTGTTTCCAGGCATAGAAATGCATGCTCGTCAACTTTGAGTGGGTCGGATCCGCAATGAACAGATTCAGAGACTGCGACTGGCATACGAAAGGGGCGCGGTCACGCGACATGTTGATGAGGGTCTTCATGGGAATCTCCCAAGCTGTCCGGTACAACTCACGCAGGTCACCATCAATCTCGGGCATATTGGCAATCGAACCGTTGTTGGCAATGATGGCCGTGCGAAGCTCGGGAACCCACTGTCCACGAGCCACGAGATCCTCAACCAAGTACTTGTTAATCACCACAAAATCACCCGACAGAACACGGCGAGTATACAGATTGGATGTGAACGGCTCGAAACACTCATTGTTGCCGAGAATCTGCGACGTAGACGCAGTCGGCATCAGTGCGATCATCAGCGAGTTGCGCATACCTCCCGCGCACATCTTGCGCAGACTGTCCCAGTTTAGATATGCTGTTACTGGCTTGTCCCCCCACAGGTCACACTGCAACTTCCCCTGACTCATGGGCGATGTACCAAAACTCTCATACATCTTCTCAGCATCCACTGCAATGCCACGCCACCCACCCGACGATGCACCCAACATGCTCGTTGTTGCCGCAGCAAAATAGATATTCTCGAAAATCTCGCGGTTCAGCTTGGCAGCGGCATCTGACCCCCAGGGGAGACGGAGCATTGCGAAGACATCGGCAAGACCCTGAACGCCAATCCCGATGGGTCGATGACGGGAGTTGGAACGCTGACACTTGTCTGTGGGGTAATACGTCTTGTCGATGATGACATCCAAGTTACGAGCCAGAATGGCGGTGTAAGACCGCAGAGACTCAAAGTCAAACTTGCCATCCTTGACGAACTTGGGTAGAGCCAACGACCCGAGGTTGCAGACCGCCGTCTCGTCCTTCGAGGTGTACTCGATGATCTCAGCACAGAGGTTCGAGGACTTGATGGTTCCAAGGTTCTGCTGGTTGGACTTCCGGTTGGCTGCGTCCTTGTAGAGGAGATACGGTGTCCCAGTTTGAATCTGGGCATCGAGAATCATCTGCCACAGCTTCTTGGCAGGGATCTCCTTGACACGCTTGTTCTTGTGCTCATAGGTCGTGTAAAGAGCATTGAACTCGTCGCCCCAGCAGTCTGAGAGCCCAGGGCACTCGTCCGGACTCATCAGAGACCACATGGCATCCTGCTCTACCCTCTCCATGAACAGGTCACAGATCCACAGAGCGTAGAAAAGATCACGAGCACGTTCGTCGTCTGTTCCCGTATTGAGCTTGAGACGAAGGAACTCCTCGATATCCGCATGCCATGGCTCAATGTAGATCGCAAAGGAACCGTTGCGCTTACCGCCCTGGTTGACATACTTAGCCGTATCGTTAAAGACCTTCAGCATCGGAGTGATCCCCGTCGATTGACCGTTTGTTCCATGAATAGTTGCACCCCGCGCCCGGATATCGTGAATCGACAGTCCCACACCACCCGCCCACTTGGAAATCTGCGCACACTCGCCCAGGGTACCGTAGATTCCCTTGATTGAGTCCTCCTCCATCTCAACCAGGAAGCACGACGACAGCTGAGCATGTTTGGTTCCCGAGTTGAAAAGGGTAGGCGTGGCATGGATAAAGTATCCCTGGCTCAGAGCATCGTATGTCTCCTTGACCAAGGCAAAGCTGCGTCCGTGCAACTGAATCGCAACGCGCATCCACATATGCTGAGGACGCTCCCAGATACGACCATCGCGGCGCTTGAGCATGTAGCCATTCTCCAGCGTCTTGAAGCCAAAGTACTCAAACATAAAGTCGCGCGAATAATCGATCATCGTCTCGAACTCCGGATCCTGTGCCAGAGAATGGTAGGACTCGGCAATGACACCATCATCAAAGAGAACCTGCGTCGACTCAGCCAGACGACTCGGTGTCTTCTTCTGATGGTTGTCAATAACCAACCGAGCGGCCAACTTGCCATAGTTGGGGTGGTATCGTGCCTGCATCATTGCACACACCTCGGCGGCAAACTCATCGAGTTCTGATGTCTTGATTCCATCCTGAATCTGGTTACAAACCTTCTGTGCAACCAGGTCTGGGTTGACATGTGAGAGTCCGTCTGCGAGTTTCTGAATCCGGTTCAGAACCTCGTTGAAGGAAACGGGAACGCGATCACCATTGCGCTTTGTTACGTAAATATGATCAGACATCTTCGCTACTGTATCCTCCATCCCTACTCTTAAGCTGCTAACAAAAAAGAATGTGTTTTCCTGCGGGAAAGGGAGAGAGGGGTGGGATGGGGTGGTTAGAAACGAGAGCCGATGTCGAAGAGGGCGCCATTGTGCTCATAGACCGGCCCCGTCGTGTAGGTGCTACGGCCATAGTGCTCGACATCTTCCCAGTTGTCGAGGTCAGCCTCCTCGTCAAGCTCCTCGTTCGTGCGCACACGAGCACGGCGAGAGAGGCCACGGTCACATGCACGACACTGATGGCGGCGGCACGTCTTCATACAGCGACGAACCGTGCGCCAACCCTTGGTGTCATCCTCCATCAGAGGCTCGGTTGTACATGCAATCTCACCAACCGGGGTGAGAACCGTGTACTGAGGAGAAGCGCGGCACTCCGCGAGGGCGATGAGGTAGGCGTTGTGACGCTGAGAAGACATGGTAGACATTCTGTTCTTGTGGGGCACTGAGTAAGCCCTCAGTGGCATGGAATCCGTTTTCAGACGGCGATCTCAAATTTCGGCTTCTTTTGTCTAAACGCAGACATCACAAGTGGATTGTGATTGACCTCCGTCTCGGGAGAGTGCTTCCAGGACTTGATTCGCTTGAGCTGAATCGATACTGCACGGTACCGCGCGGCAATTGCGATCAGTGCCACCACCACAACGCCCATCACTACTCCGCCAACGAGCACATCTGTATTCACTGTATCGGCATGAACAACCGTGGGCGCAGCAATTCCTGCGAGTGGCATGGGGGAGGATGAATCCGTGGGTCCCGGTGTCTCCGAAGGCGTCACAGAAGCAGTCGCACGAAACGACAGACTTGGTGTAGGGGTAGGTGTGGAGGAAGAAGACGGACTAGGTGTCGAAAGCGGCGTGGGAGTCGGCGAATAGCTGACTGAAGGGGTGCGTGACGGAGTGCGTGTATTTGACGCCGTATTTGACGAGGTAGCCCCCGACGACAGAGTCGGAGTAGGTGTGTCCGTAATTGTAGGAGTTCTCGTTGGTGTCGGAGTTCCCGTAGGAGTCCCGGTAGGAGATGGTGTGGACGTGCTTGATGTCGTAGGACTTGGAGTCGGAGTTGGCGTCGGACTCGGAATCGGCACGCCTTTCAGTTTCATTACGAGAGCCATGCTGTCTGCACCCGAAATCAGAGTCAGGGGCGTAGAGCCACAGGGAAGTCCGGTCGGTCCGTGGTATCCAGCAAGTCCGTACTGCGAACCCGCAGATCCATACGGCACTGCAAAGGAGCAGTGAACCGTAGACCCGAACGACCCGCCTCCTGCCGTATTTCCCGACGTCCATGTGAATGGCTGGATTGTAATGGTGTAGTTGCCTCCTGCAACCAAGTTCCAGAGAGCCGTCGAAGGCACGGGAAAGGGTACCATCTCAATCGTTCCAACTACAGGCTGCACCACATCGGAGAACAGAGCCGACACGGCGAGACCCACTTGACTCGCATTCGGAAACGACTTCAGTACGAACCCAATACCACACGTCTCGTTTGCCGTTTGCGAGAAGGCACCGAAGGAGAACTGTGAAACCTGCCCCGCCACAGCGGCTTGGAACTTGACAACTCCGATGCGGCAGTCGTTCTCTGCAGTATTGTTCAGGTACCCCAGCGTGAAGTTGCCCGTAGGTACGATTCTGGTCGTGTCCATAAACGACAGCTGCCCACCCGCGAACACCGCGGAGATGGCCATAAGAAGTGTCCGAAGCATTTTGTATGAGACGGAGAGTTAAAAGCCATTACGAGTTCGTTTTTAGTTGGACTGTCAGGTGCATTGACTCCAGTTCCCGAGTATACAGAAACATCGCATACGGCATCTCCAAGTGATCCCGGCTTGTATCGAGTGTCCTTGTCTCCTTGTTATAGAGGACTTCGGTCTTGTCGGATCGCTCCATGAAACTCTCCGTCAAGAATTTGGACATTCCGTGGGCAACCAGTGCATCACGCTCCATCTCGCCGACACGCATACCTCCCTCATCCGACCGACCTTCGAGTGGCTGGTGTGTCATGGCCTTGCGAGGACCCGTCGCACGGTAGTTGATCTTGTCTTCGACCATGTGTTTCATGCGCTGGTAGTAGGTAGGTCCCATAAAGATATCAACTTCCATCTGCTCACCTGTCATGCCGTTATACAGAACCTCCGAACCAAACGGTTCAAATCCCTGGGAGGCCAGGATTCCACGCAATGTATTCACGCGGTCAGTTGTTGTGCACGGTGTTGCATCGATAAATGCCCCCTGCTTGAGAGCCAAGCGGGAGTACGAACTTTCCATCCACTGTCCAATCGTCATGCGCGTTGGCATGGCGTGGGGGTTGAAGATGATATCCGGACGAAGTCCACGGGCAGTAAAGGGCATGTCCTCTTCGGGCAGAATCATACCGACTGTGCCTTTCTGCGAGTGACGACTACCCATCTTGTCGCCCAGAACGGGATAGCGCTCCTCCACGATGCGAATCTTGACTCCCCGCAGTCCATCCTGTGTCGAGAAGCGGTAGACTGCATCCACCCGTCCACGCTGGTCGCGCTTCGGCATGACAGAGACATCCCGATATCCAGTAACATGACCAGACACATCAACAACTGGAGCTATCATGCCCACCAGCACGGTCTTTCCAGTGACCTCCGTTCCAACCTTCACCAATCCGTCGGCATCGAGTTGCTCGTAATCTGCGTCCTCCTTGCGCTTCACAGACTCCTTACTGAGAACGTTCGTGATCTCCGTGTGCAGCTGGGTCGCTGGATCGATCATATCTTCTTCCATCTTGTAGCTGTGGAAGTACATGGTCTGGAACATTCCACGCTTCATGGAGGCCGCATTCATCATGACGGAATCCTCCTGATTGTACCCACCGTACGTGGTGATCGCAACGATCGCATTCTCACCGTAGCCCATGCATCCACCTGGACCCATCATCTCGCGATACATCCAGGTCTGTGTCAGTGGCTTCTGGGGAAGCACCGCCATCAATGCAATTGTGTCGAACCGCTTGGTGTAATTTGTGTGATACCACGAGGCGGTCTGTTTGGTCTGAGCAATGGCAAAGGCATTCCGTGTTCCCGGGTTGTGGTCAGCAAAGGGTGTCAAGTTTGTCAGAGCTGAAAGATTGAACGACATGTGGATCTCCGAGCGCAGGGTTGGATGGAAGGGCGTCCAAGAGAAGCGGGAGCAATCAGACTCGAGTGCATCCACATAGTCCAGATGAGTGAGAATGTCCGCCCATGCCTTGGTTGCCCTCATTTGTTCACCAGTTACGCCTTCACGGTAGACTGGGCGAATGGGGCGCCCAGAATCAGATGTAATGCGAAGCAGATTATTGACAGCGCTCCACCCAATCGACACGGCTCGGTTCAGTCGACCATTTCGACGTGCATTCACCAGCTGCTCGACGAGCAACATCGTGTTCCCAGTACACGCACCAACCAAGTCCGAATTAAGGAAGACAGGTGTCCATTTCGGGTTCCACGTGCTGGGGTGAATGTCTTCCAGTGGGCGAACAAGCTTGGTCTCGGCTAAGAGCTGACGAACGGTTGCCGAAGGAAAGGCCGTGGAAATCTGTGCCATCACCGCCAGTCCCTTGATGTATCCAATGTTGCGACCATCAGGAGAATCAACTGGACACATAAGCCCGAACTGTGAACCATGGTAGCGGCGCGGTTCGGGTTTGTTGGACGTGCGATCCATGGCAAGGTTCGTGCGTCGAAGGTGAGATGCGACGCCAACATATGACATACGACTCAGTTCCTGTGCAATACCATCGCGGCCACCCCACGCACCTTTGAACGACTTGAGAAACTCGTTCAGCATCCGATAGGGCTTCCAGAAGAACCCAAGCGTTTCTGGTTGAAAGACATTCACAAGGTTCGCTCCGGCATAGTTTGCGCGTTCGAACTGGTTCACCTTCTTATCGAGCTCGAGAAGCATCGTCTTGGACAGGTCGCGAAAGATGCGACGGAACTCACCGAAACACAGGTCGCCTGACGTTTCCAACCGCTTGTACTGGAAATGGTCACGATCAGATGGCGGCCGCCGTCCCAGAATGACATCCATGGTACCCCGGAGCATGAGTCCTAGCTGATATGCTTTGCGACGGAACAGACCACCTGTATCCTCGCTCCCCTCTACATGGGGGAACATCATTTCGTGGAGAATACGTACAACCTCAGCACGAGACCGTGTATGCGTCTGCATCTTGAGTACATTCATATCGGTCGACGCCTGGCGTTTGAGGAATTTCTCATGGCTCATGATCAGTGTTGTTAGCAGATCATCATAGACGTTGCGTTGCGACTCAGTCACATCAAACAGCACTGTCTCATAGATATCCTTATCGGATGCACATCCAAGTGCACGGAAGACGCTGATGAGTGGTACCGGCTGGGCGAACCCCGGCAGAGTGATGGATGCCACGCGATTGTGCTGTCCAAAATTCGGAGGTCCACCACCGAGCTTCGGATTCTCTTCGTAGCTGTTGCGGTCAGGAATCACTAGGAAGTGCGAGTAGGGTCCACGACTCGCATCCTCCGACATGGAACGGATGCCCGTGTAAAATTCCGTCGAGGTCTCGACTGCGGGACCACCGGCGAAATCAAACGGGTTCGCCTTCTCACTGGCTCGAGCGATCTGATCCTTAGAAGGTGCCTGTTTTCGCTTCCCAGAATACATCATATTGTTGCCCAACTTCTCCTGAGTCAAAAGAACCTTCTCCGCACCATCAATGATGAAATACCCACCTAGCTCGAATTTGCACTCACCGACCTCATACCCATCCATGCCGGTCAAGTAGCACATGCGGCTCCGTAACATGAGTGGAAGTTTTCCGATCAGAACATCCTTGAATTCGCGAATGACATTCGCAGTTCCGGGCATGACGTATTCAATCTCGAGGTCGGCCGTCAAGCTAACAGAGTATGTTTGGTCATCCAACCGACACGCATGGGGGAGAACTGCATTTCCGATTTCGTCAACCGGGGAAGTCCACTTTAGCTTCGATGCATCGCGCCCCCCGATGAAAACACGGATGTATCGCCCTTCCGGTAGCTCGAGTTCATGAGGATTCGATGCACGAATGAAGTTCGGAATACTCGACTCCAATGTTGCATTGTAGGAGTCCACGTGATGCTGGATCAGTGGAAAGGATGTATCCCTGAAGAGACTTCGGAGAATATGCTGAGGGACATCCATTGTTCTTGAACAAGCATTTTCTCATCATGGTTGAAACTCAGACATGTTGAGCGAAACCCAACGCCCCCTCGTGCTCGAGCAGGTGGTTGGACACACGGACATAAAGAGTCGATTGACACAGTATCTAAAGACAAAACCGTATTCTAGTGTGGTCATGCTCCATGGACCTCCTGGGATTGGTAAGACCACAATGGCTCTGGCGTCTATTCGCAGTTGCGGAATGGAGCCCTTGGAGATCAATGCAACGCAGACCATGCGGAGTCATGAAGACGTTGCGAGACTCGTGGCGAGTTACCGTAACAGCCGCAGCATTACATCGCTCATTCGGGGAGATACGAAAACATCGTGTCTTCTCCTCGATGAGATTGATGGATCGGATTCTCATGCACAGCGCAAGTTAGTGGAGTGGATGGTGTCATCAGATCGCACCCTCCCAGTCTTGATGACATGCAATGAAGTTCCGAGAACATTCAAGAACCTGGAAAAAATTGACGTCATTCGATGCTACCCTCCTAAACCTTCGGAGCTCAGTTCGCTTTTTCCTCACCACGATGTGCACGAGTTAGCAAGACAGTGCAACCACGATGTGCGTCGCATGTTGCAGCGGCTGCAGTATGGTCAATCGGACGCACTCCCTCCTCCTGCGCCACTGACCAAGTTCAGTCCAGAGGTAAATGAGATTATTAGACAGAAGCATTGGGTACAGACGGATCCACTGCTCGACGCACTCGCACGTCATCGCGGCACACTGGGCAACGAACGCTCATCCCAAACCAGTTCGTGATGCACTCACGATGAAACGCGTGTAGGCAGTTGCGAAGGCGGGTGCCCGATGTAACACTATCCTGGCACACTGCGCATATACCATCCTCGATATTCACATCATGCTCACATGCCTCCAAAAGCTGGGCGGGTGATGGAGTCACATGAACAGGCTCGAAGTCAGGTGCGGTAATATCGAAAGGGATGTTCACAACAAACCGCTGATGGGGCTGAGGTGGTGCGATAAGGATACGCATCAGGGAAAGAATGTCGTGGTTCATGCGAGAGCGATTCGCAAGGATCCGGCTGCGCTGGGGCTCGGAGATACCGACGACTGCACGAAAAAAGGTGGTCTCCGAATCGAGAAGATCGCGGATAACAGCGATAACACCGTGTGGAAGCGTGGACATTGGAAACTCTACGCTCTACATCCGAAAGCTACTTCTCCAGACAGAAGAAGATATACGACGGCTCGTATGGGTCAGGGTCTTCGAGAGCCTTGATGAACTCTGCATGGTTGACATATTCTTCAGATTTCCCCATTCGCAGAACATGAACTCTGCGCCATGCCTCAAAGATCGTGTCGAAGAGCAGGGAGGTGTCCATCAGGATACCCTCAAGAAACAGCTTTCGTTGTTCGACGATGTAAGGGAGTTCATTCTCGTCGGTGATTTCGATCTCAGGACGAGGCGTCATCTCGGCTGCCATTCCATATTGTTTATTTCACTGTATCCGTTTTCTTGAAGAAGCCATGAATCGTTGGCTGCCGTGTGAAGGCAACACTCTTGAGGAACATGAGAGCGTCAACCTGCTTCTCCTTGAGCTTGAGAACTGCACGAGTCGCTTCTTCATCTAACTCAACCTCTGTCAACTCTGGCTGCTTCACGGAGATTTGGTCTCGGCACCTCAGGTACATGTTCGCATACGAGGGCGAAGGCTCGTGGTATCCGCTCAGTTGCTCAACACACAGGGCAAACAGCTGAAGAAGTGGACTCTGAACCTGGTTGGTAATGTAGAAGGTGACATCCGGAACCAGCCCATGCGACCGCACATAGTCAACATGCTCAATGCGATCCCCCTGCTTGGCATTGCCGCTCCTCTCCTTTACAAAGACATATCGAACGCGATCCCCCACCTTGGGTGCCGTTCCTGGATCCCTGGCTTCCATGCGATCCGCCAACATGCGATGGGGCATCTCAACCTTGTAGTTATCGCTCAGCGCCTTGGTCATGATGTACTTGTCCAGTGGAATCTTGTTGTCAATCATGTCCTTCAGCATCTTGTTCACGAACTCCCGTGCCTGAGCCACTGTGCCGCCACCCATCAGAATATCGAGTGCTCCGCCATATACATCCTTTGAGATGGGTGCACTGTCTCGGCGCTTCAGCGCAATGCCCATCATCATTCGCTTGGCTTTCTTTGGGTTTGGATCCTCCTCATATTTCATGCCGACATACCGCTTCCGGCAGAAGAGAATGAACGGGAACAGGGTCTTTTCGTAGGCGATCTTGTATGGGCGCCGACACTGCTCAGTGATTCGCTTTCCTGCCTTGATACCCAACTCGATTGACTTTGCTAGGTCTTTGGTTGGGAACTTGATGAAGATGGAGTCTGTATCGCCGTAGATAACATCCGCACCAAATTCTGACTCCACGATCTGTTTTGCAAGGTAGAGGGCTTTTCGTCCCGCTGCCGTTGTACACGCGGCGACACAGAGTTTTCGGATAGGAGAGGTGCGACTTCCGGTCTGTCCATACACGGAATTGGCAACCACCTTATACGCCAACTGGAGGCCATTGTATACAGATCGCTGAGCTTCGTCATACTTAGGATCCTCCATCATTTGCTTATATTCCTTTCGCTTGGCCAACAGAATCTCCAATGTCTTCGGAAGGACGCCTGTTAACATGGGCTGATCTGGCTTTGGCTGAACGTAGGTACACACCGTCTTTCCGACGACCATCCCCTTTTCATCCTTCGTGTCATACTCCACTTCATCAAGCACGTATCCCGCGGCCTTGAGCTGCTGCATCTCCGGGAAACTCTTCCCCATGCGCTGAATTACCTTATCGTTCTCATCGAGCTCTTGAAGACTTACCAATGTATCCGGTGAGATGTTGTAGGCGATCATGTTGGTCGGGTAAAGCGAATTAAAGTCCAGGACAGAGATGGGTTGATCCAGGTACATTCCAATCTTCGGGCTGATCACAACGGCACCTTCGTATCCAGCCTCGTCGTCTCCAATTGCATGTTGCACCTCAATGATCTGGTTACGTTGAGATGCATAATACACGACAGCTGAGAAGATCTTGATTCCCTGCCCACGCATGAGGACGAACTGCATTGGCACCTTGCACACATCTGCCATGCCACGTGCATTGACAATCGTATCCAGCTTCGCCATGAGAGTCAGAACCAGGTCGCAGTCCTGAATACAGTACTTCGCGATCCGGGCACGACCCTCGGATCCACCCTCGCGATGAAGCCGAAACAGCTCGTGGGGCTCCACGTCGTCCTTCGAGAATGTCCACTCCAGCGACTTGCGCTGAGCCGCGGTCAGGTCAGCGAAGAGGTCGGTGGTGGCTTCGATTGTGAATGTGTTTCCGTTGACGGCAATGACCTTGAACTTTTCGCCATCTCGGTACGGATCCGTAGTATTTCCAACAAGGTCAAAGCGGGTATAGTTACCCACGCATAAGCCCCGAGTGCTCTTAGTCGTGACCACATTGTTCGTATACTCCAGTACTTTATCGCGCAGAAACACGGATGCCACATTGTCCAGCTTGAACGAGTCCAGCGAATGCTCACGGCGCATATTCAGTAGAAGATCAACCGAGAGGCGTCCACGCATACACAGAATACGGAGATCATACTTGCCCGATGCAAGTTCAAACTTTTTCGTCTCGGCGAACTTGATGTCCCATTGATCTCCCTTCTTCGTCTTGGCAGGGGGTGCGCGAGAGAGGTTGATGTCTTCTAGAATCCCCAGAGTTCGGCATCGATCCTCAATGTACTGGTCATCGAAACCGAACGTATTGTACCCCGACATGATATCAGGATTCTCGCGGCGCATGTTCGCGGCGAATTTGAACAGCATATCTATCTCTGACTTGCAGGGCACGAACTCTGTCAGCGGATCGTCCGATGGATCTACGCTGCCAAGCACAAACACCTTCTTGGACGTGGGTGCCATGAGATCATTCGACCAGCGGTACGAGATGCCGATCTGTACAATCGGATCCTTGGATGCCATTGGGAAGTTGTTGCCCGTGGTGGGACACATCTCAAGATCGTAACAGGCCACCTTGAGAGGGATATCGCCCGTCGTCGGCTTAAGCGTAGTCCATTCGCACTCGTAGAAGACATTCACTGTGAAGAGCGGCTCCCCTGTCTCGGGATCCATCGGCACATCAATCTCCTCGCCGACAAACTGAATAGGCGACCCTGGACCCAGATGACGCTCGTGAAGAAGACGAAGAAACGGGGGGAGGTTGGATTCATAGAGCGTCCTCTTCTGAGCGTTCATCTCCCGAACCTTCGAGTGATACTCATTGAGCGACGCACAGGAGACCTTCCAGACACCGATGGTCTTCAGTGAGTCGAATCCAGCCATTGCGTCGTATCGCTGAACCCTCTCCGCCTTTCCCGGATCACTGCCTGAGACATAGAAGTACGGCTTGAATCCCTTGACTCGTACACAGGCAACAGACTTATCGCGGAGACGCCCAAATACGTCGACAACATACACTCCACGCACATCATGTTCGTGCCAATCGGATGGCTGCATTAGACCGAATACAGCTTTACTCTTCACTGTCCGTTTTCTATGAAACTTTCTGGGTTTGATGATAAGAGATCGGTACGCGATGTCAACAAATACCGTCGATTGGTTCTTCGCTAACACGCGCGGCAATATGGATCAGTCACATGTGGCTGAACATAATTTTGCAAATGAGTCTGCCATGGGTCGTCAGACATCGCTGTTTGGTGGAGGCGACTGCAGCGGTACACTGAGCCCTGCAAGTGCAATGGCTGACCAGCCAGGCATGATCGCCCGGGGCGGGTATGGACTTGGACCAGGATGCGACATTGATGCGAACACGAATATCAAGTTTGGAGAGGTCGATGGTATGCGTGTCAAGGGACCCAAGCAGCTGTGGATTCGTCCCTTTTCCACCACGCCGAACCTCGGTCGTGGACGCGAGGCTGGAACGGTGAACGACGAGTCGAGCCTGATTCACGCACAGCTTCAACGTGCAAAGAAAGAGGCGTCCACCATCATGGACAAAACGATCCCCAATTATTACCAGCCCCTTATCGCGGTCAAGCAGTCGGAGTACGCCAATCCGAACAACTGGATACAGTCATGGACGTGGGGTGGTGATTCTACACGCTTAATTAAGAAAACGCGAGTCGACGGCTCTACATAATGCGGGTTCTCTTCTTTGCGAACCGAATGCCCGATTTGTGTGGGGCGTTTTTACATGACATTGACCTAGCAGTTGAACTTCAGAAGCGCGGCCATACGACTGCGTTTCTGACGATTGAGAAACCGAAGGAAGGCTACAATGGTGGAGTGTGGAGGGGTTTTCGTTTCATGCACTACTCGGCGGCGGGTTCGATGCTTGACAATAGTGAGCTGTGGATTTGCCCTCACGCGCCCTGCCTCCCCTATGTTCGAAAACTGAATAGCCGCGGGTACAACCGCCCCATTGCAGTCACTGCCCACTTTGATGGACAGTACAAAGTGCTGACTTCACTTGCGTCAAACGACTGGTGTGAGATGTTCCTCTTTATCAACCACATCATGGAAGGACACTTTCGCAGAGAAGTGAATCCATTTCCTCCCACGATTGTTCGCACGGGTATCGTTCGACCACTGATGAACGAAGCCAAGATCCGTATGGACGAACCACCGAATGGCGATATGATCACCTTGGTCAATGCAAATGTGAACAAGGGGGTCCACCAGTTCATTGAATTAGCGAAGCGTATGCCCGACCGCAATTTTCTTGGCGTTCGTCCTTACTACGGAGAGCTGTGGATACCTGCTGCTCCCCAGAACGTTGAGTGGATTCCCTTTGATGATGATGTGCGCAACATACTCAAGAGGACACGCATCCTCCTGTTCCCGTCCAATTATGAGAGTTTCGGTCGCATTGCAGTGGAGGCCATGTACAATGGAATCCCCGTGATCTACTCCAAACCTGCAACCAAGAATGTTGGTATTGTGGGGACGACGGAAGGCGTAGAAGAATGGATTCTTCCGGCTGGAATCGGATGTGAGCGTGAGGTGCCCGAACAATGGATCGACGCCATCAAGGCTCTCGACGATGAAACAGCCTATGCAACGAAACGCGAGGAGGTCAAGGCTCACGTCCAGTCGATGGACATCTTTTCTGAGGCCAATCGAATTGCGGGAATGATGGAGTCGTTTCAGCGAGAACATCCGGTGCAGATTATCCAACAGACGGTACAGACAGCTCCTGCGGCACGTCAAGAGCCGCCGAATCCTGCTTCACTACGCCCCCCGCCAGCTGTTGCCCGGATTGGATTTTCGTCTGGGCGGCTGAGGATACAGCGGTAAGCTTATCCATCAACTCTCGACCCTTTGCACACCGCTCCTCCTGTTCGGGATCATTGTAGAGTGTCTTGGCGATCTTCGGAATATACTTCTGTCCAGAGACGACAGGCATCCCCAGAAGCGCATCGACAGCGGCTTCTACCGTCTTGTGTGTATTCAATGCGGCCTGAGCCTGTTCCGCCGTGCACACTGCAAGAGACTGTACCATCTCGACATCTGTCATTTTTTATACCACTTACAATAAGTACGTGAATATGCGTTTCATTGAATCGCTGTGCCCCCCTGCGCTGCTGTATCTTATCTTCCTGGTCATCCAGCTCGGCCTTGACTTGTCCCTGGGAATGTGGGTGACATTTGCTATCAAGCTCGTCCTCGGACTTGCCGTTGTGAAGGTTCTCGATACATTCTGCGGCATCGGACTCACACCGGTGTCCTGGGTAGTGGTCGCAACACCCTTTGTAATCACTGCCTTGGCGACGGCGATTTCGATGGGCAGCAACTTTGACGAGATCATCCTGATCCAGCTCCAGCAGGGCGAGTCGAAGGAGAAGTTCACTGATGGCAATGCGAATGGAATCCTTCAGCACAATCCTCCGGAGGCAGGTGGTCCCCCGGAGCCGGGAATCACCCCCGCTACGCAGTCGTGGACAGAGGGTTCGATGGGGAATAAGTGGGGCAGGGACTACGATCCGAAGTGGTCGCGAGATGCAGCCGACGAGAATGGCGGAGTTCTCCTGACGCAGATGGGTCGCAAGTCTATTCAGATCAATTTCCCAACTGCCGTCTAAAAACGGATCCGAGTCCACCGATCTGAACCCGTTCCATTCAATACAAAATGTGCCTCACTCGTCTCTTCGCTGCTCTCTCTCGCTTCATCTCCGATCAGTATGTCGACCGCGGCTACATCCACCGCAAGTATCTTCTGGGTGAGTACGATGAGTATGACGAGTCTATGACCACTGTTCCCGAGGACTGCATATACGTCGAGGAGTGGCGAAAGCAGGATGAGGTTCGTCGCCGTGTGATCTATGAGCTCGAAGAGATCACGCCATACGAGGGCAACCCATTCGCACCATTCAAGAATCCTTGGAACTGGATTGGTGATGCGTCCACGGATGTTGACATTACCGCAGCAGTTGACCGGTACCTCATGCCCGGAAATGAGATTCGCCTCGATCTCCTCCTCCTGTTCCTGAGGAGCCATTCTCATATGAGCATCATGTACACGGACGCAGCGTCTGGTGATGAGATTGTGTTTCCTAACAAGGGAGTAAGGATCGAGGCGGATGGAGCCGTTTAAAGCAGCCGATCGATATATCGTTCTCCGGGATATCTGTATCCCACGCGAGTTCACGAAGAAAATCCAACGAATCAATGACATGATTCTCATGCCGTTGATCGCGTTGTTCATGTTTTTTACTTCGGGCGATGTCATGATGATGGCGTCATCAGCCTTGTCCGCCTATCGGGCATGGAGTGAATGGATTGAGTTTAGTGAATTGGAGTTCACCATGCAGCGCATGAGGCTGCGTATGGCACAAGTTCGAGGTCCATTTATCTCGACCAACAACCCGAAATACATGCCCTATGTGTGGGCTGACGCGGTCGTACGCAAGGTTTAGCGGTTCGTGGTTGCATCGTAGACCCGCGCACTGACTGCAGGGGCACCGATGGACTCTCCACTCCACCCCGCAGTCACACCACCCTTTCCATCTCCACCCATGGGACTGAATGCATCTCCACCGCGCATCCGGTGACGAGACCGGCGGTGGCGGTGGCGACGGGTGTGACGGCGGCGCCCACCATACGACGCATAGCTACCGGCGGTGTTCTGGTCATAGCTACTTGCATTCTGGTTCGCACTCGAGCCCGAAATGCCTGTTGCCGCGCGTACGTCTATGTGTCCACCGGGGTACGTTTCCACGCCGCGAAAGTCAGCGAGTGCCGCACCACCCCGGCGCGACCGGTGACGAGAACGGCGATGGTGCTTCTTTGTATGCCGCCGACGACGGCCGCCAGTTCCTGAGCACTGTTCACCCATTTACCTCTTCACGCGAAAAGACTCCAATGCTACCAGGGAGGTCATCATAATACTCATATCCGCGAACAAGTGTCCCAACAGGCGCATCCGCGAGTGTGAATAGAGCCGTTAGATCCGGTTGATGAAACATACGCAGAATCTCGGCGATCCATTCCTGACGCTGTGTCCAGTTTGCAAGAGAGTGCACGACAGTCCCATTCATGACCCAGATATCGTTAACTATAAAAACATCCTTGGAGAGTCTGGTTGTTCGAAAGATGCTGTCACAACAGACTCGCTCGTCCATGACCAGACTCAGCTCCTCCTCGTGACCACCCTTTTCGTCGATGCTTATTGCTACGAACTCACTGGTCGAGGGTCTTTGGGTCAACAGCAACCAACCAGGAAGGCCGTTCAGCTGCGGTACTCGGTGCCTTTCCGGTGTTGGCTCCCCCTTCCTCACGAGGGGCTTCCACGGGTACTGGCGGCGCATACGTGGGTACATTCACTTCCTGTCTCATCTGCGGCGGCTCTGTGAAAGACGGTGGAGGAGGTCGCGTTTCGGCAACTGGCTCAGCGAACCGAACCTGCGTCTGAGGCGCTGTCGACGGATACATCCACCGAATGACGCCAAACACAGCAACGTGAATGATGACGAGCATGATAAGTGAAGACATGGCGATCACCAACACGTCGTAGGCCTCCATTTGTTTTGCGGCTGTCTTTTCTTAGCGTGAAATCTCCGCAAAGTACATTGTACAACTCGGAGTTTCTTCTTTCCACCGACGAGGAGACTTTGAATACTCGGTCACAGTCGCCAACTCCGAGCTGTAGACACGCGAGACCACTCCGCCCTTGAACGGCCGCTCGTACATGGAAAAATCTTGAAATGATTGGTAGACCTTGGCATGAACATCAATCCGCCCAAAGCCAGTATAGAGAAACTTTGTCTCGTATGAGACTCCCGGATTCGTTGCCCACTGCGGTGGACTCTCGGTTATATTAAGCTCCATTCTCCACTGTGTTCTTGAAGACCAGATCCTCTAAGCTAGACGCATCCGCAAGGATCTCGCACATCCTCCGGGTCGTCAGCCTGAGCTGAGCCTCGATGTCAGCCCAAATCTCGGGGTCATTCTTGAACACTGTATTCCGCTTCGTCCCATTCGGAAACTTCTCAATCAGCTCCGAGTCAGTTGCATCGAGGATATGCATGTATACACGGAGCTGGATTTCATCGTAGACAGGCACCGTGCTCCAATAGGTCGTGCGATCCTTCGAGTCCACGACGCGATTGAGATTCGTAACGAAACCATCCGTGCGGCCAACCAAGACAAACTCCTCCTTGTCCATACGAAGCATCTTGGTGTTCCGATCCGTGACGACAACCTTTGCATCAGCCTCGTATGTGTTCAAGATCGTGTTCTCATTGTTGAGACCACGCTTCTTTGCCACCTCTCCACGTGCGTCTGCCAGGAGCTGCGTCGCCATTTCCTTAGAGAGATTCGGAGTCCGATCGACCACCTTCTTACATGCCGCCTCAACTGCATTCAGACTCTCCTCAACCGACGGCGCCGCCGCGACCTCGGCTGCTGCAGTCTTCTTTGTCTCTGCCGCCGCTAACACCGCCGCCTGAACAGCCGCCACCTCTGCCTCTGAGATTTCAATACCCGCTGCCTTCTTGAGATCGAGATCATGGCTACGCTTCTCAGCTGCAACCAGTGCCTCACTAGCCTCAAACTCCTTCGACGCAGCTGCATCGGCCGTCCTGCAGTTTCCCAGGGCTTCGAACACGCTCTTCTGGATATCCCTGTCCCTGATGATCGAACCCTTGAAGTTCTTCACGGACTTGCGATTGTGTGCCTTCTCGATCGCAGAAATGATCTCCGCAGCTTTCTTATCCTTCTTGAAGACCTCGTACATGACCTGGTGAACCGGCTGGTAGGTGTGGCGGCCAATGGCTCCAGCCACCTGGGTGGCAGAGAAGCATGGGCGGAACATTTTAGAGTGGTAGCTCTTTTGTCTAGGATATGCGGGTTCGTTTTAAGCAAAACTTCGCTGCATCTTGACAATTGCATCGATCCAACCTGGCATTCCGTTAAGAACATTTGACACCTGAAGGGTTGGGGCACATGGTGTTGTGTCGAGCGTCCCTTCGCATAGGAGTGTGACTGCGGCGATGAGAAGTGCACGTTTGCCCTTATCTGCAGATGTCCAGCGCAAAGAGTGGATACGATAGAGCACGTCGGTATATTCTCGTGTTCCAGGCGGACTGTTCTTGCGAATGGCATCCCAGAAGATCCACACGGGGTGTGTGCTATCGCTTCCGGATACATACTCATCACCACGAGGCGCGAACAATAGATTGGTCTTTGTCTGTTTCTTGTGTTCGCGACAGAAGGCAAGGATCCACGACATCCAATACAGGGCTCGAGTCAAGTCGCGGACATCTGCACGGATGCAATAGCAGAATTCATTCACGGGAATGGCGGCTGGCATGGGATCTGATGGACGCAGGACTTGCGATCCATATAACTTCGAAGGTGACTTCAGACTCTCATGAATCGTGACGGGGTCGAAGTCGTGCGCGGGTTTGATTGTGGGCAGGGTCTGGAGTTTATGTTTACGACACAGGGACATTGTCGCCGCGACTTCGCATACCAACTTTCGGATATCAGGGTGGTTTCGAATCTGGGTCATATTCTGAATGTCATACCCCGCTTCAATGGGTGCGTACGTCTCATAGGCCTTCGCTAAATAGAGAAATACATTGGGCTGGGCGCGGTTGATGTGAAGTGCTGCAGCTTCAAAGAACGCCCCCCATAAACTATGCACAAGACCGGAGCAGAGGAACTCAAGCGTCCAGTAACATGCATAATCCGCATGTCCCATCTGGATGGTCTGAATCAGTACTTTCCGCACGTGTGCACGTGGATGTCCACAAAATGTTGTTTTCTGAAAATCAGTAACAGGTCGAGGATCCGTGATCTCCATTGCCTTTACGCGGGGGGCTTTGACGTCGCCAAATGACGCGCAAATGCATCAAAGAACGAGGATGCACTGGGTGGCAGACTAGGGGGTGGCGCACCTGTTCCGGGGGTCGAGCTCACGGATCCACGAAACGCCCTGCGACCAACCGAGAAGATCAGAAACAGTAACCCCAAAACAATGAAGACGTTCAGTGCAACACCGATCCATTTTCCATAATCCAATGCTTGTGTCTGCGTCTTGCGATTGATATTGATTTGGTTCTGAATCGTCTTGATCTGATCTTGAAAGGTTGAAACCGAAAATGCCATATCGTCCTTAACCGTGCCGATATTGTCCTTGACACTGTTCACGATATCCAATGTCTGCTGCTGTTGGAGGGTCTGTGTATTGAGAAACTGATACTCACTGACAAACCTGCTGACGTCTTTCTTTATCTGATTGTCGTAGAGTACATCCATTGCGTTCGGATCTGTCGCTAGGGCTCGATATGCTGCGTTTTTTGCTTCGTCCGTACCACCAGATGCCAAGACGTCACGGGCAGCGGCATCGACCTGAGCCTGTCGACTCACTCGAGAATCTGCTGCTTCCAACTCATCGTTAAACCGAGACTGTTCGGCGGTGTACCGCGCATATGCATCTTGATCTGTTGTCTTCAGATCTTGAATCGAAAACATTGAAGAATCGTTGATGGGTCGCAGAACGGCAGATTGGGCGATCAAATGAACCGATGCATCTTGGTCAACCTTATTGACACACTGTTGAGCACCGTCTTTCATTTTAAGATCGTAGGTGGGCGGACATGCCATCACACAGGACATGGGAGCAGCTCCGTGGACTGTCTCCGATGGACACTTGAACTGCTGATTACCCATTATCTATTGGAGAGATAGATTGCTAACGAAAGCCCGACACACAGTGTCATGAACGCAATGCCATGGACAACGCTCGAGGGTAGGAAAAGATACTCCAGCAATGCAAGAACGATAAAGAATAAGCAGATCTGGATCGGGCGCATGTTGATCGCCTCCAGCTTCTTGATATCTAGCCTTGCACTCTCGATATCGGCATGGGGTTGAGTGGGAGGACGCAGGGGCTGAAGTTCAGCAAGTGCATCCGCATAGAGCTGAGTCATTACTTATTCGCAACAAACGGTCGCAGACCAGAAAAGATCGTGCTAACGAACCGGGCGTCCAGGTTGGCCTCCTGGCTCTGTCCAAGACGAGCGAACGGGCGATTGAAGGTTGTCTGGGGGTTGATGTACGGTGCAACAGTCGCCGCCATGCGGACAAAGCGAGTGTATTCCGATGCATCTACGCCGCGCACGTGCCGAGCGGGAGCAGAGGGTTCATAGAAAGATTGTGCGACCGGCATTTTATTACTCCTACAAGATAATGGTTGGGTGGTTGACTGCCCTTTTATTTACGCTGATCGCTATACTCACCGTTAAGGCTAGATCGCAGGAAGGGTTCGATGCATCAACACCCCAGGGACGGGCGACAATCGATGCCGTATCGGGCGATTACCAAGCTCTACTTGATGCATATGGAACGGCCTACAAGGCATCGAAAACGACTGGGGATCAAACGGCATTGGCGACCGTAACTGCCGCCATTAATGATTACCAGACACAGATGCAGGTTCAGATCCAGGACAACCAGTATAATATCCAGGCGTTCCTCGATGAATACAAGACACTCAATCCCGATCTTGATATGCTGCATCAAGAAGCACAGACTATGCGCTCGGAGGGACCTGCTGTGGCGGATCAGCTTGTTGCGTCCACGTCCAAACCGCCTCCGCAAATTGATTATGGAACCATGATTACTCAAGTTGTCGTTCTGTTCCTGATTCTCGGAGCAGCGTTTGCGTTCAATGCGTACGCATGATGGCAATGAGAAGCGCCAGAGATGCGGCAACGAAAAACGCCCCCATTACTTTCATTCCCGTACCTTTCGTAGCATCTTCGTTCTGGTGGATCATGCGAAGAGTCTGCAGTTTATCTGTTCCAACGAGAAGGCCATTGTAGTCTCGCTGAATCTCCATGATCCTGCGAATCAATTCATGCTGTTCATCACTGTCCACTCCAGAGGACACAGAAACCGCTGCCATCTGAGACAGCGTGTCGCTCATGTTTCGCTGGGCGGCGAGAATCGCATCATTGTTGGAAAAGTCATTGTTTGCCAGTGCATTTTGCACCAGATTGTCGTAGATCGTCTTCTGTTGTTGGTACTTGGCTTGAAGATCCGTCATGTTTCCGGATGTCGTTGGGTTACCCATTATGTCTAGGCAACATTTACGTCAGCTACGCAGTATCGGTAATAGACGCCCTTGCCCACTGTGTCACTGTGCCGAGTGATCTCGATAATGTTTCCCGGCACGGCACCAATCACACGAGCCTGAATGTCCTGCGAATCAATCCACGGCATCTGATCCTCCGGCTTGAGGATGCGATTCCTGTCGAGTACATCCTTGGCCTCATCAGGGGTCAAGATACGATGCGGTACGGACATTCGGTGCGTAGTAATGTCCATCTGCAGCTCACGAAGGTGGAAGAACTGGATCTTATCCTCGATGAACTTTGACCGGATCAGATTCATCAGATTACCCGACGGCTTCGACGTGGCAACGACAATCATTCCATTCTTGTAGTCATTCTCCTTTGCATACTCCATATAGGTATGGACGTCGCGCTCTAGCATCTTGTCCTTTTGACTGAAGAGCACGAGGGTGTCCCCCATCGTGTAGGCATTGACATCCTTCGGACCCGACGCGACAGGCTTGGTCTCGGTGGGAAGCTTACGACGCTCATAGAAGATGCGAAGAGTTGCAAGTGCCTTGTCCTCCATTGTGCCCTTTCTACCTACAATGGAAAGAGTTCGTTTTTTATTACCCGAGTAGAACAATGCTTCACATCGTTGCCTTTATCGCTGGACTGGCAGCGCTTTTCGCTGTTTTCCAACTTTCAGGTGGGCTGGAGAAGTTCCAACCTGAGCTCCTTGACCGTCGTCAAATGGAGCGCACACAGGATGTCGAACACTCTTCGTATGAGCAGCGGACAAACCACATGCCCCGTACTTCGTTTGTTGATGCCGTGCAAGGAATGGCAACGCCCTGGCGAGTAAACGCATATACAGCCGTGCGTTCGGTCTAAGTAATGAAGATCCCAAGGGCATTGCGTGAACAGGTATGGATGGTGAAAGCTGGACGAGTCTTCGATGCAAAGTGTAAGATTGTATGGTGTACCAACCGTATGAATGTATTCGATTTCCAGTGCGGTCATAACATTCCCGAGTCCAAGGGCGGTGCAACGACGCTTGATAACTTGATTCCCATCTGTTCCCGCTGCAATGTCAGCATGGGGAACCAGTTTACCATCAACGAGTGGAACGCCAAGTTTGCGTCACAGACGCCTCCCTGGTGGAGACGGATTTTCACATGGTGGACATGACTGAGCAATGTATGCATTCTACATCAATCTCGATCGTCGAACCGACCGCAGAGCCGAGGTAGAGAAGGAATTCGCCGACAAGGATCTCGTCGTCGAGCGGTTTCCGGCAATTGAGTACACACCAGGTACGATCGGATGCAACCTTTCCCATATCGCAGTTCTCAAGACAGCACGTGCGCGAAAGTACCCGGCTGTCATGATCTTTGAAGATGATTTTCAATTTGTTGTCTCGAAGGAGACGTGGGATCAGTTGATCGTACAGCTCCCGGAACGGTATGACGTTGTAATGATGTCCTATAATACAGTTCAGCCAACTCCCTATAATGACGTACTTGACCGAGTACAGGGTGCGCAGACGACCAGTGGATACATTGTCCACTCTCGCTTCTACGATACATTGATCGCGAAATGGGAAGAAGGAACAGAGCTCTTTAAACAACATCCACATGTGCACTGGGTCTACCTTCTCGACCAGTACTGGAAACCCCTACAGCCACTGTCCGATTGGTTTGCATTCAAAACACGTATCGGAATTCAACGTGCGGGGTTCAGTGATCTTGCTGGGCAATTTGTCGAATACGGTTGTTGATATATCCACGCTGAAACGCTGGGCTGAAGACACGTCGCGACATCTTCAGTGCATTTTCCGCAATGACTCTGGCTTCGTCGTCGTGTGTGACCAACCATTCGATCTTTTCTACCAGATCCGTTAGGTCGTACTTGATCGGAACATAGTTCACCATGGGTATCAGCTCACTCTTGAACCACCATCGACTCTCCGGGTGCGTAATCAAAATCGGCACAGAGCCGATCGCAAATCCCCAATGACCATTGGAGGCTTGTGTATTTCCATCGATGATGAGCACGTATTTGTATCGTGAATGTGCATCCGGCCCCAGCAATGACTTGTCTGCAAAGTGCTCGGATGGGATCACATTGTCATTGACAGGCCACCCGCCCGGAACAAATCGGACATCTGTATTTGGAACACCAAAGAGCGTCTCAACCACCCGCATTCGCACCGATGGCCGGTGAAACCCACTCGATCCGCCGCGCCACATGACAGTCTGGATCTTTTCAGACCATGACCGCTGTGGAAACGAGAGTCCATTCTCGAATGCCATGTCGTCCCATGGAAGCAGGATCATGCTCTTGCTAGTGAACCCATGTGTGGCATAGAGACAGACCAATGGGCGCGTAGTCGGATGAGCAAGTGCCTCAAGCCCTGCATACTCTCGCCCAGGTCGCACGACAGTCTCGATGCGCCCGAGAGACGTCATTGTGCGGTGATACTCGTCGTCGGCAAGGATCCCGTCCGTCTGTGGAAAGATCGCCGTGATGGCATGAGGTCGGATACACTCCAATACGTACCGATAGATGGAGCCACCAATGATAAGCCGTTGGTCATAAGATGCCCATGCATGAGGGATCCCGGGTGGATCGCACACAACAGCGCGAGGAATGTTGATGATCGAGGGATTGTGGTCTGCTTGGTACCAATCGAAATGGAATCCAAGTGATTCGAAGTATGCCCAGACATTGACTTCCCACGTCAGCTTGGGAAGCTTTGGGTACTCGATACAGTAGAACTCATAGAGTCGAGTCAGCGAGTTACGATCACCTAGAAAGAACCCACCACAGAACCTCCAATTCACGGTATCCCACGTCACACCCCTTGGCCAACAACCAGGGAAGAAGAGGCACGTAGGCGGAATATACCCCGTTGAAAGGGCGCGTAGCTCGTCGGCTGATCCCGGATCATGCAGCACATGATACAGGTTAAAGTCCACCCATGCATAATGGCTAGATGAATGCTGTCCCGAACGAATCGCTCTCATGATGAATTCGATCTTCGCATTCATGAGAATGAGAAAGTTGCGAGTGTCATGTACATCGGATCGGGTATCAGGTATTCCCAGAGGAGAGATCGAGTAAAGATCTAGTTCTTCCAGCGAAATGGTTTCGACGACTCCGTCATGTATCGGGGGGAGCCGGGCGCGGAACTCAGGGCTTACGAATACATGCAGCCTGATCCCGGTTGCATTGAGCTGCTTGAACAGTTCAAAGCGCACGTCGGTTGCACGATCCTTGGGTCTATCCTCTCGTAGATCCAAGAATGCTGTAACAAACGTTACGGTCATTGCGTGATTTTCGCTTTGCTTGTGAAAGTAATAAAATGGTCGGCCACCTGACCATGGAGTTGGTCGGTGGTCTTGGAAATCAACTTTTTCAGTTAGCTGCTCTCATGCACATTGCATCAAGAACAGGGCGCAGACCCTATCTAATGACTCTGGCTAATCCATCTCCGCATACATCAACTTCGTATTTCGATACTGTCTTCTATAAATTCCGTTCCATGCTGTTGAATGACCGCAAATCAGTTCGAATCGAAGAGCCGTCGGTCTCATCGTATATTGACTGGCGTGGTGCGTTCCGCATGTACCCAGATGTTCGTCTGGCCGGATACTTTCAGGATTGGCGGTACATCGACCACGATTTCATGCGGGAGCTGCTATTGCCAGATGCCGTACAGAACAAGTACGAAGGCATCAAGAATGGAATTTTCCTGCATATCCGCGGTGGTGATTATGTGAACAATCCTTATCATGATCTCAAGCTAGACGCCTACTACGAACGTGCCATTGCCATGTTTCCTGGCGCCCACTTCTTTGTTGTGACAAACGATGTCAATTATGCAATGAGCAGACCCTTCATGTCAACACTCAATTGCACCCTGGTGATGGAGCCTGAACTTGATGTATTGTTTCTCATGAGTCAATGCGCGGGGGGCATCTGTGCAAACTCGTCGTTTTCGTGGTGGGGCGCCTTCCTCAATCCTCACCGAAAAATTGTAATGCCTGACCGTTGGTTTCCACATGTCCCGACCCCAGCGGGGTATTACTTCCCCGGGGTGATTAAATGCTCAGTGTAACTGTCGTCTTAACCGGTGGCTCTGGCTTTGTTCCTGCCGCACGATGAACAAGGACTTCGTCCCACGTCGCCTGGAGCGCAGGAAGGTGGGTCGGGAGCCACGTCGTATCCTTTGGTACGAACGCCTTCTTTGTCGAGACCAGGATCCAGTAAATGAACTGTGGATCAGCCTCCTGATCGAGACTTCGCAGCCATGTATTCAAATCTGCGTTCTGTGCCTTGTATTCAACCGTTTCATCTGAATACACGGCAAAGACACCCTTGGTACCCGTTGACCGAACCCATTCGGATGAGAACACCTGTTTGAAGCGAAACTCTGCATACTCACACTCGTCAATCCCAGAACACTCCATCTGCATCTGCATCTGGTGGTTATATGCATCGGGGACACCATCCGATGCCGGACGCGAGAACGGGCACTTGAACTCTACGAGGCGACCGCGGCGGCGCACGTCTGTCGGATCGGTTGGAAAGAGGATGCCATCTGGCGACGCACCAAGAAAGGTGTAGACTGGATGCTGAACACAAGATACATCAACGATCTTACACCCGGTCTCTTCTTCGTAGATCGCCTTGGCAATGGGTTCAAATCTCGTGCCCCAGATCAGTGGTGCTTGGTACTGTCCAGGCGCAGGAGGCTGCGGTGGTTCGAGCTTTCGAAGAATCAAGCTGCGTCTCGTTTCACCTCCCGTAAAGACCTGTGAGACCTCAGATCCCGTGATCATCTCGCCTCGTTTCATATGCCAACCTGTTGTTCGCTGATCATTTGCACCGTAGATACGGATTGTCCTGCGCACACATCGATCGCGCATCCAGATGCGTCCAAGTTCCCCTTTCATCGCATCGTCCATTGCTGTAAAGACGAATCGCCTGGTCTTTGTGTAACTAACCCCTGTCACCACGACCATTAACATGATCAAGGGCTTCAGCCGCTTCTTCGGCCGAGTGTAGGGTGGTTCACGCAGCCATTCAGTGATGACTGCCTCCATGCGTTTCTTTATGCGTCGGATTCGAAAACTCATTTTCAGTGCTGAAACACAGAATTGGTATGGAGACCATTCAAAGCAAGGAGCAGTGGGTACTGCGGCGTCTCGAGGGGTTCTATGCGAATCCCGATAATTTTCGCCGCATCGAGGAGGTTCTGACGGGTAAGTCGCGTTTGAGTCTTCGCCTTTTGGATTGGTTTGTTACCAATTACTCAAAGAAGTACAATGTCTCTTTCATGGCTAAGGGGAACCATCACGTCATTGTGTACTTGGTCTACAAGTCGCATCTCAAGGCGTACAACAAAAAGATGTTTGACCCGTTCTGCCGGTGGAAGAGAATTCAGTTCCGCGGGTTGGATACCACAGTGGGGCAGCTGAACTTTTTCGAGTGGGCTATTCAGGATGAGATTCTTGAGTACCTGGACACACACTACGACGAGATCCATGCCGACATGGAATCCTGTTCGCAGGTGATCCAGCCTAAGGACGGTGAACGTCGGAAGCGCCATGAGCTGAGTCGATCGGCTACCAAGTCCGTGCGTATCCACGACGTACCTGTAAAGGTTTCTTTTGATTAAGAGATGCAGTCGGCGATCGACCCCACGGTGGTATACCCGGTCAGTGCAGATATAACCGAACATGATTTGAACATCGTCTCTGATCTCTGGTCTGTCGAAGGTCGCGAGGTCTTTAGAGGTGCAAGGGATCCATCCTACGAACATGCAAATGTGTACTGGCTCTACGACCCCGAGGATCTCGATCGAGTCGGCGTGGCTGAACACAAACGGGATAACCCCGGTGATGTATCCGTCCTGTGGCACAAGAGCTCACCATTCGCAACATTCCTGCAGGAGGACGGATGGACTGAGAACGATTCGCTGTGGTCTCGTATGCCCGAGCATTCGTATGAGCGATTTCTATCAGAGGGATGGACAACACCCACTGCCTTCCTTGAACGCTGTCTGCGTGGCGATGTGCGTGTAGTGACTCCTGAGATGCTCATCAAGCTCCCTGAGGTTCATGCATGTGAAAAATGTGGTCATGTATCTCTCCATCCATTCTCTTGCGGAGTTGCACGACCTCTCTCCTTCCCCGAAAAGGAAAAGATTTGGTTTGTTGATGATAGGATGATTGTATACTCGCCACCTAAAGGTGACTCTTCTGTCTGGTCACGCCTTGGCTTTACGACACCGCCTGAGACTTCCGCTTCTTCTGAGTCGGAGGAGCCGCCGCAGGAGCTGCCGCAGGAGGCGTCGCAGCCCGTGCCTTAGGCTCATTCTCGTCCGCATGAGCCTCGGCATCCTGCTCCTCCGTAACCGGGAGGTCAATGTTCTCCTCCTTGTCCGCAACCGGCTCATCGGGCTCCTTGATGTCGGCGAATGCGGCCTTGGCACCCACACGCGACGGCGGGAACACCTTCGCATGAACGACACGCCAGGTCACGCCAAATCCAGTGCCAGTGACATAGATGCTCGGCGTAATGACCATACGAGCCTCGATGCGCTTCGCAAACACCTGCTCGAGATTGCTCTCGGTCAGCTCAATCACACCACCATTCGCATCCACCGCGTCCATCCCAACCTGGCCGTCCCAGATTGAGATCTTCATGCGGAGCGAAGGCGGGTACTTGCCGTTCGGAACCCACTCGCCATTGACCTTCTCAACGCTAGGCGTGAGAATCGGCTTCATGGTCTCGCGAAGCACGGGCTCGGACTTGGTCTTACCAAACCACTTGCCGCTGTTCACGATGGAGTGCTGGATGACCTTCTCGGTGAGATCCAGTAGGAAGTTGTAGAACTGACCAACCTCCGAACCGTCCGTCGAACGCTCCTTCGCGTACGAGTCACAGCCCTTGAGGGAAGCCAACATCGTATAGTTGCGCTGACCAGACTTCTCGTCCTCGCGGACGACAACTCCGGCCGGGTAGTAGATACGCGGAATACGAACCTGCAGTGCCTGGCCATTGTACTTGACGGGAACGGTCTTACCCCCAGCCTTGTTCGGACGAATCTCGCCGATCATGACGCGGTTGATGTCCAGGTTCTCAGAAGGGATGATGGTAGAGGTAGCCATTTTGATTGTTGTGAGATCCACTACCGTGCCGACCATCGCATCCGTTTTCCGCGCAGGTTTCCAGTTTTCAAGACTTGGCACAGGATAAGCAATGCCTCAATGTGCTGCCGTGCGGAACAGGGCATCTTTTGACCAATGCCCATCCGATGCACTTAAGGGGGTGAATCTGTGTGGCCGTCACGCACGTGCGAAAGATCCAATCCTATGGGCTACGCGCAACCAGTCAAAGATTCTGCGCTTCACGCGAGTCCAGGCAGTGTACCGGGGTTGGTGTGTTCGAAAGGTATTGGCGTTAGCGGGGCCAGGCGTACTCAGGCGAAAGGAGTGCGTTAATGACGAGGATCTTGTAACAACGGAATCCAAGGATCGACAGCACCCATTTGATTACTTTGGGCTTGAGGAAGCCGGGAAAATATGGTGGTTTGATTTTGGAAGTCTATGGGAGTGGACGATTCGATCCGTGGCACCTACGAATCCATACACACAGGTTGCCATTGATCACTCAGTTCTTGCTCGGCTTCGTCGTCTTCATTTACATCGGCGACGAAACAGACTCTCGGTTCCATCGCCATCGAGGGATCTCCGTGAAAACATAACAAGACGATGGACTGTGTTGGCTCATATTTTTCGCAGCTATGGGTTCGAAGATGCTCACCCTCAACAGTTTGCGAACTTGACTCACGTGAATATGCGTACAATGTTTCGTATTTTCATGGACGAACTTGAAGCAGTACCAAAGCCCAATCGCAGGGTTCTAACAGTATGCACAAAGGCCTGGTTAGCTGACAATCCATCAACTACGGGCTACATGATCAATTCACTGAACCTGTTGACGATCGCACTGACAGACTCTCGCTCATATGACATCGTTTTCCTCCTACTGTCGGCATTATATCGCTGTTAGTCACAATGGATCAACCTTCTGCTCTAATTCGACGCATGCAGATCCAGAGGGTTCAGGATGCTCGTGAAAATCAAATCAGGGCGTTTGGCGAGTTCTCACGCAAATTTAAGGCTAGGCACAATGGACTGCGGGTTCGCAGTGAAGAAACACGGAGGAACTTTGTCTCCCTTCTGAATGAGAACGATCGTCTTCTAAAGAAGGGAAAGGGTCGTACACTTCGTCGGAAAAACGGATTTAGGCGACGACGGTACTCGACGTACCGAGCACAATGAATATCTTCTTCCTCTCTCTGAACCCCGACGAAGCGGCTCGTCTTCACTGTGATAAACACGTGGTGAAGATGATCCTCGAGACTGCACAGCTTCTCTATACTGCACATTGGGTCTATGAGTCGCCACTTCCCGACGATGCATATCGCAAGACACATCCCAATCATCCTCTCGCACGATGGGTTCGCGAGTCTCTGGCTAACTATACATGGCTATGCCGCCTTGGACTCGCATTGTGTGCAGAGTATACGTATCGGTATGGAAAGGTTCACAAGACACAGCATCATCTGACCTGGTTGTCAGCGCATTCTCCTAAAAAACTTGTGGATGTTGGATGGACACTTCCTAGATTGGCCATGCCTGAAGAGTTTCATGATCCAGACCCCGTTGTCGCGTACCGTGCGTACTATGTTGGAGCTAAGGCGCGTTTATTGTCCTACACAAAACGTCTCCCACCAAACTTTCTCGGAGAAGCGGTTTACATGACCGCCGGAGGTAAGAGTATACCAGTGCGTTAGAAATGTCCTCTTCTTCTGCTTCCGTTAAGTCAAACAAGATGGCCCCGAAGAAGTCCGCCGCCCCCGTCGCCCCTGTTGCCGCCGCCCCTGCACCCGTCGCCGCCAAGGCTCCGAAGGCCCCGAAGGCGGTCAAGGCCGAGAAGCCGGCCGCCCCGTCCAAGGCTGTTGTCACCGTGCCGACGGTCGAGGCGCCTTCTGCCCCGGCGGCTGTTGAGGCCACGGAGCACTCGGATGTCATCCTCGCCGGTCTCGCCGAGAAGCTGAAGGCGCTTTCGACGGAGCTGACGACCCGTGTCCGCGAGGCCACGAAGAGCGTTGCCGATGCGATCAAGGCCACGAAGCGCGAGGCTCGTGAGATCAAGAAGAAGAAGAAGAAGAACCCCGAGGACATGACCCCGGAGGAGCGCAAGACGTGGGAGGCTCGTCGCGCGAACAATGCCTTCCTTGTTCAGCGCCCCCTGACGGATGAGCTCTGCTCGTTCATGGGTCTCAAGTCGGGCGAGAAGCGTTCGCAGACGGAGGTGACCAAGTTCATCTCGGGCTATGTCAAGCAGCACAACTGCTTTGACCCGAACTTCAAGCGCCGCATCCTGCCGAACTCGGCTCTGGCCAAGCTCCTGCGCGTGTCGGACAAGGATGAGGTGACGTACCTGAACCTCCAGTCCTTCCTCAAGGTGCACTTCATCAAGACGGCCCCCAAGGCGTAAGTGTTTTTCTAAGTCGAAAGATAAATGTCCCATCCGCGTCGCATCATGCACCCGAGCGCCGTCTCCTCCTTCACCCGCAAGCAATTCAAGGATCATCCTAACATGAATCTCCCGCATGAAATCGTTCATATGGATGAGAAGTACCACAAGGACACACGCGCTTATAACGCGTGGAAACGCAAGACGCAGAAGGCGAAGGGCGGCAAGCGTCGTGGCCGCAAGACCCGCTCCACTCGTCGCCGCTAGACGCCCGGTAGACCCCTGAACCAAACATAAACAATAAAAATAGCCCGGAAACCCGGGTGATTTTTAGTGTATAGATACAATGTCTATCCCATTCTCCAAGGTAGACGCCATGCCTAAGCCCGGGTTCATGACTCCACCACAGAAGAACAGGCAGACCGGAAGGGTCGATACTATTCCAGATTCTGCGGTGAATGCAGCGGTAGTTGGAAGCCCAACGGAGGTTGATCTAGCGCAGACGCCTCTTGATTGTTCGCCGTTTCCTATAGACCTTTCGACGACGGGTCTTCCTGCGCCGATTACCACCCATCTTGATAGCATATATGCTATCGGTTGGTCCAACGGGATCTATGAACCCAACCTGGGTTTCTTGCATATACCATTTCCCAGGCTCTATTTCCCCATCTTGACCGGGAATATCGGGATCCCGTCTGAATACAGGATGTAGGAAACGGGTCTCCATTTGTCTACCAAATTGTGTAGTTATATCAGAATGGGGTTCTAGCTTTCCCACGACATCTTGTATCCCACTATTTTTAGCTCGTAGTACCATGTACAGGGTTTCGCTATCTAAATCCTGTAGACGCCTACCTTTTGTGAATGGGTTTGGATCTACTTCTGACGGTTGGCCTCTATGGCTCTGCTCAAATGCCGCAAGGGAGGCTGGGTCCATTATACAGTTGTCGTGATAAGTTCGTGCGGCATCTCCATGTACAAGACCGTGCTGAAGAAAGGCGACAACCGTTCGTCCAAGACTAAGGCGCGTTGCTTGTCATTCTCAACCAGTGTCTTGGTTAGTCGGCGGAGAACCTGTGCGCGGTCAACAGAGGCATCGACTTTGATCTTACATTTTCCAGCTTTCCATCCACACAAGGATGACGTATTACATGCGTCCTTTTGTTGGAACTGTCCACATGGCGTTCGCACTTTATTGATAAAGGGTCTGGGTCCCTGAGTGGCATCCCAGTGGGCTTCCTTTTTGAGCCATGCATCGAGCTGCTTGTACAGCGTCTTTCCTCGGGTTGCGATCCCTTGGCGTAGCTGTTCGTATTCGTCTTTCTGAATGTCTTTCGATAACGAGAACATTAGGAAGTCAAACACCTCAGATGCATAAGAGATTGAATCTGCCAGACGTGCGTCTTCTGCGTTGGGTGATCCGTCCGTAAGGTCGCGCTCGGGATTTCGCTGCATCGTGGATAGAACCTCTTTCGCCACCATATGAGGGGCGACCTCGGGTTGAAACGGCGCACGGAACTCGGATGCCAATAAGGATTCTACGAACATGTCATTCACGTCCTGTAGATCTTCCACCCACTTGAAGCCCTTGTGGGTAGTCTGGTCAAGGAATGAACGTTCACTCTGTCGTGTTGGGAGTTCTTCTGGCCTGATGTCCGCATATCCAGAACGTGCCTGGACACCGGGCAATTGTTCGTATGGCTCCGGTTGGACGGGTAAGATGACAACCCTTGGCACGAAGACAGCTTGAACGCGGTCAAATGGATCGAGAATGACCTGAAACGTATGCCCCTTGCTACGAAGCTCTTGAAGCGCATCCGACATGCGGGGTCTGTCCGAGGCACATGCGCGGGTGTGAAGAGTCGTCATCGTGACCAGCATCTTCTTCGGAAATAGGGGGTCGCGAATGTTGATGGTATATGTGTACTTTGCAAATCCCTTTGCCTTGTCGGTGCCTCGTGCGACATGTGCCAGGATATCATCGTCTAGCAGAACAATCGTGCGTTCGCGGGGGCTGAGCTGTTCGCTCCAGAATCCACACTTGACCGTGGACGTTGCCGTGTCTACACGAATGACATTGCATCGCACGACAGAGGTTACGTATTCTAATTCATCCAGTATCGTGAGGCGACCCTCTGAATATGCATGTTGAATACCGGCAACGATGCGGTCAACCTGTGTAACACCTTCGCCCATTTCCGTCCATGACCGTGCAAACGAACAGAGCATGACGTTTTTCGGTGCATCCTTCGGGTCGGGAACCGCTTCTTTTGATTTCAAGAAATGGGGAATCGTCTTGGATGGGCGACCTAAACCGACACGAAAGAAATCAGCCTTTCCCGCATCCAATCGACTTTTCTTGATTGACTTGTCATATGCGATAGGGATGCCCAGAGACGCAGCCAATCCTTCGGGGAGGTACCCCATGCGCATGGCCGGTGTCTTGGTTGAGCTCAGGATGTATGAGTCATCGCTCTTTTCCGACCCGGGTGCCATCACCTTCTTGAATGGCTGTTCCACCTTGTAGCAGCATGGAATCTGCTTATCCTTCAGTGTTCCAATGTAGTTGGGGAATACAGATGTCTGGTCACGTTTCATCACTGAGAATTCGGTAATGTCTTCATCCTTTCCTGTGCGTACCTTCCCCTTGCACACTGGACATGCTCCATCGACTAACTGATCTTCGCGCAGGGGAAGCTCGTCCTTTATACACCAATATTGCGGACATGTCGCAATTCCCTCTCGATTGGTGAGTGGGATGATGTGGACATTATAGTCGTCGATTCCTTCTTGATCCTTGTTCGCATCCTTTACCTTGGCCTGTTTCTCGGTCTCTGGGTAGTTGCGGGGATTGTACTCAGGGGGAATACGCGCCTCGTCTTCGGGTGTCAGAACCACAACCTGCTTGTTCTTGTCGCATTTGCTTGGATAAATCGTACTGTCAAATGTATCAGGATCAAATTCCTGAAGACGTCGATTGAAGTAGTTGTAGGTTGATTTGTTCTTATCTGCAATGCGGACGCGCTTCTTTGGCGCTCCGGTCGGTGCTTCGGGTTGCGCCTCAACCTCTGCGGCCTCTGGTGCACCTAGTCCGAGTTCGGCAAGAAAATCACCATCGACGGCAAATTCACCCGCATGAACAGCGACGGGCTGTGGAGCCGCAGCCGCACTCGCTTCGACGGCTTCGACGCGACGAGGACACACTGCATTGACCGCTACATCATCTTCTGGTGCCGTCAGGACGTGACGCAGGATACTTGCATACTTCAATGCACGATCGACATTGGTCACTGCAGATAGAATGACTTCTTTATTTGAGAAACGGAGCGTGGGAAACCCCTTGAGAACTCTGTCTAGATCTAGGTCATCTCCTAGGTTCGTGAAGGTACGAAACATTGCCTCAGCGTCATCGGGTGAAATGCCGATTTCTATCAAGGTCTGAGCAGACGGCATGTCCGCCTCTTGCAGGGCTTGAAACGCTTGAACTTGGAGAGGTGTGAAGTTCTCGGCCAGACGATCTGCACGGAGAAGACGGAACGTGTCGTCTTGGCTACTAAAGACAGTCTGGAGACAGGGGAATCGGCGCATGTCAAACTCCGTGACTTCCTTCGCATATGCGCCGAGGATGCTCATATCCTGCAGTTCCCAACGCGATTCATCGAGGTCGCGAAGCTCAACAAACGGAGTCACGCCGTCCAGCGTCTTGAACCACTCGTAGAGGTCAGTGCGAATGTCATCAAGGCTTTTCTTCGATTCCTTTCCACGGACAATTGTGAATTGAATATCACGCGGCGTGATGGCAATGCGGTCGAACGATGAGCGAGAGGAGCCACGGTACAAGAGAAGAGTCGGCAGACGGCGCTGGGGGAGCGTCGTGGTTGTCCATGCCTTCCACATTGCAACGTCGATTGACGGAACCTTGTTGCTCGGATCCTTCACATAGAACTTGTGCCGGGTCTTCTCCTGCTTGGAGGTGAAGAATCCAACGTACGGTGTATCTTTGGATAGCGTGAGTCCATAAAACATCTGCTCAAATCGTGCACGGGGTGCAGTGAACGATGTCTCCACCAAAGGCAGGTACCACTTTGCTCGAAGAATAACAGGGTGGCGGGGTTCGGGAACAGAGAGCGCCAGTAGCTTCGTTAGTTGCTCGGCGTTTGTGCGCAGGGATCGAATCGCCGAATCCGTGAGTCGACTCGGGGTGTCTTCGCGAAAGAGGGGAAAGTATACACGTTTCACTGCGGGTGTCATTTCAGCATTCACTTCCGTTGCCCTGAACTCCCCCACGTCTGAGTATAATGATTCGAAAAGCAGCTGCATGTTTCCAATTGGGATCCGAGTCGACGTAAAGGCGAGTTCCTTCGGCGGACGCGGAAGGACGATCGACCGATCACCTGCTACCCCAAACACCCACCACTCGGAAAACCCCGCACCCGGCTTGTAGAGCGCATCGAGAGCCACTGGACGCGCGTTCCAGTCTTCGCGGGAATACTTGGCCTCCTTAACCCCGGTTCCATGTCGACTGTGCTCAAGGTAATATTTGAAGAGATCTCGATCGAGTCGTAGGCCATCGATCGACATGCGCATGAACAATGCATCCCACTTGCGGGGGTCTTCGTAGTACTTCTCGGGCAGCTGAACGTGGACTTCAATGAAAAGGCGATCGGGGTGAGAGTTCACAGCCACTGCGATGTGTTGACGCACAGTTTCCAGTGAGTCGTCCTCAAAGAACGTCACACTCGATCCTGTTCCCGCGACGGGCACAGTCTTCGACATTATACTTGAGTTAGGTTTTCTCAGAGAGGGCTATCCGTAATCGTCATGCCACAATACGGCGTGGGTTGACGCGAGTAATTGACGGGTGTATAAATTCCAACCTTGACTGCGTCGTGGAGAATGCGCTTGAAGTTTCCCCAGAACTCCGGCGTGTGTCCAATGCTTTCTGTCATCAAGTGTGCCATTTCGTGAAGCATTACGAACATGATCGTATTGATATCAATCAATGGGTATTCAGGTGGCTTCGTTTTATCACGAAGACAAACGACGATGCGCTGACCCTTGTTCTCAGAATAGGACGTATCTGGGGAGCTGATCGAGTTCTCGGAGAAAACATCGGCTTGATACCGACTAACAAAGCGAGAGACGGGTGGGTCGTTCATGAGTGCCGGTTCGTCTGCGTACGAGTTGCGCAGTTTCGTGAGATTTGCTCGGATTTTCGCCATTAATTTCACAGCCTCCTCCTTGTTGGGTAAATCCTGCATGTCGTAATCGTTTCCATCTGGCCCCCTCATGCGGATACCGTTTGTAGCCCCCATTAATTGCGAGATAACGGCCACCCCAATGACGGTGGCGGCGACCGACAACATTATGTATCACTACGAGTTTAACTGGAGAGACCGTCCAGTGCCCGGTTAGCACGGAAGGGGTCGGGGTCGATCGTCGTCTGCAGGAACGGGCCAACCTTCGACTGGGGGTTCGGCGTCTCCGAGCGGATGTCATAGGTCGGGTTGCGGTTGTTCTGCGAGATGCCGATGATATTGATGTTGGCGTGGTATCCGGCCTGGAGGAAGTTCTGGCCGTCCATGTCCTTGGAACCAACCGGGTTCACGGCAGCCCACGATGCACCGATCTCACCCTTCGGGAGAAGCTCACTCGCCGACAGGACGTTCTGGGTGTACGTCTGCTGCGACGACGGGGTGCGCCCCTGCATGTCACCGACATCATAGGCGTTGCCGCCAAGGGACGACGTGCCAACGGAAAAGGGTCCCTGACCCGACATGGGCGCCATCGATCCCGAGCCACCCACCTCCTCGGCCTTGTCCAGAATGACCGACTTCCCGCTGGAATAAGAGGAAAAGAGTGAGTAGACAACCACAACGCCAACCAGCACGACTCCAAGGCGAACCATTTTTTGGGAGGAGAGCTTCATACTTTATTCATGTGGTCAGACAAATTCTCAGAGGGGAAGAGTAGCTCGACCAACTGTTCACGACGAAGGGTCCAGAATCCACGAACCCCCTTCCTCTTTGCCTCCTCTCGAAGTTGGGAGATGGTCATTTTCTCAATGATAAAGGACTTGGGAAGCTCGGCTAGACTGAGAAGTTGAATGAGCTGACTGCGCTTGAGGATGTAGTACTGCTTGATGCGGCGCTGCTTGGCCAGTTGCTTGAGCTCGACGAGAGAGAGGGACTCCATTGCGACTCCTACTCCCTTGCCTGGCACGGAATCCGTTTTTTTCCGGGCATCAAGTAATGCTGCGTACCCCGGTGATCCTTGCCTTTTTCGTTGCGGCCGCCATCGTTGGATTGGCGATTCGCTTTACGGACATGAGCGGGGGACAAGAGACCTTCAAGCTTCCCAGTGATAAGATGGCTCCCCTCGACACGGAGTCGACGCCGGGTGTCGGTGGATGGGCGGAGACATCCCCGATTCTCGGAAGCCAGGCAAAGCCGATTCCCGAGAGGCCTTACGATGTTGCTGACGACAATTCCCTCGCCCAGTTCATGCACAACAAGATTGGTCCTGACTGCTGCCCGTCTCCCTTTTCCTCGAGCGGTGGCTGCATCTGCTTGACCCCGACAGACGTCAGCGGGTTCGCGTCCCGCTTTGGGAATAAGACTCCTATGTAATAACAATGGACCATCTTCGCACCTTCATCAATTGTTTGAAGGATAAACACCCCGAGCTTACATTCCCCCGTGCGTCAGATGAAGTCTACACTCACCTGACAGACGCGTTGACCCCGCATGGTATGAAGATCATGCAGCGTGACAATTCTCTTTTCAAAGGCGCCGATGCCCCTCAGCCCCTGCCCGGTGTCGATATTCGCGTAGCGTGGGATGGCAGTGACGAGACTTGGAAGGCTCTTCATATGACCATGATCTTCTCGTTCCTGCGTGGTGACCCGAAGGAGAAGGTTGCTCAGGTCGTGGAGGCCATGAAGAATATCCTTCCCGAGACCCACGGAGACACCAGTGAGATCCTGAAGATGCTTGGAACAGAAGAGACCAGTTCGTCTCTGGCGGAGATGTTTGAGTTTCTCCTCAAGACCAAGATGGCGTCGATTGTCGGTGAGATCGCTTCGTCGGTCAAACTTGATGACATTGGGATTGACTTCGAACGCCCCGAGGAGATTCTGGAGGCACTGCAGCACCCCGAGCGCAGCCACGCAGTTCGCCATATCATGGAGCAGGTGAAGACCATGCTAGAAGACCGCATCAAGACGGGCAAAATCAACCAGCAGGAACTGATTCGGGAAATCGAGACTCTCAAGGCCAAGTTTCAGTCGAGCTTCGGAAAGTACATGAACGAGATGGTTGGAGTAGCCCGTGATGGACCGGCGACCGGGAACACATCAGCGCAAATCATGTCAAACTCTCCCGAGGCTCGTCGTGCACGTATGCAAGCCCGTCTCCAGCGTAAACTCCACGAAAAAGGTCGCAAGTGAAGATAAGAGTGATGTTCTGGTTTTCCGATCCAAGTATATTGTTCGGCCCAAACACGTGGTATGCATTCGTGCCGACCGCGGGAATGAGTGTTGACGATGCTTTAAATTCAGTCGTGCGTTTCACGGTCTACTTGAGCATTCTGTTGTTCATGTGCTCGATGGAGGTGAAGTATTTCGTCTATGTGCCTGTGGTGATGGCGATCACGGTTGCCCTGCATCAACTGTATCCAGGAGGCGCCAAGAGGATTACCGAGCAGTTTCGAATGGGCACTGCAGTCAGTGGATACACGGGATCCGATGTAACACTTCCGACGCAGGACAATCCCTTTATGAATCCCACGCTCATTGATATCAACGAGAACCCCAAGAAACCCCGCGCTGCTGATCCCACTGACATCAAGGTGCGTGACCAGGTGAATCAGCAGTTTGCCCAGACGTCCAACGTGTACCTCGACACGACAGATATCTTCCAGCTCATGACAGCCCAGCGCAACTTCTACACGGTTCCTGCGGATGATCACGAGGGGCTGCTACAGTTCCTCGGGAAGGGCGCTGCATCAGGCAAGATTCTGAACGAAGGATATGTGGTGGCAAAGGGCTCAATGACCAATACGCCGACGACTGACGCGACGACTCAGCCGACGGGAACGACGCCGGGTGTCACGGCGGAGCAGTCCCAGCTTCCTCTCGATCTCACCCGCTGATTCCTGCTGACCCGTAAGTACCCGTTCGCGACCATGCTTCGGCTTGAACTTCATAGTAGGAAACCCAGTCACACGCTCACTCCGAGGTACATTCGCCGACTCAATCTCCTCTACGGGGATGTGAATGTGCTTCTTCTTAAATTCGTCCCACATTGGCTTGTTGGCCTCGCAATGAGAGCAGCCATTCATGTAGAACAAGACCAGAAGAGGCCGCCGCTTGAGGCTCTTTTCGACACCCCCTGCCGTCGGCATTTGTTCACGTCCAGGGAGCTGAGGACGAATCGATGCAACCACGCTCATATTTATATCAACACCTAGAAAATGGCGTGTCTCGATGAGCTGAACCAATCGGCTGATAAACAGACGTGGATCGGAATTTCACGCACATCGGGGGATATGAAGAAGTTCGAGAGCATCTCGCAGTTTCAAGACTACCAACAGGCGCTTGGGTGCGCCCCTGTTCGTCCGTCGCCGTATGTCGAGTCGAATGCAGGGAAGAACACGACCCCGACTGGTTTCCTTGAGTTCAAGCCCCGTGATCCAGATGCACAATCGAGGTTCGATGCGACATCCCCGCAATGGGAAGGTGTAAAGGCATCGGATGAAGCTGTGAAAAGTGGAATGTTTATCCCGGATAGCGCAGAACCTGCGGCCTCGCGTGAACGGAAACCCCAGGGATCCGTACTACCGCAGCCTCCTCCACCTGCACCGACAAACGATGTTTGCTCAATACAATGAAGTGGGCTATCGCTGCCGCTGGGGTTATTGTGCTTTTTCTACTTGCTGTTCTTCTCAACACCGAGCACTTCACGGACACAGACTATACAAATGTAACACAGCCCTGCTATTGCCCAACGCCAGTTGACATGTCAACAAACACGGTTAGTACGGCATGTGATCCTCAGTGTCTCGTATGGGACAACAAGATAAACGCCCTCGCTCCCACAGGTGCAAATAACAGTGATTACGTGACGGTTCTTCGGGCATTTTACAGTACAGTGTATGTACCGTCTCCCACTAGGCCAACTGAGGCTCAGGTGGATACATTTCTCGCATCGTCTGCTGGTACAGTTGCGGGAGTCGATGTGCCATCTGTCAAACGAATCATTATGGATGGATTTCATATCCAGCCCAGTAAGACCGCAGACCAAAGGTCGGATCAAGACACCAACTTCAAGCCGGATACGGGGATATTAGAAGCAACTGCGCCTTCGGCAACTGGATATGCGCCTCCATTCGATGAAGTGCGCACCCGAGCTGAGGATTCGTACACCGGGGCGAACCCAAGTCCATCCACACGTTTCTCAGAGGGTAACTACGCTCCTCTACCAGCTCCGACCCAACCAAACAAGCCCGGAGACTGGGATGATCCGGCAATCACGTGGAAAGGATCGCACCCTGCGGCTGTTTCTGCGTCTGCTGAAAATATCATGTAGACACAATGAAGAAGTGGATCCTGTTTGGGCTCTTGGGACTCCTGCTTATCTATATCCTCACTCGTCGTGAAGGATTTCAAGATACTGTAGGTATCAAGGGTGTTTACGATCTCGATGACCCCGACCCGATGCTCTCGTCTGCTCGGCACGTGATTGAATTAATGCCAAATACGCTTATCAAGGCACTGCAAGATGCAAAACCAACATCACCCTGTCCGACCGCAACGGATCAGCTGAAACAGTGCCCAGCGGATCCCACGACTGGAGCTGGAATGATGACGCTTTTGGGAGGTGATATCAACGATATCATGGTATCCTTCTATACCAATGTCTATCAGTCGTCCAATGCCAACCTGAAGTCGTCGGATGTGGATACATTTTTGACTACTTACCCAATGACTCCGTTTCTGACAGCAAATAAGGAGGATGTGAGGGCTCTCTTGATCGCATATTTCGTGACTCAGACACCGGGGTCTGCGAATAGCGGTACCAATGACCGCCGTCTGGTCAATGACACGGCACCTGATTCGAGTGCAAGTGCTGCACTCGGGGCACGGTATAACAATCCAAATGGTTGGTCAGATAAGTCAGCGATGGAACGTTCGGCATCCTATGCGCAGACCTCTGGATATTCCCAGCAGCTAGATGAAGAGGGTATACAGGATGCAGCGAATGGCCCCCTTCCGGATGCAATTGATGAAAGGACTGGGAACACGGACTTTGGCGCAACTCGTCCCATGATAGGCGATGTATTTGGTGACAATGGACCCTTTTCTGGAAATGCGGGAACAGGTCAGGGGACAGGCATGAATGCAGCGGCTGGAATCACGGGAAGCTCGTATGGTTACCCTCCTCCCACAGAAGGCCACCTTGATCCCTACGATCTGTGGCCTGGATCTGGATCGCAAATGGGCGGGTCAGCCGCCTCCGCACCGCCTGGTACCAAGCAGCCTGTGAATGGACCCTCGTGGGGCGGCACGGGAACGTCGACCTTTTCCGGGTCATCGGTCTCATCCTCTCAACCCGCACCGGCATTGTATGGTCCGAGCTCAGGAGATAAATCCAAGGGTCTTGGGTGGGGACATTCGCAGAAGAACAGCGGGGACACAACTGCCATACCTGACAGTCGCACAGCGGGGTCTGATCCTTCGAATCGATTCGCAGTAACCTCGCGTGTTCCAGGCGACCAAGATATGTTTGGATCCATGTATACCCAGTCTGATACCTATTCTTTCACCAACGGATCACAAAAAACGGATCCCGTTCCTTTCTTAACCGATTTCTCTGCGTTCCAAAAGTAAGATGTCGGCCTCCTTCGGACTTCGCAACCAACGTGGTTCCTGCTGGGTGAATGCAACTCTCCAAGCTATCTTTCGTATCCCTGATGTCCAGACACGCTACATTGCAGAAGCGGCTCTGGATACATCCCCCATCGACAAGTCACTTCAAGAGATCTGGAGCAGCCGAGGAGACGAAGGTCTCAAGGCATTCTACGACTGTGTGCGCACGGCCGTGATGCCTGCCGGTGAGGGCATTGGTGACTCGCATGAGCTACTTGAGTACCTGTGTGACAAGCTGCCCTTTCTCGACAAGCTATGTCGCTTCAAGATTGGGCACACGGTCAAGTGTAGGTCGTGCGACTATAGGGATGTTCGTACCGACTCAATGATTGAGTTCTCTGTGTCGCCAACGGCTCGTAAGCAGTCCCTCTCTGACTGTGTGATTCAGTCGGTGACTCCGGTCGCGATTGATGATTGGACATGCGAAGCATGTAAGAAGAAGGGCTGTACCAAGCAGCTTCTGATGTCTTCGTTTCCTCAGATCTTCGTGTTCCACGTCACATCTCTGAACGCATCGGTTTCGTATTCGACGCAGCTTGTCATGAATTCGCAGAAGTATGCACTGTTCGCAGTGGTATGCTTCAACGGTGGTCACTGGTGGACATATGGTCGCGATATGCCACCCGGTAAGGACTGGGTCGAATACGACGACCAGACGATTCGTAGTCGTGGACCCCAACACTTCCCATTGTCGGACAATATGCGTCTTCTCTTCTATTATCGTATCAATGAATAAGCAAGGATGGGAGACTGGTCTTGGCCATTAAACACGCAACAATGGAACCAGAGTACGGTTCCTCCGGCAACAGATGCACCTGCGCCTACAACAACAACTACGCCGCCGGTTTCGATGGTCGTCCCGGGACTCATCGCAGCTGTTCTGATTCTTACATTTTTCGTTCTCATCGTAACCGGATCAATCCTTGCCGTTGCGGTTCTGTGGGTTTTGATGGGAATTTTTACCTTCATTCTCTACACCTATGGATTCATCAATGCGAGTATGTTAACAGCGACCAAGACGGCATCCGCACCCGTCGCTCAAGCTGCGAAGACAACCCTCAATGTAGTTGGCAGCGAAGTCTTTCATGTATCCGATAACAAATTCACATATGACGACGCAGCCGCTGTATGTGCTGCATATGATTCGGAGTTAGCGACACTTGAACAGATCCTCGATGCCTACAATCACGGTGCCGAGTGGTGTGGGTATGGATGGTCTGCTGGGGGCATGGCACTGTATCCCACACAGAAGAGCACATGGGATGCTCTTCAGCGCGAGTCGGATCAAGGGAAGCGCACGGCATGTGGACGCCCGGGTGTGAACGGTGGATACTTTGACCCGAGTTCGAAGTTTGGTGTCAATTGCTACGGCATCAAGCCCCAAGGAGATGTAAGCCTCCCTACCCCCCTGCCCGGAACAGATCAGAATGCATTCAATAGCGCGGTTTCTCAGTTCAGGTCGGTCTTGAAGTCATTCACCCTTGATCCGTATTCTCGCACAAATTGGTCTGGGTCGACGACAAGGACGGGTCAGCAGTTCCTCGGAAGCCTGACAAAAGAAAGCTTTACTATGCCCGGTGTGCCTGATTATGAAGTGATGCCCGGTGATACACTTGCCAATGTGGGGCTTCCGCTCGGGTCTCCCTACGGATTACGCGGTCAACAGGGCGACCAGGGTCCCGCTGGTCCCGCCGGACCTTCGGGCGCAGCGAGTACCGTGCCTGGACCCGCCGGACCCACTGGAGCTGCGGGAACCCCGGGAACCCCGGGAACCCCGGGAACTCCAGGAACCCCAGGTAGTGCGGGATCGACTGGAGCTACGGGACCCACGGGACCGACAGGCGCCCTCGGATCGGATGCGTTAAACCGCATAACGGCCGCCGAGACGACTGCGAATACGGCGAAGAACAATGCGGATGCTGCAAAGACGGCAGCCAGTGCCGCCGTGACACCCGATCAGCTCGGAGCAGTCAGCACGAAGGCTGACGCTGCAGAGGCCGCAGCTGCTGCCGCCCAGACCACTGCGGCGAGTAAGACAGATTCGATCGTCGACGCCCCGTCTGTTCAGGGTGCTAAATATCACCCGGCAGTTGTCAGTTACAACGATGGAAATAACCGCGGGACGCTCTTTAAGGCCGACGGTGATAAGCCAGGTGGATTTATTGGTTTCATGTTCGACAAGGGTAACAATCCCTGGATCTGGATCAACGGCCCCAATAACTCTTACAATGGTACCCTGCACCGCGACGGTTGGTGATTACCCGTACACATACTTGCCAAAGAACCGGAACAAGGGCGGTACCATACCGCCGCCACGGTCATAGGACAGATCACCTCCCTTGTAGCATAAGTACGGCATCCCGGGTACGTGTTCCGGGTAATCCGCGGGGCATTTCTTGTAGCACATGCCGTCGATTCGATCAACATGTTTATCCGTTCCAACCTTCTGAATGTCCGCACATGTCTTGTGCTTCGCAGCAACGGCTTCCACAGCCGTCTCCATTTTATGCGTCACAGGATCTACCGTGGGTTCGCCTAGCGCTGCCGCCGCGAGGTAATCCTTAATTTCGCTATCGTAATCCCCAAAATCTTGGGGGCCTGGACAAATGCCACCATGGTCTAGGCGCCCAACTGTCTGCAGACATCCCGTCCACCAGTGTCCAATGAGATCGGTTCCCCATTGTACACACTTGCTCTTCCAACGGGTGCATGTGAGTCCTACGTTCACCCAGTGGGTTCCATCGTCATCGTCATTCGGACATGGTTCTAGACCCAGAACAGTACCGGCTCCGATTCCAAATGTATCGGCGTAGCATCGCACACCAAGGCCGTGGTACCCAGGTTTGCAGTCCTCATAGCACAAACCACCTTCCGATGACCCATGTGTACCGATGCATGTGTTCGGCGCCGTCGTCATGACTTCGACTCCAAATAGTTTGAGTGGGGACAATGACCACGCAATAGCCAAAAACACTAACAAGAGAATCACGACGATCCAGAAAATCACCCAAGGATTCCATGCTCCCGGAACCTCCTTCGTCGTGTCAGCATAGAGGAGACCCATGTAGAGCAGGAGTAGGATAGCTCCCAGTACAAACGCCAGTGAAAATGACGTTGACATGAAGTCGCCAATGGGAGTCCAGATATCCGGGGGAAATAGAAACGTCCATATATCGGACCAAGACGATGGGTCCGTGGACATCCAATTGTTTCTTAGGAAGAAAACAATGGACTCGCTTCAGCCTACGCTTACACAGTTTTCAAGAACCGGTACTCAGCAACAGATGACCGTGCTCCCGACATCGGGACAGGAGGTGAACCGGTTCACATGGTTACTTTTTCGCCCACAAGCCCATGCGATTCGGCCGTTCGAAGCCTTTCAGTCTGTACGCCAGGACAAGATCGTGAACACGCCTTCAAATAATGTCCCCGGAAATACGTAAATGGACGTTGTCCTACTCATGGGACTCGCAGCGCTCGGGTATGCAATGGCTGTACCCCGTCGCCGCAAGGGAGACCCCACTCCCGATGAAGCGGTGGGTAAGGAATTGTATACACCCCTTGAAGAGATGGAAATGTCAATTGTCCAGGCCGCGACAGGCCATAACAACATGGTTCCCTTTTTCGGTGCGAATCGCACTCAGACGACCTACTCGGATGGACACGAGAGCCTACTCGACAAGTATACGGGTATGGGGAAGAACACATTCTTCCGCAAGGAAGAGGCGGCGGCCTTCTTCGAGCCGGAGGCGGGTCGTGGAAATCCTTGGAAGGCGCAAGTGGAGACGGACTTCGAACAGTCGCGCCAGGTCACGTCCATGGCCATGAAGAACGTTGCACCCATTGATCGCGTGATTGTCGGACGCGGAGTGAATGATGGATACACCAACCTCCCGTCCGGTGGTCTCAACCAGGGTATCGAATCTCGTGAGTTCCAGCTTCCCAAGACCACAGACGAACGTCGCATTGCCACCAAGCCCAAGCTGACATACACCTCGAATCCGACGCCGGGTAAGCAGCGCTACGGTCTCCAGCCGGGTCTTCAGGCACCGGTAAAGAAGAACAAACCTGACCGCTTCCAGGTGCTTCAGGGCGAGGACGGCTCTCTGCCACACTTGAACACCACGATTGGTCGTGAAAAGGCGTCGGCGATCTACCCTGATTTCGTAATGAAGGATCAGAATCGCGTGGAAACATCTACGGAGTTCTATGGTGGTGCGGGTAAGCGCACGGGAGGAACTGAGTCGTACATCCGTTCCTTCACAGAGCCATTCCAGCAGTTCATGAAGCTGACAACCGAAGGGCGTCCAGCTCCAGGTGGCCCCGTGCGTGGTATGCAGTCGGTCAACTCGGGACCCGAAGCCTACAGCACAATGACCCATCGCGACGAGTCGACCCACGTCAATTATCGTGGGTTCGAGGTGCCGCTCTTCGGACGCGGCGGACAGACGCCTACAGCGGCACTGCGCGGTTCCGTCAAGTACGACGAGCCGGTTGGACAGAGTGTGCAGATCGACCGCGTCACAGTCCCCGGACTGCTGGACGCATTCGCCAGTAACCCATATACAAAGAGCTTACAGTCTTCAGCCTAATGGATCCATCGCTTCTTCGATACACCACCACACAAACTGTATGCCTCCACGGATTGACCCGTCGAGACATACACGATGTTATTCGGTCTGTTGCGATTCACCCCAATCGAATCCATCTATGTAGCTGTGTGACGGACCCGTGGGCACGAGCCTCTCTGTCGTTTCTCCGCGCTGTTTGGATTCCCCGGGGTGAACAATGCAGAACCTCGCAGACATTGGTCGGGTCGAATCAGTCCTCCTCGCCCGTCGTTCCGAGTTGGTTCAGTCAAGCTCCTTCCTCTTCAGCATAGTGGTTCTAACGGTGGTGCTGGGTGGGTTTGCATGGTTTCTCCAAGTCCAGTATGAACTCACCAAAAGTGCACCAGAGGAAAAACGCATACCATTCGAACCCACGGTTTGGTATTCGGCTACGCGAAACGTTCGCAGTGAAGAGTATGCAGGACAACTCCAACCTTTTGAGATTGAAACTCGACATGGTCTATCGGGACCTTCCAACGGAGACGGCCCAGCAGAAATTTACCGAACTGACAGCGCCTCCTCCTCTTCCTCCCCCGAGTGAGCCGGTGGCTGCGCAACCACCCGCAGTGCCGAAACCTAAACGAAAGAAGTTAGTGAAGGGTAAGTAAGAGGGGTATGTCGATTACGATTGGACCCAATACAGGCGGCACGTACCCAACCGCCCTAGCGAACAATACAGTCTTCTATAAATACGAACCCTTCAGTTTTACAATCACGAGCACGGCGATACTGACAGTGTCTGGTACGCTGGTTTCGTACTGCTCAGGATCGGGGTCAACCTCGGTCGTATTCGCATCATCTGGGTTCGCGACAGTTGGATCCGCATCGGGTGAAACATTGACCATCACACCAACGGGTGGTACAGCAACCACGTATACATTCTTCATTAACGCGGGTCGGTTCGTGATAACACCTGCGATTCAGGGGATCGTGCTCTACCAGAATGAACCTATTTCAAATACACTCTCCACTCTTGGGTATAGTGCATCTATCGTGTCGTTTCAGGCGCAGACACTGTTGTGCAATATCTACACGGTTCCGGCACTTCCATCGTCAACGCTGACACTCACTGGTCCAGTCAATACAGCAACAACATCGACATTCTCACTGGGTGGTACACCGGGTCTCCTATCTGCGACGAGCAACTATTACATCGTCGGATCAAACACGACCAATGGATACGTTGCAACAACCATTTTCCCTATACAGGTCTCAAATGAGCGCATTTGGATTAATTCATCATCACCGGCAACCAATTCGGGATCAACGTTTACACTGACATCTCCGATCGTGTTAACGCTTAATGTGCAGCTGTTGGGATCCCCCGTCTTCACTTCATTTTGTCCAGTCAGTGCATTGGCAGGTGTGACATATACGTCCAACAATTTCCCTCCGGGGGTGTCCCTTTCTAATCAGAGTGGAAGCGTGACAATCATAGGGACACCAACCACGTCCACCGCAACTACATATGCATCAACAATCACAGCGACAGCGTTCGGTCTCAGCCGTGTTACGGCAACACTCAATCTGACGTTCAATTACGCACCTATCATTATCTTCAATCCGGGTGTAGTGAATGTGTATTCAAATGTAGCGTTTTCAAACCAATTCTCTGCAAGTGTATTCCCTTCGAATGCACTCGTGACATTTACGAGTTCGGGATTTCCAGCTAGTTTTACCTTGACACCCACCGGACTTCTCACGGGAACTACATCTGTGTCCACGACGGGCACCGTCACGGCTGCATCTGCAGGACTTACGCCTGTCACGTCAAACGTAACCATCACAGCAAGTCCTGTTCCCATTTCCATTACAGCGTCTCCCTCCTCGTTGTCTGGGATTGTTGGACAGACACCATCTACGATGACTCTCACCTTTTCATCGGGTGCATATCTACCGAACTTCAATTTCATTGCACCCGGGGGTGTCACGTGCACTGGACTCCCAACTCCGTTTGTGTTTTCATGGACATACCCGAACCTTACCGCTACGATCGTGGGTACGATCAATTCGAGTACACCTCTCGGTCCAGCAACCTTTTCCGTGACAGTGAAGTCCATTGACGGTGCGACAAACACTCTTGCGATCCCATATTCATTCTCCCTCGACTCGGGAACGATCACCACCGTGACATCCTCTCCTTTTCAATGGACTCAGAATGTAGCCATTACACCGATTCAGTTTTCCGGCACAAACGTCAGTGGGGTGCCGATTTTATACTACTTCGGAACGGGTGCGATCCCGCCTGGATTGTTCGTGTCTCCGGGTGGAATTCTCTATGGCACCCCCACTACACCCGCATCTACTCAAACATTCACTGGGTTGAGCTTTACAACTGGACTCAGTTTTTCGACAATTCCAATCGGGTCTTCATATTCGTACAGTGTATCCGCGGACACTGTACAATTGACCTCGACTGTGGCTCTTCCAACCCTGACTCCCGGGTCTCCGGTATCGGTTCCACTTACAACCCAAACATTGAGTGGCGTTCAACCGACTGGGACGCTGACGACGTCAGCGTATGCATACGGCCTCACGACAACAATGCCAACGACGAATCCAGCGGCACCTGCATATGTGTCAGGGATACTTGGCTCGTGTGTGTATCCATCTGGTATCGTACTTCCATCCTCCGTTACGATTCCCGGAACAGTAAGTCCTAATTCGATTCCAGCTGTCATTGGGCTGTCAAATGCGAACCCACAGACCATCAATCGTTTCATCGTTGGAGAAGGATCAACTGGTGGATATACTGTCTACTGTGATTACGGTACAATGACTACCTTTTCGCCTGTATATACACAGCCATTCAGCCCCTTGCCTGGACCGCATGGCTTTCAGATTATTTCAAATGCGACAACATCATTGGCGAAATGGTCTGGTGCACTCATGATCGTGGATGGCACGGCCAATACCATCGTCTCGACCAACCTCGGCACGTTTTCACAGGTAGCGCCGGGTGGAACGATCACATATTCCATCTACTACTCGTCTTGGTGGATCGCACACAATGACGCAGGAAACCTCTTGTTCTCACAGTCCCCAGCAGCTACATGGACAGTCGCGACCCCCAGCGGGTCTTCCTTGGCTCCTTCCCAGTCGGCCGGACTAGGTACGGCAGTATCGGGATATGTTCTTTGTGGGTTCATGAGCTATCTCCTTCTCGGAGGAGGGGCTAACATCAACAACAAGGCACTTTTTTGGACGGCAGTGACGTCATTGCCTCTTGCATCGGGGTTCACCTTTACGGCCACTGACTGTAGTCTAACGAATGTGTATAGTATTGCAGCAAGTTCTACGGTTGCAGTGGCAGGTGGAACAAGCTCGACTCTTGCCCCGGCCATGCAGTACTCGACCAATGGAATCAGCTGGATCAACATTACGATCACAAACGGTCAGCCGACACTAACAAGTGTAACAAGTGTCGTATACGGTGGATCTGCAGTCAATGCCTGGATGGCACTTGGTCCGAATGGTGTAGCGTGGTCAGCTGATGGCAAGACATGGACACAGCTTCCCCTTACATTGAGTGGGGGGTTGGGGCCGATTCAGTTTGACGGACTTTACTGGTCTTTCTTTTTGACTTCAGGCGGTGTGTTTACAATGTATTATCACGATGCACTGTCATCCACGATTCTGACTCCGTCGTCATGGAAGTCTGTCACTGTCAATTTTGCATCCCCTCCCTCGGCGCTGTATCTGTACCCCACGCCTATCTATACATTATCAGGAAGCCCCCAGGTCACACTGTATGCCGGTACAACACCGACAGGTCCCACCTTCACGTCGATACCGACAACTTACGCAATCTATCAGTATATCCCAATAACACCGATTACATTCTCTGCGACAAACTCACCAACGTACTTCTTGGGGTCAACCCTTCCACCTGGTATGACATGGAATGGCTCGACGATTTCGGGTCTCAGTGTCAAGTTGGGAACATTTGCTGTCACGGTATATGCACAGTCCACAATCGGAACAAGCTCACAAACAATCACATTCATCGTCAGCCGTGCGCCGATTTTGCAGAACATTACAAGTGCTGCTGAATACACGTCGTTCGTACGTGAAAAAGTTACAGCAGATGCCTCGACATCGTCCATCAATTCCCACATCACACCTTTTAAAGTTGGGTCTTTCCTACTGGAGCGTCCCCCGGCCATCATAACCGCACCTGAGATATGCTGTGAAACGACGCAATCAGTGAAAAGAATAATTAACTAACGAGGACTGGATAGTCTAGTCCAGCTCGGGCATGATCATGTCCGAGAATTCGTTCAGTCCAAGGATACCCACGAAGACATGGACACCCTTGCGCAGCTCATACACGCGGTGGGTCTTGATGCCCACGTCGTAGTTTCGCAGATGGTAGCTGATTTCCACCAGATCCTCGTCCTCGTCCTCCTCGGGGACGGGGAGTTGGGATGGAGACCTCGGAACCGGCGTTGTCTCTCCGGAAGACGCCACAGCTGCCGCCGCAGCATTTGAAGGCTTTGGGTTTACAAAGTCCTCCATGTGCTCGAAGAGCGAGAGGGTCTTGAAATGCTCGGTTGGCATACGGTTGACATGGGCGAGGAAGCGCTTGTGAAGTTGGCGCTCATCCTCGTCAGGCATCATCTGTTCCAGCCGTTGCGCCTGTTGGCGGTTGAGCTTCTCGATGTTGAGGGTGGAGGCGGCCACCGGCGGCGTCATCGGCCGCCAGAGATATGCGATCGTCTGATCGCGAAGTTCGTCGGGGAGGCTGAGCTGGGCGAAGGCATTCTTGATGGCGAGGTTGATAGTGGACTGCATTTTGGCCGACACCCCGGGTCTTTTTGTCGACCTTTGAAATTCGTTTTCAGAAAGTCGGAATTTCCGGCGGAAAACGGATTCCCTCCTCTACAGGAGTAAGGAGGCCGATCAAAATGCCCCGCAACACAACTGGAGGCTCCGGCCACCGCTCTCAGCGTAACTCCGAGTCCAACAAGACCAAGCAGAACAACAAGATCGGCGACAGGATGCTCGACGATCTCATGGACAACCCCGACGGCACCAAGCTAGACGGTGCATTTGTCGGTCGCGTGATGCGGCGTCTGGGTGATGGCCGAATGGAAATCTTCTACACAGTGAAGGAGACGATCGAACACAAGGAGCGTGTCGTGGATAAGCTTATTCAGGCTCCGATTCGTGGCGGTATGCGGGGTCGCGGAAAGAAGGATGTATGGGTTGACGTAGGGAGTGTGGTTCTGTTCGAGGAGACAGGGCTGGGTGGTATGGCTCCCTATCGAATTCTGTCTGTCTTTACACCGGCGCAGATCGCTCGGTACAAGGCTGTCGTAACGGATGCAGATCCGCGTCTCTTCCTCAAGACTGGAAACACCGAAGAGGAGCCGACGGACGGAATTGAGTTCGCTGAGGATGATGAAGTGAATGTCGATGACATCTAAGTAGAGTGTATGCGAAACACTGACAATCTTTTTACATTTCGGTTACAATAATAGGGATGGCGTTGTCGACATATGTTCCGGGCAAGGGTGTGATTACATGTGCTCCGAATATTGCGCAGGGACCGCAGGGACCACAGGGATTCCAGGGTCCCACGGGACCAACGGGACCAACGGGACCGCCAGGAATGACGGGACTGGCAGGGACTGCATTTAACACGGGATGGACGGGATGGACTGGACCCTCGGGGTACACTGGATTCACGGGCAATACGGGAATAACGGGACCATCTGGACTGACAGGTTGGACGGGACCCACGGGACCCACGGGACCAACGTTTACAGGTTCAACCGGACCCACGGCATCGACGGGACCAACGGGACCAACGGGACCAACGGGGTACACGGGCATATCGGGAACAGCATTCAACACTGGAAATACGGGTCCAACGGGTCCTTCGGGATACACTGGGTTCACAGGAAACACTGGAAACACTGGAAATACGGGTCCAACGGGACCCACAGGCGCAATAGGAAATACAGGTACTACGGGTGTCACGGGTCCAACAGGTACCACAGGACCGACCGGAGCGTCAAACACTGGATTCACAGGGAATACGGGACCAACGGGAGCTACGGGTATTACCGGACCCACTGGGCCGTATGGACCGCCTGGACAGGTGGGTGATCGAGGATTCACAGGATGTACGGGACCAAATACGGGACCAACGGGACCAACGGGTTCCTATGCAACCGGATTCACGGGTTGGACGGGGCCGACGGGACCGACGGGTGTACTCGGTAGCCAGGGATGGAGTGGAAACACTGGGTTTACCGGGTTTACCGGCAACACAGGTCGAACGGGAACCACTGGATTCACGGGAAATACGGGTCCAACGGGCACAACGGGTACTACGGGCACTACGGGTACCACGGGTCCTTCTGGGTGGACGGGATTCACTGGAAATTCCGGCCCCACGGGCACAACGGGTCCCACGGGTCCAACTGGACCTACGGGTCAAACAGGCGTTGTAGGTGCTACCGGTACAACGGGGACAACCGGAACAACTGGGTATACGGGATATACGGGGTATCAGGGATGGGTAGGATTGGTGGGTCCTCTGGGTCCGACGGGTCCGACGGGGTATACAGGATATCAAGGAGTGCAGGGACCTCAGGGACCATCAGGACGAACGGGGTGGACTGGATGGACTGGACCAAGTGGACCCAGTAAGTTTATTGGACCTGTTGGCGCACCCGTGACAGTTGGGTCTGTTGGCGTCTTGACCCCGAGTAATTTCACAGCGAACACGTTGAATGTCATCTCATGTAACACAAGCATCGCAAACACCTCCTATATGATCACGCAGGGGTGGTCGATCGGAGGAGCCACAGCCCAATATCTGAGCTTGGTAAACCTTACATGGTCAAACAATACTTCATTGGGTACATGGTTTCTGAATGCGAGTCTGTATGGAGGACCAAATGCAGGTTCCGCGACATTTACAGTGTTTTATTACTATCAGTAAGTAATGTCATATAGCGCCCCTCCGGCTGGGGTTAAACCATATATAATTCCACTCCGAGCAAACGTCCGGCAAGTACCGGGCCCACAAGGCAGCTCTGGTCAACCCGGATATGCAAATATTTATACCGGATTCACTGGACCCACTGGACCCACTGGACAGAACACATTGATGGGTGCGACGGGTGTCACTGGAAGTATCGGTGTTTCTGGTGCGACCGGAACGACTGGACCTACTGGATTCACTGGATCTATGCCAACGGGTCCCCTAGGCGTTACGGGTGTATCGGGACCTTCTGGTTCGACGGGAACGACTGGGTATACTGGACCTACGGGTGTGAGTATAACGAGGGGTCCAACTGGACCCACTGGGCCTAGCGCGAATACAGGCGCAACTGGATATACTGGATTTGCCGGATACACAAATACAGGAGGAACTGGAGGGACAGGCACGACTGGTAGAACTGGACCCACTGGTTCGACTGGAGTCACTGGATACACTGGCTGGTCTGGGTCAACAGGCACACTTGGTATAAGCGGCCCGACTGGATCAACGGGTCAAACGGGAGCAACGGGCGTTTCCGGATACACGGGTGTCGCAGGTAGTGTGGGTGTACGTGGACCACAGGGAGCCAAGGGAAGACAGGGCGCAAACACTGGACCCACTGGACCCACTGCAGTTCGTGGACCCGATGGTGTATTTGATCCAAACGTTCTATGGAATACAAAGGGGATCACTGGATACACGGGTCCCACGGGTCCCACGGCGTCTGCCGGGCTCGGACAGCAGGGAATAACAGGGAATACAGGAAGCACGGGATACACTGGATATACGGGGTGGACAGGGTATACGGGGTGGACAGGGACAACGGGCTTCACCGGGAATACTGGACCTACGGGACTCACGGGACCTACTGGGACGTATGGACGAACCGGTTCGACGGGAACAACTGGGTTCACAGGACCCACTGGAATGACGGGTTATGTAGCCCAGTTGGTGGCTCCGTATTCAATTGTCACGCTTTCGGGCAATGGTGTAGCTGTTTCGCCAGGTTGGTCAACTGTATCGGGATCTACATCTGCTGTCACCGCACCGGCCTATGCTGCGTGGAATGGAAAGATATGGGTTGCACTTGGAAACTCTACAATCGCGTATTCATACGACGCCAACACCTGGGCGATTGGTCTTAATTTAGCGAGTCAGACCTTAGCGGTCGCGTGGGGTGGAGGACAGTGGGTAGGGGTTGGTACAAGCGGTACATCCTACACATCTCCAGATGGTGTGAATTGGTCATCCGTGACAGGCATCATCTCACTCAACTCAATCGCCTGGAATGGATATACATGGGTGGCTGCTGGACAGGGTGGTATCTATACGTCAACATCCGGGACTTCGTGGACACAGAAACTAGCAGGTGGAAATACAGCGACAGCCGTTGCGTGGAGCGGACTCGCGTGGCTGGTCGGTATTAATTCGACACTCTACTGGAGCACAGATCCATTCGGGGCAACATGGACAGCCGTACCATTTCCATATGGAACGATAAATGCGATCGGGTGGAATGGAACGTCATGGCTCATTGGGTGCGTTGGTACACCAAGTCTAGTGCTTCTTCCCATCGGACTCTCGTATTTTATTCCAGGCGCCGGGGTTACACCAGCAAGTGGAACTAGCGTGACATGGACAGGGAATACATGGTATGCAACGGGAGGAGATTCCTATGTATATTCGAGTTCAGATGGAATTAACTGGTCACGGACTTCGACCAGTTCAGGAACGACGTCAGTTGTCGCGCAGACCGTATTGCCTTTTATTTTTGGGCCATACGGTCCAACAGGTGTAACGGGACCTACTGGATTCACGGGGAACACGGGGTTAACCGGAAACCTTGGAACCAGCGGACCCACCGGTATCACCGGATTGACAGGTCCAACTGGTTTTTATGGTCCATTCGGACCCTCGGGGGTCACGGGAAACACTGGAACAACGGGGTGGCAGATAGCTGGACCCACGGGAGCTACGGGTCCCATTGGGTCATCCTTTGCACTGTCACAGGTGGCCGGACAGGCTCCGATTGTTGTTGTAAATGCTGGTCAACTGTCGGCGTCAAATTCGTATGACACACAGGTTCCACTTAGTAATTTCATCAGTCTGAACGAGTTCACGGGAACAATCGGCGGAAACCCATGTTCATACACGTCACAGTACTTTACAACCTGCAACACCACGGGGACTTGGTGGTACAACTATCAAGTCTCGCCGTTGAACGCAAATGTCAGCAATACGATTGATGCGCCGCCAAAGTTTAACGTCTTTAGATAATGGACGAGTGGGTTACAGCCGTACGTGATTTGAAGGACTCTGCCCCTGATGCATATGAAGTTGAAGTGATTTGTCGCGATATTCTGCGGTATGTCCGAACCAAACGTATACGCGACACGGGGAAGTTTATCCAGCATCTGGGACCCGAGTATGAGGCTTTTCTCGCGTCACTGAAGGCACATGATGAAGAGATGGTCGAACAGATTGTTCGTGAGGATGCCTTCTGGAATGCTACACTCGCTTTCCTGCCTAAAACGAATACTTTACACAGAACAGTATAAGAGGTAAAATGGGCGACACTATCACTGGAGTTCAATTCGGCATCGCAAACCCCGACGACATTCTGAAGCGGAGTGTCGTGGAGGTTACAACTGATAAGACCTATCAGTCTGGCCAACCTGTCCCGAACGGTGTCTTTGATTCTCGTTTCGGTGTCATTGAGAATGGCAAGATCTGCCCAACCTGCAAACACACCAATCAGTTCTGTCCGGGTCACTTTGGTCATATCACGTTGGCTAGGCCGGTGTATCTCTATCAGTTCTTCGACTGGATTGAGAAGCTTTCCAACATGATCTGCCTCAACTGTTCACAGGTCATCCTCGCCGATGCCGTGGCTCAGATTCGAAAGCTGAATTCAAAGGGGATCGACCGATTCAAGGAGGCTCGTGAGATCATCGCAAAGCTGCGTACCCAGGGCATGGAGAAGCCGACGACGTGCAGCACATGCACGACTCCCTTCTTTCGGAAGATCGCGCGAGTAGCCGGAAAGGCGGCCACGCTCGAGGGGTTTCCGATCAGCGACGAGGAGCCCCCTCCTCCGCCTGTGCCGATTCAGGTTGAGCTGATTCTCCGTGCATTTCAGCGCATGACCGACGAGACCTGTGACCAGCTGGGGTTCAATCACAAGTTCTCTCGTCCCGAGTGGATGATCTGCACCGTCCTTGCCGTTCCCCCGCTGACGGTTCGCCCGTCGGTCGTCATGGATGACAATCAGCGGATGGAGGATGACTTGACACATAAGCTCATTGATGTTCTGCGAAACAACCAGCGTCTGCGCGACAAGATTGACAAGGGCGAGTCAGAGGAGATGATCGACAAGTACACAGCCATGGTGCAGTACGATGTGGCGACATATGTGGATAACGATATCAAGGGACTCGCACCTGCGGCTCAGCGGTCGGGTCGTCCCTTGCGGACTCTCAAGTCTCGTTTCGGTGCCAAGACGGGACGTGTTCGCGGGAATCTCATGGGGAAGCGCGTTGACTTCTCGGCTCGTTCGGTCATCACACCCGATGCGAACATCGACCTGGATGAGCTTGGTGTGCCCGAGGAGATCGCTGTCAATCTCACGTTTCCTGAGATTGTGAATGCCTTCAACCGCGACCGTCTCATTAGCTATGTTCGCAATGGACCCGACAAGCACCCGGGCGCCAAGTCGGTGTTTCTCAAGCAGGACAATCGCGTTGTGAATCTGCGGTTTGTGAGTCCGGACACCATTGACCTCCGCGAGGGAGATGTGGTGCACCGCCACCTCATTGACGGAGATGCAGTTCTGTTCAACCGTCAGCCATCTCTTCACAAGGCTTCGATGATGGCTCACCGTGTTCGCGTTCTCCCCTACTCGACCTTCCGCCTGAACGTTTCGGCGACGCGGCCGTACAATGCAGACTTTGACGGTGACGAGATGAACATGCACGTGCCGCAGTCGATCGCATCGGCAACTGAGCTTCGTTACCTGGCTTCGCTGTTGCGCAATATCATCAGCCCCCGCACCAACAGCCCGATCATTCAGTTGTTTCAGGACACAATGACTGGCATCTTCCGCATCAGTCAGCCAGACGTTGAGGTTCCCGAGGTCATTGCCATGAACATCCTGGCGAGGCTGAAGCGCACGATCACGCGAAAGGGTCGCGATTGGACAGGCGCTGAGCTGATTTCCACTGCCTTCCCGATGATCTCGCTGAAAGGTGCAGTAACGATCGAGAACGGTCAGCTCGTCTCTGGCATCATGAAGAAGTCTGCATGTAGCAACCTTATTCACGTGGTGTACAATGACTTTGGTCCCGACCGGTGTGGACAGCTGATTAATGACATTCAGTCCGTGGTCACACAGTTCAATCTGTTTACGGGCTTCTCGGTCGGTACGGCGGATCTGATCGCCAATACAGAGACGCAGCGTTTCGTGGCAGACAAGCTGAACGAGGGGCGCACTGCCGTGTCCAAGATTCTGTCTGATGTCCACGGAGGCATGTTTGCGAATATCTCGGGCATGTCCGATGGCGAAGAGCTGGAGGATCGGATCTCGTCTGCGCTGAAGGCCGTTGCCGCCAATATTAACGACGAGGTGATCAAGAGTCTGCCGAAGGACAATGCGATTGTTCAGATGGTTGATTCGGGATCCAAGGGTGGCCCCCAGAACATTACACAGATGGTGGCTCTTCTCGGTCAGCAGCTGATTGAGGGGAAGCGTGTTCAGTATACACTTCAGGATCGCACACTTCCACACTTTGCGAGGTACGACGATGGTGTGGAGTCTCGTGGATTTGTCCAGAACTCCTTCATGAATGGCCTTCTCCCCGCTGAGTTCTTCTTCCACGCCCAGGCTGGACGTGAGGGTCTGATTGATACGGCAGTCAAGACTTCGGACACTGGCTACATTCAGCGTCGTCTGATGAAGACGATGGAGGATCAGCATGTGGAGCATGATGGCACTGTTCGTAATGTGACTGGATCGATTGTGCAGTTCAGTTACGGAGAGGATGGCATTGATTCGATCGCGGTTGAAGCTCAGACATGCGACCTCGGTACCATGACACTGGAGGATGTCTATCGTCACTACGGCATGAGTCCCGCCGACGTGAACCCATTCTTGACAGCGGAAGTCACCGAGGCTCCGGATATGATTGATGAGATTCTGGAGGATCGTGAGATGCTGGTGCGCAATGTGTTCCGATACAAGAAGAATGACCAGGTTCTCGCCCCAGTGAATCTGAAGCGCCTAATCGCCGGGTACTCGAACAAGTATGCAACCAAGACAGATCTCACGCCTCAGCAGGTCGTTGCAAGTATCGGCGCCTTTGTCGCCAAGTTCCCGCACAATAAGGTGTTCCATGCCCTGCTTCGCTACAATCTTGCACCGAAGAAGTCGATTCTCGTTCACCGCCTGACGGAGGCACTGTTCAATGAGTTGATGTCTGATATCGAGTATCGCTACATGAAGGCACAGGTTCATCCGGGTGAAATGGTTGGTGCATTGTCTGCTCAGTCGATCGGTGAGCCGACAACTCAGCTGACGCTCAATACATTCCACTCTGCAGGTACTTCAAAGGCAAACGCTACGTCGGGAGTCCCGCGTATCGAGGAGTTGCTGTCCGCATCTCCGAACCCCAAGCGCCCGGGAAACACGGCGTACTTTGCGGGTGATGTCTCGGGCAATGACGCTATTGCGATGATGAAGCGTGTTCAGCGTACGACACTTCGCCATATCACCAAGTCGGTGCGTGTCTACTACGACCCCTACCCATTGAACACGTCAATCACGGATGACCACGACACATTGGAGCTGTATCGTCAGTTTAGTTTGGAGAACGAGTCTGAGTGTGGGTCGCCGTGGATCATGCGGCTCGAGCTGAATGACGTAGAGATGTATGCACGAAACGTGCGCGACCTCACGGAGATTCAGGCGAAGCTCTCGAACAACAGTCAACTCAAGATCATGAAGTGTGTGACCACAGACACTTCGGCAAAGAAGTTGGTGATGCGTATCGTCTTTGATCCGTCTGTTGTGAAGACGCCCACCTATCTCCGTTTCCTCGAGGATAAGGTGCTGGATACTGTTCTGACAGGCGTAGATGGGGTTGGTCGCGTATTCCTCCGCAAGATCAAGAGTGAGCAGGTCTTTGACGACACGGTGGGTGGCTATGTCACCAAGGATCAGTATGTCCTGGATACGGAAGGCACGAACCTTCACGATCTGTTGGTTGTCGATGGACTCGATGGAACCCGCACCTTCTCAAACGATATCCACGAGGTCAATGACGTGTTTGGCATCGAGGCGGCGCGAACCTGTTTGCTGGATGAGTTCAATGAGGTGTTCAGCACGGAGAAGGTGAACTACCACCACCTCAGTGTTCTCATTGACACCATGACATACAGTGGACGCATTGTTCCGGTGAACCGCTTCGGAATGAAGAAGAACGAGACGGGTGTTCTTGCCAAGTCGTCCTTTGAGGAGACATCCAAGACCATGTTTGATGCTGCCGTGGTGGCTGAGTACGATACCATGCGAGGTGTCTCTGCGAACATTATGTTCGGACAGAAGCCCCCATGTGGAACGGGATTCGTGGATATTCTGGTCGATGAGACGCGGCTGCCCGAGGGTGCCGATGAGATTGTTGAGTCGGATGCACTGGATCAGGCGAACAAGGCAGTGGCGTCGGTGGTGGATACAGAGTGCAGGATGGAGGATATCCTTATGGCGTGGTAGTGCCTGGGTCACCGAGACTCAATAAGTAACTTGACGAAGCTGAGAGCCAGAAACACAAAAAGCATATACAGCACAATATAGACAACAAAACAGACACGCTGAAACGGTCTCAGTCGCTGTACCTCCAGGTCATCGAGTGAGCTCATTACTTTTTACGTGGGACGTGTCTGAAAGTTGTGTGGTGAAAGGGTAATGGCAGCAGCGGTGGCAGCGGCGGTTCCAGATCTACAGTCACCGGTATTAGACAACAGCGTGATAACTCGACAGAGGATATTTTCCGCAACAGATGCCGCTCACGATCACAAGGGACCATGGGCAACAGCTGGAGGGGGTATTCTGGTTCGAGCATTGGCACCCGCTGCGTCTGCACTGTCAGAGGATGTTTTCATACAAACCTATTCGACGACGAGCGCAGATGGTACCCGGTATACGAACGCAGATACCCGAAAAGCATCTAGGTATGATGTACCATTTTACCCGAGAACAGACGCTTGGAGCCCAGGATTTGTCTTTGCACCGTTTGGGTTAGGAGTTCCATGGCTCACGGCTCACGATGCTGGAAGTAGCCATCCTGGACAGCGCCCATGTCTCCACTTTAACCTCGCGGATACTGCTGCGCGTCTACGGTCGAAGGCAAGTAAACCGGTATTCTGCAGACTCCCCAATCTTTTCCTCTCAGCCGCTGATCTTGGTACAGACCCTACGTATGTTGAAGCAGCTGTCTTTTACGGCTTTAGCTTATTTACGGGAGCCGACTGGAGAGATGCGGCGATGGACAGCAAGAGGAGGGCAAAGTCGTTCAACCCACAAAAGGATGGTGGAAAGGTCAAATGCAAGATTCTCGTGAAAATGAGCCCGGCTGCAAATGGGAATTTTGCATGGTACGACCTGACAGACACGGGAACTGCACCGCGGCCGCAGAGTTTTGGTGTCGCAGTCGCTGCTGCCAAATGGAAAGTGCTGAACATGAATGCAGGATATTTCATGGGCAATGAGAACAGCGAGGAACTTTTCACCCCGGACGAGGATTCTGCAAAGGTATTATTGGCCACAATAGCGAAGATCCTGGGTGACATGACAACGGCTATTGCGTCCTCTGAGTGGATGGCGCGATTTCACCCCGGTGGTCCGAATGCGGTATCGCCTAGGTGGTTCGACGCATGGACTGGTGGAGAGGCGCCCGATGTTCAGGTGCCAATTGATGTACTTGGCGAGTCTGGTGATCGACTTCAGATCTGGCAGGGATCCGATCGTAACGGAGCCACTTTATACACAGGGTCTCGCCAGGACGAGAACAAAATGCAGATAGCGACATTCACACCTGGCAACAAGGGATTAGATCCTGCTGCGTTACGTCAGACCATGATAAACAAGCTGGATGCCATGCTTAGTACCATGGATAATCAATACAGTACACTCTTAGCAGAAATTGATAAATACATTGCATCACCAAAAGCGGAGCTACCGATGGCATACGATGGCGTCAAACCAGACAGGGAAGTGAATGTAACCAGTGAGCTTGGTGTTTACCTGCAGGATGTGAAGAATAGAGTTCTCGGTATATATGAAACCATAAAAACACAGGTGCTTGAGAAAACACAGACTGTGATCGCCAGTGGAGACGATGCAGCCATCAAAAAAACGCACGACGACCTTATGTTGGAAATCGTTGAGTTGATGCCACAAAAGACATCCTTTTTCATCGGTCAAAACAGACTACACAAGGCATTCCAGATTGCAAGGGGGTACGCTGTTCGTCCAAGCCCAAACGATGCGATCACAAAGATAAATACACGGGCTCGGTACGGAATGGGGGGCGGGGCATCGCCTAACGACTTGCTCGATATATTCGCAGTCGCATTGAGAATATCGATGCCACCGAATCCTGCCGACGAGATGTTCGTTGAGTTAGTTGGTATATGGCCAGACCGGAGGAACCCATCCGAAGATGTGACAAATCTACTGAGGGCTATCAACAGGCCAATCCCCCTGTGTAAAAAATGGGAAGCAATGTTGTCCATGTTGCCGCCGCCGGTACAAGATGGCGTACCACCCAGCGATGCGCAATTATGGCAGGAGATTGAAGACTCATACAGTGTTTACCAAGACGATATAGACAATGCATTTGCTGATCAAGAAAGCTTGGCACTGATCAGGGCGTCTGTTGTACAACTGCCAACACCCGCAACAAATGACACGGAAAAGGTTGTGAATTTTATCGGCTCACATTTCGTTCCATATGGGGTACTACCAAGAGGAGTACTTCCACCTTCGTTCTCGGACAATATAGTCGTTCCGCCATCCGCGGCTGCGCCTCCGTTACCCCCGCCCATTCGAGCACCCAATTCTGGAGAGGTACAGTATGCTAAACTCAAAGGACTATCGAAGTCACCGAAGGCGTTAAGCGCAAGAATAAAAACCGGGGTAACCCTACGGGGGTATCCGGGGAATCGCCTGGGTCTTAAGAAGGGTGTTCCCCCTGCATATAGGAACAGTGTCATTCCTCCACCGATCCCAGCGGGAGGCAGCCACAAGACATACCGCCGTCGTCGTCTGCCCAAACTCCTCTAATCATAACACAATGGCTAACCTGACGCACCCGGAGTTGGCGGAGATTCGAAATGAAACTCTCCCATCTGCCTCCCTCGATGCCCTGAAAGAACTGCGCACCCGGCTGTGTGATGCCTCTTCATCTGACTATCAACTCCAGAGCCATCAGAAGTTTCTGCGTCGTGTCATGTCTCCCGACAATCCGACCCGCAGCCTCCTCATGGTGCATGGCACAGGTACAGGTAAGAGCTGCTCTGCAATTCAGATTGCAGAGGAGTATATTTTGCGCCCGGAGTTCCAAGAGAAGAAAGTATTGGTCGTTGCGGGTCCCGCTGTCCAGTCCAATTTCAAGACAGAAATCTTCGATATCAACCGTGTGTCGCTGGACAAGACAGAGACACTGTTATCGTCCAAACAGTGCACGGGTCGTCGCTACCTTGACATGCTCATGCGTATCGAGGCCGAGCCCAAACAGTGGAAAGTACCGGATACTCGAATTCGTCTAGGCACCCTTGCTGACCGCATTATCAACGAATTCTATGAATTTGCCGGATACAGCAGTTTTGGCGCGATGATCAATAAGAAGTTCCTTGACCTGAAACCCGCCGATGCTGAGAAGTGGGTACACGACACCTTTGACAACCGTCTGCTCATCGTCGACGAGGCGCATAACCTCCGTGAAGGAAGTTCAGAGATGAAGACAGTGTCCACCGCACTGGAAACCCTGGTCAAGACGGCGGATGGGCTTGTTCTCGTGCTTCTCACGGCAACTCCGATGTACGATACGCACGAAGAGATTGTGTTCTACATGAACCTGTTCCTATGGAACGACCGCCGACAGCCCCCGACCAAGAAGATTTTGCCGTCTGAGTTCCTGCTCCCCGACGGATCTGTCAAGGCATCGAAAGAACAGGAGTTCCGCGATTGGGCGCAGATGTATGTGTCCTACGTGAAGGGTGAGAATCCATTCACGTTTCCCTTTCGTCTTCCCGCACCCGAGCTCGAAGGTCTCCCCGAACCCTTGACAGGGTTCACGGGACTGGAGATTGGTGCTGCATCTCGCACAAAGTATCTCACACTCACTGCATCAACCGTGACGGGAGGTCAGCAGAAATTAATTGATACGGCCAGTGGAAAAGACGATGAAGATGCGCGTATGGCTCTTATGATCCCGACGATCAGTGTGCTTCCTGGAAACAAGGAGTTCGGTGACGTGTTCAGGGCGGCGGGAACTCAATGGCAGTACACAACTGAACCCTTTTTGACTCCGGAGAAGCTGCCAGGCATCTCCGCCAAATTTGTGACCGTCATCAAGCAGATCGAGGCGTCAAAGGGTGTTGTCATGGTCTACTCTAATTATGTTGAGCGCGGATCGAGGCTGTTTGCCATGGCACTGGAAGAGCATGGATATACACCTGCGAGTGGTCCCCCGCTTCTCGAGAATCCTGCCTACAAGGGGAAATCAAAAGGCGAGTACATGTTGTTGAGCAGTGAGGTCTCCACGCCCCAGACCAATGCCCTGCTTCAACTCGCCCGATCAGAACGCAATGTGAACGGCGAGAAGGTTCGTGTTATCGTGACAACACCCCGTATCTCGGAAGGTGTAAATTTCAGGTATGTGCGTCAAGTTCATCTGTTGGATCCATGGTGGAACATGAGTCGCATTGAACAGGTGATCGGACGTGCACTGCGCACATGCAGCCACCAAGCTCTTCCATTCGAAGAACAGAATTGTTCCGTATATCTCCACGTTCTCCGATCAGACAAGGAACACGAGTGTTTCGACGAATACACGTATCGCACAAAGGTGGAGGAGAAGGGCGTGAAAATCGCCAAGGTGCGCAGGATCTTAGAAGAATCTGCGATGGACTGCCCAATTCAAACAAGTCTCAATACACTCCCCACCGACTGGAAGGAGCTTGAGGTTCCCCAGCGCAGGTCAGAAGGTGTGGCTGAGGTACACTTGAAGCTGAAGGATATGGTTGGCCCCGTTTTTTCGAACGGCGAGGCTGGACAGTGCCGCGTGAAACCATCCGAGCCTGAGGAGGGATATGTCCGACCGCTATCTACCTACTTTGATGTGCGAGATGAAGTGTTCATCAAGCTCGGCAAGATGTTCATTGACAAACCCATCTGGGATCGCGAGGAGCTGTTCTCTGCACTCAAAGCCTATCAGCGGGATGTGGTGGTGTTTCTACTTCAGAATGCAATTCGCACCGGATTCAAGTTCAAGGATTCGTTCGGTCGCCCGAGTTTTCTCCAGTCCCGAGGAGACCTGTACACTCTCGGTCCAGAGAATGGAACCATTGTCGAACGCACGACACGACCCTCGGCACACGGAGACGCGCCCATTGAAGCGGTTGCCGTCGAAGAGAGGAAAGAAGCAGCTGAAGTAGTTGATCTGGCCAAGAAAGTTCAAGAACTCGATCTCAAGGAAGCATCTCTAAAGGAAGCACCGATCGCGGAGGCATTAGAGGGCAAGGAACGTATAAAGGCTAGAACTCTTCAGCAGAAAGTACGCGAACAGATTCAAGCCGTCGATCAATTTGCAGAGAGGCTCAAGGTGGATTTTGCAGCTGTGTTACCCGGGTATGTATTTGATCGGCTGACGCGCGAAGAGAAGATATCCTACCTTCGTTCCCCTGTATCAAAGGATCTGCCGTTTGGTGACCGACTGAGGGTTCCAGGCACCGAGATCTTGGTGATGGGCAAGGGTGACTATGACCCTCCTGATCCGGTTGGTGATGACCGCACAGCCGTGCAAGAGTGGGAGAAGGCTCTCAATGACCGCTACGCTGCCGACAATGACAAGATGATCGGAACTCTCAAAGATGGCAAGTTTTCCATCGGAAAGTTCGAAGAGAAGGATGGCGTCTTCAAGCGTATTCACGGTGTCAAGCGCGATGTCCCGATTGTATGTGGAACAGGCAGCAATGGAACAAAGGAGGTTGCGAAACTTGCAGCATATGTTGACATTCGCAAACGTGGAATCCCCGAGATCCCGAAGAAGTGTGCATGGACACAGTGTGATATCATGGAGTTGTTAGCACGTGAACAGAACAGCATTGTCTGGTATACACCCGAAGAGATGGACGTGTTGACAAAGCTTAAAACGAAAACAAAGGGTAAGAATAACGAATAGCATGGATCCCGTGTTTGAGCGCCGCGAATTGACTCGTTCTGTCCACATTCACGCTTCGAACCTTCAACGATCGATTCACGTGAGTCTACTTGCACAACTTCGCATGAACTATGAGGGAATCTGCACTCCTGAGGGGTTCATCCAGCGCCGCAGTATCACCATTGTCGAGCACTCGCTCGGTCGAGTGAATCTAATCAAGGGTGGTCTCGATTATACAGTTAAGTTTCAAGCGGATGTGTGCATGCCGCATCCTGGACAGATGTTCCGTGGAGTGGTGATGCTCAAGAGCAAGATTGGTCTTCACGCCGAGCTTCTCCCGATGAAGGTGCTGCTTCCTCGTGACCTCCACATTGGAAACGCCGAGTTCGACGATGTCAAGGAGGAGCAGGAGGTGGAGTTCAAGGTGGTTGGTTCTCGGTTTCAGCAGGGGGATGATTCGATCGTGGTGCTGGGTACCATGACGTCGGTTGTAAAACCGGCACCCGAGGTCTTCTCAGAGTCAAAGGAACAGATTGAGCCAGTAATCGCAGCGGGTCCAGGTGAGTCGTCGGCGTCGGAGAAGCGTATGGTTACGGTGGCTCCAGAGGTTGCCAGGGGCGCCGAGCCCCCGTCTCGTCGGAACCTGAAGAAGAAAGCCAAGGCAGTTGAGATAAATGAACCGGGTAAGGAAGGAGAAGCTGCGCGACCAGCTGGAAACGCTTGATATTCATGAACACTCACAGGTCTTCGATGTCATCAAACGTTATACAAATGAATACACACGCACCAATACAGGCGCACTCATTTCCAGTGAGTCTCTTCCAGATGCATGTATTGTTGAGATGGAGAGACTCGTTGCTTTTTATTTAGATCAGCGGAAGCGAATGGATGCGGACGAACGGGCGAGGAAGAGTCTGGGAAAGGAGTAAATGGACGTGTCTCTGGATCTACCGGCCGTCCCTCTGACCGAGGAGCAAATTCAAACCATTCTCAATAGCCGCGAGGTGCTTCTCAAGGAGGATGTCATTGAAGGGAAGCGCGAGGAGCGGTTCATCCCCCCGAGCAGCACGGGTGAGTACCAGTCTGCTCAGGCAATGATCGCCGATCAACCACCTCTGCCGGATCCCGTCTTTTTACCGGGTGAAGTGGTGCCGTGCACATATGATATAGGTGCTCAGCTAAACTGCCTTGATGCACATGAGGTTGGGTTCAAGACCATGATCAAGGAAATGTTCGAGGCGGGTCCCGAACTGAAGCTGACAGAGGATGCGATTCGTCAACTGGTTAACGAACGTGGGAAAACGGATACACATTATCGGAAGGATTAGTAAGGGCAAATGGAGTCTCTTCTTTCGACATCTGCTCGGAAGGACCTTGACCATCTGGCTTCCTTTGTGAAGCACTCAAACGCCGAACTCGAATGCAAGGTTCTCTCCAACCAAATCCAAACCAAGGACGTCGCCGACCGCATCATCAAGAGGATCGAGTCTCTCGCCGCGGGTCCACCGGTGGATGTATCTCGTGCAACATTCTCATACCCCGACAACATCCGAGTCATTGTGGAGGGTGCGCAGAACATCCACAAGGTCTGCCAGACCAATAGCTTCAAGGGCACACCTCTCAAGGTTGAACGTAAGCAGCCCTACTTCAGCGGGAGCCAGAACGAACGCGTGGATGTGCCGGAGGCGGGTATCTACTTCACGCTTCGCAAGGAGGAAGAGGTTCGCCGCGACTTCACCGGTGCAGCCATGGATGCCAAGTCGTATCTCCGCATCCTGAATCGCAGGAGTTGGAAGACGCAGGATGGTCTGCTTCAGATCGACATGTCAATGGTGAAGACGAAGCTTCGGGGTATGCGGAGTATCTCCGAGGTTCTCCGACAGACCCCAACCTATGAGCTGGAGATCGAGGTCATTAACCGCAAGGCCGATCCGTCGCTCATCGTCGAGTCCATGATCAACCACATCTCTATTCTTCTGACTGCATTTCATGGATCCGCATTTCTTCTCCCGGCGTCCGATGTGAAGCGGTATGACATGGAGTTCCGCACGACCGGGCACAAGTTCTTTAACCCGGTGACCATGAAGCGCCGTCACATCCGTGCCGATCGGCCGAACAATATCCTCACTGGCTACACGGTCACGACCAAGGCTGACGGAGAGAGGTGTTTCTTGGTGGTGATGCGTGATAAGCGCATGATCATGGTTCGCCCGAATGGAACCATTACATGGACAGGGATGACCACGACCAAGGATGTTCACGTGAATGATGTGGTGGACGGCGAGTTCATTGAGGACAAGAATCTCTTCTGTATCTTCGATGTCTACTCGTTCCGGGGCGCAAATACGACTCGTCTGCCCCTCATGACAACGGATACGGATGTGGAGGCGAACCCCCTCAAGTCTCGGCTGGGATGTGCCCGTGAGTTCGTTTCTGACCTGCGGCGCGACTTTGTTACACAGATGACCAGCCGCCCCTTGCGCGTGGAGACGAAGCTGTTTCTGGCGGGAGACGGACCCGCTATGGAGGAGGCGATCAATACGATGCTCTCGACAAGGTTTGAGTATGAGACGGACGGACTGGTCTTTACGCCTCGCGCATCACCTGTCGCAAACCTGCCTGACCGCCGCGGCAATACGTGGACAACTGTCTACAAGTGGAAGCCTCCTACCCAAAACAGCATTGACTTCCTGGTGAAGTTCAAGCCGGGCGATGACTACGATGTTGTTCTCAAGAAGGCCGTGTTTCATGGTCAGCTGTATATCAGCCGAACTCGTGGATTTGACATTGTGTATCCATGCGAGACCATGACCGGGGAATACACTCCTCCGAAGATGGCACCCGAGCTGCAGAATATCGCAGAGACGCGCGATCGTGTACCGGGCATCTTCCAGCCATCCGTTCCTCGCAATCCTGACGCCTACAAGATCGCGATCCCCCTGGACGCCAAGGGTGTTCCTGTGGACAAGGCAGGTGGCAGGGTCGATGACAATACCATCATTGAGTGTGTGCGCAACATGGAGACAGACCGGTGGGAGATTCTTCGGACTCGGCACGACAAGACTCAGCAGTACCGTGTCCTTCACCAGCCTCAGTTTGGAAACGACGTTGCTGTTGCCAACTCGATCTGGACAAACATCCACGTTCCGGTTACGGAAGAGATGCTGACCACGTGTGTCTCCAATCCCCCGGATGACACGTTTGAAGATGATCTCTACTACCGAGACGACCTTGGGTCGCGCGATAGGGTTCTCAAGGATACCTATGCATTCCACAATAAGATCAAGGCCAGTCTCTTCTCGCAGAATGTAAAGCCCGGGACGACACTTCTCGAGTTGGCGATGGGTCGCGCAGGAGACCTTCTGAAGTGGAAGGAGTGTCGCCCGAGCCGCGTGGTGGGTATTGATGTTGCGGCGGGAAACCTCGATTCTCCCGTGCAGGGCGCATGTGTTCGCTATGTCCGGGAAAAGGCTCAGGACAGCCGTATTCCTCCTGCGCTGTTCCTGGTTGGCGATATGACCAAGCCGCTTTACGAGCAGGACAATCGATACATTCGCATCCTCGCTGGGCTCGAACAGGCTCCTACGCCCTACCTTCAGCAATTTGCCGGACTTGTCCACTTTGATGCGATCTCCTGTCAGATGGCACTCCACTATGCATGTGTATCGGAGGATGTCTTCAAGGTGTTTCTGAAGAATCTGATAGATCATGGCAAGGGTCTCTTCTTCGGCACATGCATGGACGGTGCGGCGGTGTATGCCGCTCTGATGGGAAAGAAGAGCAACCTCTTCCGCGCAGATGGTCAGGTGTTTGGAGAGATCTCCAAGTCGTATGACGACGGCGAGTCATGGAAGGAGGAGTTTGGACAGATGATCTCAGTCAAGCTGGAGAGCTTTGAACGTGCCATGGAGGAGGCACTGGTTCCCTTCGGAAAGGTCACAGAGATGTTAGCTGAGGCGGGGTATGAGCTGGTGAATACCGAGATGTTCTCTGAGTACTACACCAAACAGACAAACATCACCCTATCGCAGGAACACCAAGCCTTCTCGTTTCTCCATCGCAGTTTCGTCTTCAAGCGGGGCGCACCGGTGGTAAAGGAGCCGGAGCCGGAGCCGGAGCCCCCGAAGGATGCGGTTCAGAATGTAGACGTTCCGGTTCTCGAAGCGCCTGTTGAGGAGAAGAAGCCCAAGGTTGTGCGAAAGAAGCTCATCAAGGCTCCGAAGGAAGAGGAGGCACCTGCTGCCCAACCCCCGGTGCTGTTCTACGGAGCTGATGAGAGCAAGGGTGAGTATCGGTTCATGAGCAATATGTTTGTGGCGCCGTTCGAGGTGGACGGCATGAAGTTCCCCACCGTCGAGCACTACTTTCAGTGGTCAAAGGCGATGATGTTTGAGGGCAAGGAGTCGGAACATGCAGTCAAGATGATGAAGCCGCCGCGCAATAAGGAATACACAGAGGCCAAGTCCGTGAAGGCGCTGGGTCGCAAGGTCAAGGACTTCAGTCCTGCGCGGTGGGACGATGTGAAGATTGGAATCATGGAAAAGGCTGTCCGTGCCAAGTTTGTGAATCCGGAACATGGGCTGCTCGAGAAGCTGTTGGCGACTGGCGATCGTGAGATTGGCGAAGCGAACCCTCGTGACAAGTACTGGGGGATCGGCACCTCTGCGGATACTGCAGATGCAAAGAATCCGAAGAAGTGGAAGGGACAGAATCAGTTGGGAAAGATCCTGATGAAACTTCGAGAGGAATTTACAGAGGCGAAGAAGGGAGAGGATAAGGCGGCGCCTGCGTAGCCTCGCCTTCACCACTCCCATATAGTCTAGCGGTTCAGGATAGGGCTCTTTCACAGCCTTGACCCGGGTTCAACTCCCGGTATGGGAATCCGGATGAGTAGCTCAGTCGGTAGAGCGTCTCCTTTACACGGAGAAGGTCTCGGGATCAAAACCCGACTCGTTCACCAACGCTGATAGTTCAGTGGTAGAATGAGGGTCTTCCACACCCTTGACGCGGGTTCGATTCCCGCTCAGCGTATTACTCAAATTTAAGAACCTTACCGAAATACATCCACAACCCAATACCGAACAGCGCCTTCGAATTCACGTCGAGGATGTTATAGCTTATATTTTTCGTCTCTTCGTCCTGCATGTAGGCAACTCCATACATCGACCATAAGAAGGCGAATATAAAGAATGCAGTGGGATTGGATCCCTTTGGCATGGTCTTGGTGTACATCAAATAGAACACGGCGAACAGCGCTGCAAACCCAGCCAAGAATCCAGTCATGCGCGGGATCGTCCCCTGTTCTCCTAGGAATCCGGCGTAGAGCATTGCCCAGTCCAGTCCGACAATTGCTGCATACGTCTCCCATGGAATGGATGCCAACTTCTGATTGTAGAAGAGGAGTAGTCCAAGAATGATGAGAGGTGTAGTAATCATCCAATCCAGGTACCGCAGGTGGGTGAACGTCTTCAGGTCATACTTTCCGGTTTTGACCTGCTCATAGAAAAAACCGTATACAAGTGAGGCTACGATACTTACACTTGTTTCTATGTTCATCACGTGTCGGACATTTACATTGGGTGTGCGCAGTGCTTCAATCGCCGTGATGCCAGTGTACCCAAGCAAAACTAAATAAGACACTAGGAAGCTGTCGTCTACGAGACCCATTACTTGAATCTCGGAAATTACTCCCACACGGTGAAGATGTCGCCCTGGCGCCGACGAACAAACCCCTGTGACCCCCACTCTTCGTAGAGAATGGCGGACTCGGTCTGCGTAACCTGTGCCCGACCCCACTTCCACGGCTTCACCTCGTGCTTTGCCGGGTACCTCTCCAGTTCCACGAGGACGTGATGAATCGCATCCTTCATCTCTGCGCGTTGCGCCAACCTTGGGATCGCGCGAATGGATGCGGGTTCACTGAATTCTGCAACCTTCTCCAGAACGGTGGTGCGAAGCTTGGCGGAGTGCTGTACGACCATCATATTATGGTTCTTCACAATCTCGCGGAAGACGTCGATAATCGCGTTCACCACCCGCTCGAGCGGTGGCTGTCGCGCGATCCTTCGTACTCGGCGCATATGGAGGTCATGTGCAGTCTTCACCTTCACTGCCAGGCGAGGAAGCACCATGCTCAGCTGGTGGGCGATGATGCGATCCTTTGGAATCTTGTTGGGTGGTGTGCGGTCTCCGGATGGGGTCATGCGATTGATATGGATCCGATCCTCCCATCCGAGAAACGGAAGGAGGTGATGACGCAGAACGTCAACGGGAAGAAGGTCGAGGTAAGTGGGGGTGCCGACGGGGACATGGTAGATGAAGCGAAGAAGAGACATTTTGGCCGGGGGCTTTGACACGTATCCTAAATCACAACAATCCATTTTATGCCGTATTAGCTCAGTGGTAGAGCACCGGTCTTATGACCTTCACCGCATTAGCTCAGTCGGTAGAGCACCGGCCTTTTAATGTCGAGTAAGCCGGTAGTCGCGGGTTCAACCCCCGCATGCGGTATTCACATATCTTTCAACTTTTCAACGAGTGTGTCCGAGTGGTTAAGGAGACAGGCTTAAGATCTGTTGGTTCACACCTCGTGGGTTCGAATCCCACCGCTCGTATTTGCTTCTATCGTTCAGTGGTAAGGACATCGGCCTTTGAAGCCGGGAACCTCGGTTCGATCCCGAGTAGAAGCTCTTTGCCGTCGTAGCTCAGTGGTAGAGCACCCGCTTTGTATTGATTACGAAGTAGCGGTAGGTCGGAGGTTCGGTTCCTCCCTGCGGCAATCTAGAAACATGAACTCAAAACGAATCCTGTTGCGCAAGGGCATATTCCCTAACACAACAAGATGCAGACTCGTTCTACTGTCTCCAAGCGCCCTGTTCCTGCTTCCCGTGTCGTCTACGAGCGTGATAACCACCGTTGGACCGTGGCTGAGGAGCGTGAGATGATCCGTCTTCGCCGTCACGAGAACATGCCGTATGCGAATATTGCGTGGTCTCTGCGTCGTAGCCCAGAGGCGATTAAGTTTCGCTTCGACAAGCTGGTCAATGAGCACATGGAGGGTGCGAGTCGGTCGGAGGTGCTTCGGTGGTTTAACCTCACGGAGGAGTAATGTTGAGTCTCAACTTCATAGGATCGGCATTGTTAGCCGTCATCGTCGCGAATCTATTCATATCAGCATCGGCTAACGCACCTCAAGTACCCGAGATGCACTACATGGCTCCGCCCATTTCAGTGGGAAAGGAGCGCTCTTTTTCGTCTGGTAGGGATGCATCCATGTTCACCCAACAAGTGCGGCGCCAGGCAGTTGTCAATGCACACTACGGCAGTCCGGGGTACGTATTGCGTGAAGGCGTTCACACCTCCGGCTTCACAAACGGTGTGCTGGAGTTGTCACTCACCGGTGTATGCGAGAAGATATGCGCAGCTGCTGCGGCCGTGGTTGCGGTGTGCGAACCGATCCTGGACGGCGGAAATGCAGCTACAGAGGATTGCACTGTGCTGGATGGAAATGGAGGTGGAGTTGTGTTAGATGCAGGAAACGCGCAAACTGTTGTATGTTAACAATGGCGAACTGCGGCACGACGCCAGTCAAGTTCCTTCTTCGCCGAGACACGACAGCGGGATGGGCATCCACGGGTGCTATTCTTGCTGTTGGTGAACCCGGTGTCAATGTCGATTCGGGTCAGATGAAGATCGGTGATGGAGTTCATACATGGAACAGTCTTCCGTTCATGGGTTCGACGGGTCCGACAGGCACAACGGGACCCCAAGGACCCATCGCAGTGGGAACCAATGCAGCGTCTAGTTACGGATTTTCTTCTAATATTGTTCTGAGTCCCGGCGTCCAGACCGTATTTCGATATGATCAAACCTATGTCGAATACGGAACCTACTTGAGCGGTTCACCTCATACACGTCTGACCGTCGTGGATGGTGGTATTTACGAACTGATCACATCCATCCAGTTTGGAAATTCTGGGGGCACAGATGCACTTGTTCTCACGTGGATCACAGTGAATGGTGTGCAGGTCGACTCAACCAACGGTGCATTCGCAGTTCCTGCAAATACGAACCTCGCATCACTGATTTCTGTTCCATACCTTCTGACCATGTCGGCCGGACAGTACATTGAAGTTATTGCATACACAGGATCAGGCGGAGTCACTGCAGTTGGGTTCGGTGCGAATACAGAGTCCTCTAGTTCTCCGGCAGGTCCCTCCATCGCAGTGAACCTTAAGAAGGTTGCCGTTGATATCGGAAAAACAGGACCGACTGGACAAACTGGATATCAAGGAGTCGATGGAAAGACGGGTCCAACTGGCTACACTGGTTCAAATTCTACCGTCACTGGACCCACAGGCACAACCGGATTCACGGGGAACACGGGTGCAACTGGATCCACGGGTGCAACTGGATCCACGGGTACAACAGGATACACGGGCAACACGGGAAATACGGGCAACACGGGAAATACGGGAAATACCGGACCCACGGGTTCCACGGGATCCACTGGATACACGGGCAATACGGGTGCAACGGGTCCCACGGGTACGTCAGGTTCGACTGGATATACGGGGAACACGGGATACACCGGAAACACGGGTGCAACAGGTCCGACAGGTACGTCGGGATCCACTGGGTACACTGGCAATACTGGATTCACGGGGAATACGGGACCAACCGGGACAAGTGGTTCGACTGGGTACACTGGCAATACTGGATTCACGGGGAATACGGGACCAACCGGGACAAGTGGTTCGACTGGGTACACCGGAAATACTGGATTCACGGGGAATACGGGGTCGACAGGTCCGACAGGTACCACGGGATCCACTGGGTACACTGGCAATACGGGTGCAACGGGGTCGACGGGTTCGACGGGGGTAACGGGACCCACGGGATTTACCGGTACCACAGGCCCAGTGGGAATAAGTGGGTCAACGGGACCAACCGGAACAAGCGGATCGACTGGGTTTACGGGCGCCACGGGGCCAACGGGATCAACGGGTCCGACTGGATTCACAGGTACATCAGGGTCGACTGGGTACACAGGAATCACGGGTGCCACGGGGTCAACGGGCCCGACAGGGGTAACGGGACCCACGGGGTACACTGGGAACACCGGATCCACCGGGAACACAGGACCCTCTGGACCAGTGGGTCATGGGTATGCGACTTTGGTTCCGACAAATACGTATGTACTTGGACCCGGTGAGATTGGATACCAATTGTCTGGGGCGTTTTATCCCATCCCCACTGCACAGCTTGGCAATGTGGCTCGAGTGGACGCGGTGTATGGAAACGACACCACTGCATACATCGGTGGCCTGCCCTTTGCCACCATTAATGCGGCGATTGCTGCGATTATCGGCACCGGATCACTTACGGTTCCGCAGTATCAGAACGTTGCAATATGGGTTCTGCCGGGAACCTATACTCTTTCGCCTACCGGAACGAATGCGACAGTTACAACAGTAGGACCCACGGGCGGAACCGGAACCTATTATCCGATTGTTAGCCTCCCCGCTCGAACGGCATTGCGAGGGGTAAGCCTTCAGGTATGCACGGTTCAGTGCACGGCTCCGACGCAGGATACGATCCTTCTTCAGATGGGAGACAATTGTCGTGTGGAAGACCTGAACCTTGTGATCGGCGGCGGATCCTCATATATCGGTTCAAACAACCTGATTGGCGTGTATTATGGAAGCACAACTACGGTGACGTCAAAACTTCGCACGAGTGTTGTTTCCTTATCCAATTCAACTATGCCATATACTTCATCAAACAATCTGTATGGTGTCATGTTTGACGGCACAGGTACGCTGGGTGCGAACACCTTCTCGTTCAATGCCGTCAAGGGATCCACGATCAATGTATACGGAAACGGATCGGGCAACAAGCGGGGAATGATTGTCACAAACACCAACATCGCAACACTGCGAGATACAAACATCTATGTCGCCCAACCACCCTCCGCAAACGCCTTTGCCGGATCGTATGTAGGCGTTGAAACACGGGACGGATCCAACACAGGATCTATTCAGTTGCGATCTACGACCATCGGGACGGTTCAACCGGTTTCCCCGCAAACCTATACGGCATCCGACATTCTCCAAACAACCCCAGCGACCATCACCAATCCGACATACTTGGCGTCAGCGGGAATTCAGGTGGGACCCGGCGTGGACTTGGTGACAAAGACAGCCGGTGGTGCAGGGTTCTCAGCCTACAATTACCCAACCACGTTGTTTTACGGGGCATCTGGAACATTGAACGCATCTGGAAATCCGGGAACGGGAACACCAGCGTACTTATGGATTGGAA